TAACTCGGGGGGGAAAACTCCCGCCCAAAAAAGGTCCCCGTTGTTCTCGGGATCAATCTGAACACGATAAAGTCCGTCCGTCTTCTTCATCTTTCACTCTCTCTTCTTTGGGTGTTTCTGTGAGGCGATGCACCGTGCGCCGCTCACACCAACTTATACGCAGCGGCATTAGAATTTTCTAAAATAATTTTTAAATTTTTTCCATGAGGGGCAGCCCATCCTTGCCGGTATAGATCACAAGCCTGACGCCGCGGGCCTTTAAAAGCGCCATACAAACATTACACGGGCGCGCCATCGCAGCGGACCCGTCCTTCCGCTCTCTATAGATCACAACGGTGTCCACGACGCCACGAGCCTTATTCAAGGCCGCCCACTCGGCATGGATATGGGGGCACAAATAAGGGCTCTCCCCCTTCGCGTAGCGGCTCACTATATGGTGAGACTCAATCACACGCTGGGATCGTGTATGGGTCTTGATCGAGTTAAAGCCGTAAGACACATGCCGACGGCCGGCCAGAGCAAGGCATATGAGCCTAAACTTTGCCCCCGGTGCAGGATGCTTTGCGTGTAGAAGTCGCCTCGCCCCCCGCATCTTGTGATCTATCCATGACATCTACATCCAAAAGGTCTCTCGCGTGGCTCAAGACTCACGCGGCGTTTTGCGCAACTTTTTCATCATCTTAGTGATGCATTTGTCCAAACTCAACACCTTGCATCAAGGTAGCAACTCACGCGAGGGTGGCGGATTAAATCAAGCGGCCCTTCACAGCGGAGTGTTTGAGGACCCGATGAATGTGTTTCGCCACGATTGCTCACCTATTTTCGATCCCCCGCCTAAACAGATAGGCGACGATCTGACTCTGTTCTAAATTGACCGATAATATTTCAGCAACTGAACCAATCTACTCCCCCAGAACAATAGGGTCTGTGGTGAAAGTTGAGAGTCTTGTTCTCACCATGGACTTCTTCTCTTCCACACAGGGAATGCCCTTCATTTCGACCGACATGCTCGGAGTTAGGTATGACCCCCGCCGCTTAGTTTGATCACATTTTTCTTTTTACCCCCCCGCCCTACAGGGGTTTTAGGAGCCCATGTATCAACTTCTTGATTCAAACGTATTTCTCGGGAGGGAAGGCTTGGATTTTGATCCGGAGGGCTTAGTAAAATGCCCCCTGGGGGGACGTGGGTATTGATCGGGTTAGGCAATGTCTTGCGCTCTAGCACGGGGCCTGCGGCTTTCAGCCTCGCCAAGGCTTCACGTTTCTTATCGTGATCTTCTACAGGGGCTTCTTTAGACTGTGGGGTATAATCGGGCTCATCCACACCTTCCTCTTGAAGGACTTCATCCTCTTTTGCGGGGAGCGTGAGGACAGGTGACCACAGATCACGCTTGGCTGAGGCGTCATACAGGCTAATGAACGCTTGCTCATGGATCTCTTTATAATTGGGATCATGGATGTCTCCGAACACAGGGCGATGGAGCGCCTCCTCTTGGCGCTCCATCCTAGCCTCCCATTTAGATGAGAATCCTTGCGCGCGGACGCATGCCATATTCATGCATGTGACACAAAAACCCTCCCTCAATCCCTGAACACCTATCTCTTTTTGCAAATTCGGGGGCATTCCCGACATGCAATCCTCTGTAAAGTCCTCTTTCATCTTTTTCATTGTATACCGCCTATTGAAGACACATAATGAAGAATCAACATGAAATGATCTATATTTAAAGGTTTTGTGACATATACGATTTTTTCGTCATTTTTCACCGATATGTGGAGATAAGATTCACTTTCCTCTTGGTAATCTAAGATAAAAGACTCAATACTTTGAATCGTATCCTTCAACGCCTGAATGTTTTGAGCACCCTCTAAAAATATCTCAAAACAATCTTTATGGACGGGATCGTTTGAGGGTTCATCCCTGTCCAAAACCGGCTCATTTTCTTCAGCACCTACAGGCGCTCGCCCTACCAAGATCATCTGATCCCCCGTAGCCTCATCTTCAATCCACATTCCGGGATGATGCGGGATGTGATTGAACAGCGTTTTAGGGACGGGATCCGCACATAGACCCGTTTTAGGGCTAGGGTTTGTAAAGCTATTCCAGTTATAGGTCACGTCCCATGTATCGCCTAACTCGACATCACATGCGAGGGGGACGGGCCATTTCAATGCAGTGCCCAATTGGGTCATACAACTCAAGATGACAGGGATGAGGATCGGGAGCTTGTCTTTCTTGATATCGAATACAAGCTCATCATGCACCGTAATGATGAGCTTGCAATGCTTACGGCCATCAGGAATCTTACCCAGCTCACGGTAAATCCGTGCTTTCGCATAACGGATGAGATCCCCCGTGGCCGTGCCCTGAATAATACTGTTGATCGCATTACGCTCGGCTTTTGTCCGGCGTCCACTATTTTCATGATTAATATCAGGGAGCAGAATGCGGCGCCCTAAGAGTGTTTGGACGTAGCCTTGTTTTCGAGCCTGTGATATCGTGGTGTCAAACCAACGCTTGAGCGTAGGAAGGCCCGAAAGAAATTTATCTCTGAACGCCGCTGACCCTTCCACAGATAGCCCCGTCGCGGCAGCGACCGCATTTGGGCCCCCCCCATAGAGGATTGCGAAGTTCGCAGAATTATGGTTGATGAAGCCATTGCCCCAAAAACTCTCAGATTCCGGCACTGTAAGATCCCACACCTGTTGAGGCCCCCCATCCTCAATGAAAAGAATAGGATCAAAAATGGCGCGACGTTGGCTCAAAAACTTCACGTCTTCAGGCCGCACGTCATGAGAAGATTCCCAATGAGGTAAAATCTCAACATGAAAGGCATCCGATCCCCGATCAAGAACCGCAAGATCCCCCACCTTGAGGCTTCCTAAATTCCGCCATACATAACCCAACTCTTGATCGTAGACACGGATACGATGTGAAGCTGTACCCTCTAAGGTCATGCCCAAAGCAGTCTTGATCCTCAATGTAGGCTGTACACCGCCGTCATAAAAATGAGAGACTTCTTGGACGCCTGCCTCTGACCAAACGTGAAGGCCCGTCACGGGATAAAACGTATCTGGCTTTGTACGATCACAAGGCTTAAGGCTCTCTATTGTGACAAGACCTTGACTGCTAAGAATGCGTGTGCTCCCCACAACACATTTTGCCGCCTGTCTAAATTCTTTAAATTTTGGGTCTTCCGTGATGGCTTCGCCATGAACGATCTTGCACGTCAGAGTATGCAGATCCCCGATCTTATCACTCTCACAGAGGGGACACAGCTTAGGGGGCGCGATCCCCTTAGAGCGCTCTTGCTCAAACTGATGGCCACATGAAGCACAACGGAAAAATTCATCGATCCATTTACGCTCCCGTGAAGCGTTTGCGGCGACACGAAGCTCCACGCCGCTTTGATCCACAGCCACAAGAATATGGTCCTCATCCCTTGCTTCAAGACACAGCCGCGCGCTCGACTCCAAACTCACCATACGCTGTTTGATCGTTCTCCCGTGCTTGCAGGAAGCAGCGAAGAGGCAAGTTTCATCACATTCGGAGCGTATACAAAACTCTCCCCCCGTCACGTTATCCCTTATAAAATGACCGTCATGCACGAGGCGGATAAAACCACCCTTGGTTTTCGCATCAAGGTAGCTTTGGTGCAGTGCACCGATACCCGTACCCTGAGGCCGCTCATGAATAGGACGCCCTAGGATCTTGGCGGTATTATAACACGCGGGTGTACTTTGAATATTGATCCCGCTGTAGCCTAAATTGGGATCACCTTTTGATGCAGAAAAGCGTCCCGTATCTGTAAAATACGGGTTGAACGAAAAACGAACGAAGCCTTGATTCTTTTTAGCGGCCTCATAGATCGGCCTCACATAAGTGCCTTCAATCTTCTGAAGGGTGCGGTAGGTGCCGATGCGATTCAAAAAGTGAAACCTGTGCCCCGCTGCCGCAATCATCCGATTGATTACTTCTTCGCTTGTACCTACCTGCCTCCGTTCAGAATTCTCATCCCCCGTATATTCTAGTGCGACATCGAATCCCGTATGTTTTTGGTGCTTCGACAAAAAAGCGAACACCTCACCCAATTGCATGGGACTCGTAATCGCATACATAGCCTTGATCTGATCGCGTAAACCTAGACTTAAAATCTCATGAATCTTATAAGGCTTCTTCTCATGCACTTGACGAATATGATCATGGAATACGTCCACGACCTTTTCAAAAGACTCTTCCAAACTCTCATAAATATCTTCAATTGCTGCTTCAAATAAGATTTGAATCTCATGAAGAATTCTCTCACATGTAGATAAATTGATCTTGCATGTGTTGAGATCCATCCACATCAAGGCTGCTACAGTAGACTTCTCTATCATATAGATTGCGCTTTGTTCCTGACCTACCTGTTGCATATGTAAATAGAGCAAGTAGGTGTTCACGACATCCGCGCACGCGTAGCGTAGTGTATTGATGTGATAGGGGTCCAAGTCTTGAAAGGTGATGTCATGTTTAAAGCCTTTCGGAAATAGCTCATGAATCTCGAACATTTTATGGCCCGTAGGACGTCCCGTCTCAGGGTCTGTCTTTCCGAGCAATGTAGAGCTGAGATATTTCAAACCGTGGCGTTTTGATGCACAATCCCTGAGGTAGGATAAAATTAAGGTGTCTTCAAACTTGTGGGGGCTCTCTACGATGATATCCTCACCCGCTAGCATATCAAGATCAAAGATGGCATTATGGACAATAATCACCGTTGCTTCACAAAGATCCCTAATCAGGGGGAAGACCTTAGAGGGGGGGAGATTCCATGATGGATCAGCGTGTCTTACCGGGACATAATAGCCCCTTTTGCCATCGGGACTCATACAAATACCTACAATGCGATCTTTTGTATGCCCTAAGCTATCGCGGCGGTTATCAAGGCCCGTCGTCTCAAGATCTATGGCCACATAAGGCTTCGTTTTGCATTCCTCAACAAGCTCTGCCAACTCCTCTAAGGTCTTCACCCCGATAAATTCGTGCGCCTGCATCCATTCATACGGGGGAAGCTCCCCCGGCATGTTGGCGGCTTTGAAGGCTTGTTTGCTCTCATAGGCGAAGTCATCTCCGAAGAGGCTCACGGTATCCATCCTACCTTATTGTGTTCGTAGCGCCGTCATACTATCAGGCACGATAATCATATAATGGTGGGTTAGCCAAGCATCACGGATCGCTAGGAGTGCTACAGCCACCTCCTCACCCCCGCGGGGGGGATCATAACACAAGGGGGCCTTCCTTGAAAAGTAAACACATGAAGATTTTTGATATTCGGTACATGTTTCATGGTGTCTACATGTGAAGGGGTCTTGAACATAGCTATGCAGGTAAGCGGGCGGGGTTTTAAGTAGCTGATATAAAGGGTGGCCAAAGCCGTGGAGCGCATCCTCCCAAGCCCTGTGATGGGCTTCATTACGTGGGTCTAAATGCGTCGCCGCAGCAAAAAAACCCTCATAACGCGGGTCGGATTCTAATGCATCATAAGGGTATTCTAATAATCCGTCTAATCCTCTACGGATCACCGCAACATTCGTGTAGCATCCTGACTTGTCCTGAATCTTAAACTTCTTCAAAACTTTTGACCTTTTCAATCAAAGATACTATCTTTGACGTGACATCTACCCCTTTATGGTGGTCATGTTCTAATATGTCACGTAACGCATAACATTTCATTTTTAATTCCAATTTCATGTTAGACCTAAGTAGAACCTTGTCCAATTGCACAAAATGATCTTTCGATTCTAACTTTTTCGGGTCTAAAATCGCCTTCAGCTCTGACATCAAAACCGTATCACTACCATCTTCCGCCATCTCTTGAGGATCATAACCATGCAAGGGGGTGACATGGAAGACTCGTTCTACATACTTCACCGCCTCCGAAAAACTGAGATTTTCATGATCCGCAGTGAACGCTATGATGTCTCTTGCCTTACCACAAGCCCAACAAAAACTCTTTTGGCTATCGGCATAGGCTTTGGCGCTCGCTTTCCCATCACGACCATCCCCGTGAAGCGGGCAGGGATGGGTCACCTCCCCGTGACTGCGGGTCTGAAGCGGGATGCCGAAGTGGCTCAGAATATCAAAGATCGTCACATGTCCTTTCACATGATCCGCTCTTCTTCTCCAGTAATGTGACATTAGCCCAGACCTATCATAAGATCACTTTGGGTACCATCGAGCACACTGATATCGGGCATGATGTGACCCTGATCAAACGAATGGCCTATATAGCGCGGCCCCCAATCCACGGATGCCATAAAGGGGTTAAAATGAGGATTCTCACGATTCTTCAGGCACCCGATCAGAACCTGAGCCGCGTTGCGCAGCTCATCATTGAGATAGCTGTAAGAGATCACGTCTGCGCTGCGCTCTGCCTCATTCGCATCCGCTAGTGCCTGCGTCTTATAGCGGCCGTTATTCTTATCCGCCTCTGCCTTGCCCTGGCGATTGATCTGGAGGAGGCCAAGAACGGGGATCTGTTCGCCACCGTTGAAATGCATCGATAACATCTTCGCAGCGCGCATCACCGTGTTGAGATCCGAATAATAATTTGAGGTCTGACGCGCGGGGGTCACCAAGCCTAGGTGATCAATGACCGCCATCTGTATAGGATACTGTTGATGATATACCTCCATGCGGTGCTTGATCTCAGGCATCGTGATCTTGTCCACGGGAACCTCAATATGGAGGCGACCGTACTCTTCACTATCAAGATCCCGCAACAAAAACCTGTAATATTCAATTGTATCTTCACTCAACAACTTCCCGGTCTTCGTCACACCATCACGTATCTCAGCATAATTCAAAAGCGGATAGCCAGCCTTACGGAATTTAGGATGGGCGCTGTGCATCACCGCGAACATGCGTCTTATCTGGCTATAAGGCATCTCTAATGACCAGTAGTAAACATTATGCCCGAAGAGAAAGGCTTGCTTATAGGCCCAATTCATTGCAAAACCCGTCTTCAACTCCCCCACACTGCCAGCATGAATCCAAAGCTCACCCTTCTTGAGACCACGGCACACACTATCTATCGGGTCCATACCTGTCGCCTGCCCCCATGAATCACCGGGATGTTCTAGAACATGATCAAGATCGGCTTCTAGCTCCTCGCCGTCTTCATTCAAATCACCACTGTTTTTCTGACCGTCAGGACTGCTTAGGAAGTAGTCTGCGCGCTCCATAATATAGCGCATCGCATCCGTATACCCCTTATAGAACACTTCCTTTTTCCCATCGCGACCCCCCTTATCCGGCTTGATCATCATGCCTGTGGTCAAAATCTGAGCTGCGGTCTTCAAGAGCTGTGAGCATTCACGGGTCTTCTGATGGTTCATCACCTCTTTTGCAAGGTGCTCAAATTCCGATCGGTATAAAGGCTTGACCACACGGATCGATTCCAGATAATCCGCAATCGTGCTCTTGGCGTGCTTTGAGAAGACTTGCATGGCAATGTTCACATGCACAACTTCCTTATACTCGGTGTAGAAATCTTGGAGAAAGGCCCATATTTCAGCATGATCCCCCTCAAAGGCGAGACGGGTGCGATCCATCACAGCATAATTCTGGCAGAGATGGACATTCTGTGTCATGTCTTGGGGATCGCCATCACGGATCAAGGATCGGATCAAGGTGTCTTCGATTGTAGCCATGATTCACCACCCTCTTAGAACGTATAGTTATTTAAAATGGATTTTGATGCATTTGTAGGGTCTTTTTTCATTTCTTGAAGAGGGGAAGCTTTTGCCACCCCCTGAAGTTTCGGGGGGGTTTGGGAAGAAGGTGCCTGATGTCCATGCATATCCCCGATCTTATAAAGATTATCGCCCACTACTTTTAAGCCCATATACCCCATATGCTTCATGTACTGCTCGCCTTCTACACTATAACATAAATGACCCTCTTGAAAGGGCATATGCCTAGGCGTCAAGATCCATGTAGCTCGATTATGATGGTCCCGCATCTTGAGTGTTTCGAGAAAAATGCCCGGCATCGCTCGATTCGCATAAGACAAGATGCCGATCTGAAGAAGCAACAATTCAGGGTCTTCTACGGCATCACGCAAAGAAGTGAACCCCTTAAAAGTTTCCGCATGGGACTTCTCTTTACTCAGCCATGCATCAAGGAGCTGATTATCTGTGATCTGTCTAAAAAAGAACTCTGTGCCTGCATACCACAATGCGTTCTTGAGATGCGGAAGCATGTCAAATCGCGCCCCTTCAATGTAGAGATTGGTCTTGGTCCAATCCTTGAAGGGGGTTGCCTTCAAGGTCGCTGCATTAAAAATATCAGGGCCAACCCGTGACCTGAACTGATCTATCAAGGCACAGACACAAGGCTTCATATACGTCATCTCGATTCCATAGACATTCTTCTCGATCGATCGGATCACCTTATCCCCGTGACAATAAGGGCACACATGATCTGTCATTTTTTCTTCTCCTTGGCGTCTTGCAGCATCGTCTCAAAAATATCAAGCGCATCTTGATTTCTTGAACTGACTTCGATATCACCCTGCAACTGACCTCCTAGAGTTTTTTCAATCAAATCCATCTTCTTTTTTAGTGTCTTGGATACGTGATGATCAATGCTCTTGTGAAGCGTTTGAGAACAACGTGCCAGCATATGGATCGCAACAACGCGTGTCTGTGGGCTTCCGATACGGACCATGCGGCCCACTAGCTGGATATAATCCCCCGCTGACCACGGGAGATCATAGAAAATCATCGTCCCCGCCGCCTGTAAATTAAGGCTCTCGGAGCCCGCCATCGTCAAGAAGATGATCTTTGTCCCGCTGGTCTCCGTGAAGGCGCGCTGCGCGGCCTCTCGCTCTTCTGAATCCTCATCACCCGTCACCCTTACAAAGTAAGGCCCCTGAGCTGTCTTAGATGTACACTTTTTACCGGCCTTTGTATACCCCAAAGACCAGCCTTTTGATTCTAAGCTAGCCTGTAACACGTTCACCATCTTCTTAAACCTGGTGAAGACGATCACCTTCTCATCCTGCAACTCCTCCTCCAGCAACTCCATCAACGCGTCATGTTTTTCACTACGCGCACATTCATGACCCAGCAGTGCGGGATGATTGACGATCTGTTGTGTATAGATAAGCTGTGTGAGCTTTGTCATCTCAACGTCTTTTGGATTCCCTTCCGTATCCGTAAGCTGTAGCATCCCCAGTAGGGCATCGTCATAAAGTTTGCCCTGCTCGGAATTCATCTCCACTTCAATCTCTTTTGTAGTCAAATAGGGCAGATCCTTTGCAATGTCATGCTTCGCTCTCCCTAGATAAAAGGGGAATATCTGCTGCCTGAATTTATGGATATGCTCCGCTGTGTGTCCAACAAGCACGGGAACCTGCCGCCTCCCAACCTTTTGCATGCGGGTCACACAATATTCTTGTAAGAACTTTGCATGGCTTGTGAAAAGCTGAGGATAAATGACTTTGAAGATCCCGTAGCCCTCATCCAATCGATTCTTGATCATCGTGGCCGTCATGCCATACATACGCCAAGCATTTTGACCTAATTCTTTCATCGCTGCATGGACCTGAGATTGGGGGCTCTTCACCGCCGAAACCTCATCGAGCAGAATCGCATATTTAATGCCTTTAAGATGTTGATATAATTCGATCTTATCGAGTCGTGCGCGCGCGTAAGTGGTAATCAAAACACGGGGATGTTCTTCTTCCCACGGGGAGTTGAAATACGCATCATAAATCTCTAGACGTTGCTGAGGATTCCCCTCCACTAACGCATAATCAACGTTTTTACAGAACTTCTTGATCTCACCCGCCCACTGCCTGAACGAACTCTTTGTGGTGACAATAATCAGTCTGAGATCCGTTTCCTTTTCCCAAATATATGTAAAAGCCGCCAATGCCTCTAACGTCTTGCCCGTGCCCGTAGGATCGCCAATCACAAAACGGTTCATCATCAAGAGATGAAACACCATTTGAATCTGATAGGGCCTCAGTTTGAGGGGGACGAGGCCATGAGAGGTAGGGATGAAATCCGCTAGAAATTTTGAGGGACGTAAAGTTAAGGTATCATTGCCCCTGATCTTTTGTTGTTTATCTAATAGGTGTGATTCAACTAGGGGGTGTTCTGTATAAATGGGATCAGACATATTATTTCCTGTGTTGATACCATCCTCCTCATCCCCCCGCTATGGGGGGATCATAGCAGAGAAGTGCGAACGATGATCATCCTTTATATCCCCACACCCCCATGCTTTTCGACTCTTAGAGCCTGTTTGATCGTATGTGCAACACATGATACAGGAACGTAGGCAGCCAAGGGTACACCTCTGAGAAGGGGTATTTGTGCATTCTAGCCAATACCCCCCAAGGTTCTACCCCGTGCTTTTTACTTACCTCAAGCAGCTTTGCATGGGTCTCCCTGAACATGTTTGGCATCATCGTATGCTTTGCCCAGTGGATCATCTCATCATAGGCCGCATTTTCATCACGTGTAAAATTATCGCTCATCTTTACCTCAATCAGTGAAGTGCTACACTTATACCTATCAACGGCGCTACATCCCCTATAGCCCCCCAAGGGAACGCTACAGCGCCATAAAGATCTACGGTATTTGTTATATCAAATGCTATACCTAATCCCATCGACTTCCATCCGGCTAAAACCACAGGATGAAAGGCTTTATAGTAAAATGGCTCAACTAATACACTTGTGTCAGGACCCCCATGAGGATGATGGAACAGATAACCCACACCTAACCGGAACCTTACACGGGCTCCATAATCGGGGGTCACTTTATCAGGGGCTTTGGCTATTCTGAAACGAGGCTTTGCCGACCACTCAATGTGCCAGTCACACCACACAAGATGGCCTTTCAGCCTCTCATCTGTTAAGATCGCCCCCTCTTGTGTAAGAATGATCGTATAAGGATCTAATGACATACTGATTCGATTCGTATTCGCCGCCTCCTCCATACACTGATAGGTCTCTAAGACCTTGCGGACCTTCGCCGCCTCCGCATGAGGTAGACAACGATACCCCTCGGGACATGCCCCTTGAGCATGGGCTGTTATAGACAAAACGAATGACATGAAGACAATGAAAAATCCTAGGAGGTCTTGTGTGACAGTCGCATCAGGTCTTTTACGCACAATGATCTCGGCTCTATCCGCATCAAAAAGAATGACTCGTGACACATCCGTGTCAATGACACCTTCCGGCAAAGCAACCACACGATTGGAACCATCTGAATGGACGATCTTCACCGTGGATTTATCTCTCAAGAGCCCTTGATTATAGATAATCCGAGCATCCTGATCACGTTCCACATACCCGTGATCGTCCGGCATGTCAATAGGGGTTTCACGTTTCTGTACACGCACTTTTTCTGAAGGAATATCTACAGGGTTGTTACGGCCAAGCAGCCACCCTAAGATACCCCCCACATTGAGTCTTGCGGCATGTTGAGGCGATAGAATCATATATAAAATCATCCCTACACATACACACATCATGACCACGATCACCAAGGGGTATCGGATCATGTACACCCACATCAGTCTTAAAAAACTAAGGACGTGATCTAAAGCAGAACGCAAAATGTCCATATGTGCTATCCCCGTGTGGGCCAAGAAGCGAGGGCCCCGCGAACCCCACTAACTACATCAAGATTCATCACAATGCAACACCAAGACCTAGAGACTCGATGATATCTAGGTCTTGGTGTCTCACAGACTTGACTTTACCTTTAAAAAGGTTTTCAGTGCAAATTTCAACAGATCTCTTAGATTATGCCCACAGTCAAAAGAAGGGGAAAGTTTAACAAAAACCGTACCATAGTTAGCCTGAAGCCATGATGTCAGGTCTTTCTCTGACCCCCCCTCCCGTGCAACACGGCCCCCTACATAACCCGCTAACAGCATGGACGCTTCCGAGATCTCATGCTCTTTTTGAAGATCCAGAAACATTTTTGAAGCTTTAGACGTCAATTTCCTTACATCCATGAAAAAACTCTCTAATCAGGGGAGAACGGATCATCGATCTCCGTTGTTTTGATCTCTACGCGCCTTGAGGTTGGCGAGGGGTGGATAACCGAGCGGGAGGGCACCACACCCGCCCTCATCTCTTCACGGGAATGATGGAACACGGGCGGAATGGGCAAGCGATCTAACGATCCGGGATGCGGCGTCTTCACGTCATCAAGATCCAGATCCCCCTCCTCCACAATCATATCATCCTCAACCTCAAGATGCTTCTTTTTAGGCTTCTTGGCTTCCGTTGCGATGACACGGGATTGTGACGAAGGGGGAATGACACGATTCGACAACGACCTGGATGTCAAGAAAGACGCCATGGGGGATGTCATCTTCTTACCCGCGTTATAGATCAGAAGAGCCCAAAACGTCTCGACTAAGCTCAAAGGGGGATCACCACCAGCATGCCACACACGCATCAACATCATGAGGGTGATCCAACCGGCGATTCGACCGAAAGAGAGGGCATCATCTTCTAAGATGACGTTGCCCCACTTAATCGAGAGCATTTTGTTTTTTATCACTTCCCACATGATAACCTCCCCACTACGTACACACATCACTCACAAAGATTAGGTTTGGCTTTGCTCAAGCTCCCTGATCTCTATTACGCATTTTATTAGAAGATTGTTTAAAAATGCTTTTTGAATCGCATCAAAAGCACACATCTCAAGCTGATGTGTTAAACGCGCTTTATAAGCCTTTAAACCTTTAAGGCGCACATAAACAGGGATCTGGTACTTGTGGAGTGTTTCCGCCATCACTTGTCCTCGCTACGTCACGTGTCTTCAAATCCACCGCTCCGCGCTCCATAGGTCTGCCCTCACAGCGGTATCTATCCACCGCGCAATAGCCTTCACCGATACCCGTCACATGAAGATCAGCTAACAATTCCATCGGCTCACGGTTCAAACCTAGAGTACTCACGTCAAGATCACGCCCCAACTGTAAACCAGTCACGACCACAACTTGCAGCTCGTCCCCGTAATTTGTCACAATATCAAGATCCGTGGCTACCTCACGAGTCGTCCGGACCAAGAATGCCACACAGAATAACGCGCCCCCATGAATTTGACGGTCTTGTACGCGCAACGGGGTAGGCAAGATGGTGAGATCTTTATAGACAACGGGCCCTTGCCATGCGCACGGCTGACCTTCACGGTCCGTAAGCGTACCCCCACGATAAGTACGGTACAGGCCAAAGGACGCGTTATAGCCAATCTGGGTAGAAGACCCTAATGACGTACCGTCACTCACTACAATAATCCCCGACCCGCAAGGTTGCGTGGTCAAGATGCGGTTATTTCTAGCCTGAAGGGCTGACCGTGACGGCCCCGATATATACGTCTCTAGCCAAAAACTTGAGTCTTTCGGACCTAAACCCTCACCTAAGAAATAAGCATCCTGAGCTAGAATGCCTAGCGGGAGGCGTTCCGTGTGTGCGTAACCATCGGGTGTGCCCGTGTTAGGGAAAGACAACGCCCTTGATCGTACTCTTAAAGTTGGATCCGTAATCGTGCTGAACGGGTAGCCCGCTAATCCCATATGGCCCACATCTGTATATGATCCGGGCACAAAGGGGCCACTCACGCGCCCCGTACCTTGCGTCGTCACGAAGACCTTATAAGCCAATATCTGAAGGCTAGCGGGGTTGAGTTGCTTTGCTGTCAAGGGGTCAAGACTCTCACGGAGCGCCATAATCTGGGGAGGCGTTTCAGTGGCCCGCTTCGGGATATAATCTACGGGGTCTAGATTAGATGAATTTGTCGTAGACACGGGCATGGTACCCGTGAACGAACCTTGATAAGGGCGACGCGTGCTCACCATGAAAATGGTATCGACCTGTGTGGCAGGACCATTCAACAGAAGACTCAGAGTTACACCAGGAGGTTCACCCGCAGCATTTGTGGTCAAAACGCGCATGAAACCATCACGCCGATTTGGCCATGTATCGAATGCGAATAATGCAACCTCAAAAATGATGGGGACGGGCGTGGCCGCATCCAAGCGACTTGCATCCAACATCTCATCAGGGATCACAAACGTGCCTTGATCCGTAATGTGTAATACGCCCCGATCCGTCCGGATAAGGTTCTCGATCGTAGACCCCGCATCATTACGGAAAACGGGAGCGGCAAAGGCGCCTAATCCCCCGTTTGTATAGAAGTCGGGGGCGCGATAGATACCAAAAAGACGTGCTATACCCAGATGTGAGGGCAGCTCAAACCCCTGAACACCGTTTTGGTTATAGCGACGGATCGATAACGCCTCTGTTGTCAATGCATTACCCCCATAGGTGCTAAGAGGCACATAATTGCCAAAAGGCACACCAGATGCGGGGTTATAGGATAACAGCACGCGCTGAAGCATCAGTCTAGGATTAGGGTTTTGAGCCGCCGGATTCTGACCCCCGCTCAAGAGAAATAAGAAATTCACACCGAAAGGCACATCAAGACTACCATTCGAGCGCGTAGACACAAAAGGCACTTGTTGCATACCTTTGGGGGGCAAGATATCATAGGGGATTGCATAAGAGGGGGATCCCGCTGTTGTCAAAAAATTCGGGATTGCAATAGCGGGGAGTGTGTTAGGTAAGGCACGCGGGAGGAGCCTCGCCTGAACCCTACGCACAGGCTGAAACACAAGTGTTTTAGACGCCCTATCTGTATAAGCCTCTCCCCAAACCTTGGGCGCAACCGCCACATTTAATGTGGGTGTGATGCGGGGGCTAAGGTTTAAGTCTTCAAGCGTGAATTGTGCGATCTGCGCTAAAGGATAGCACGGGAAATCCCTCACGGTCGCCGCAGTGGCGCTCTGCTCATCAGGGAAATTCAATTCACGCACATAATTTGTCACGCCCGGATTAGGGGTGTCCACACGTACAAAGAGTCCGTTTTCGGGGCATCGGGCTAACCCTCGCGAGGCATGATAAAGAAGCGTATAAGAGATAGATAGCGTCGGGCTCAAGGAGAAAGGCGCGAGTGGCTGACCCGTCAAGACAATATACACCTCTGTATCCGCCTCCGTACAAGACTCATAACGGATCGCCCAATCTCTCACATTCGTCACAGGGTCAAAAGCGGGGGAAGAGGCGTCAAGCCGCTCAAGCAAAAGACCCGTACCACCATCAGATCCCACAATACGCCATGCACCATGATTGATAGGATTCAGTGGATTGGGGTTATTATCCCCCGCGATCAAGCATGCTTCTGTTGAAGCAAGGAAATTAGCTACAGTTTGACCTTGAAACAAGAGTGAAAAATCCACACCTGTAATCACAGCAACGTTTGTCGAAATGAACTGAATAGGTCCCGATCCTTCTACGGGGACGGGCAGCCCAACAGGCTTTTCCCCTAGCACCGTGAACGGGCGCCCGAAATTCACCAAAGCACCTAGAGGGCTATAGCTCAGATAATCATCTTCCGTAGGGCTTGAGGATGCCTCATCCGTTGACCCGAACCACACCTTCACGGGGTCATGATCAGATCCTTGAAAATACTCTAGCGGATGCACAAAACGAACCTTTTGATTGGCGCCTGTCTTGAACGTATTACGGTATTGGTCAAGCGGTATTCTTAAAATATCCCCTGTATTCCATTGATTCGCCACCGTGCGTTGCACAGTCCCAATCGGGTTCAACGACCAATCAATCGCTGCTGTGGCATCGGATTCCCCGAACACGATCAGATTTTTGGACTGAGGCACCACGGCATCACTGAACACGCGCCTGAAACCATCCGGTGCATCCCCCTCAAGAGTACCATTAGGGGGGACGGCGCCTTGAGTCAAAACATCCACTTGAAAGTGCCTGGTGCCCTTCATGTTGGCTTCGCTTCGCTTCCATGCACTTGTAAGCTGACCGTTGAGAAGCCTGTCTAATGTGGCCTCAAGAAGGCCGTGATGATCATGCCCCCTTAACTGCACCGCGGGTCTCAGATCATAAACATCTTCTTCAATAATTTGATCGGCGTACAAACCCAGCGGGTTGGAGGTAGGTGCTTGCACCAAAGCATCTTCCTGATGTGCGCTCGGATGCGTTCCACGTGCTCCCCGCTCACTAAACGTCAATGTTGTACCAGTCCAATCCGAATACGTGATGACCTCCTCCCCGATCTTGATGGACCCCATAGCGGGAAATGGGGTGTCCTGACGGGCTAGATTCACGGTAGCAACCAACGCATCTGGGGTCAAAGGTGCCATTAATGTGACATGAGGTAACACCCTAGCATCTAAGCGGTTCACCATGGATGGATTGCGATTGAAAGCCAAATCGTGCATCCCTTGGGTAAGTCCCCATGTGCCTGAATTCCGCCTGAATACAAGTGCAATCGGCACCGCATAGACATACCCGTCTACTGTCTGAAGCAAGCCTGTCTGACCGTTACCATCCCCCGCGCGCCACAGGCCCGCATCCCCCATCTCGTCACGCATGTTTTGATATTGATACAACGGTGTTGCTGCCGTTGTGGGGGAGGGGAGTGGCCCTTGCGGCCTAATGCTAGGATTAAAGCCGTAAGGGCTCAAAGCGGGATTCACCCTCGGAATCACACGGATGCGGTATTGGATCTGCACACGTTTAGATGTCTCTAAACCGATCTTGGGATGGATCAATTCATGGGGTAGAATCGTTCCGCCGAATTCAACATTACCAAAGGGCCATAAAGAATCCACGGCGGGTTTATTCGCCACGCCTGTGGGTGCGATCAGAGATTGCCACACCTCAAGGAACACGAAATTCACATCCGCCTCTTGAGGGGGGGCTGACGGCGGCGGTAACTTAATCGCCGCCCTAGCATCTTCTGACCAAAGAGTTCCGGTAATGGGTATAATCCAGCCGTTTACAAGAGCATAAGCAATATCACTAGGATGATTGCCTAGCCAAAACATGTTCGTGGCTTGGCGGTCAAAGCTATAATCTAATTTGGGGGCATGCGACGTCGTCACAAAGCCCGAGGGCGTATTGGCCAGCAACAAAAGACGGCGCAATTCTTCTTGTGATTGTGACACAAGATTAAACTCATCATCCATCGGGGGGCGCTTCTCTTGCCACACAACAGAAGAAAACTGACGGCCCCTCGCCTGAAGAGTGCGGCTAACACCCGATCCGAAGAATTGTGACATGATCTACCTATGTTAATAAAGTACGCCAAAGGGCTCAATATACACGCGTTGCGTACTCGTATTCTCAAATCTGACCACTATTTGATCCCCGAAGGAGGGCAACACAAACTCCAACCCATTGATAACGGGGGTAAAAGAACCCCCCCCATCATTGGAGATAAAGGCGGTCAAGGTATCGGAGGATACAGGCTCATAGAAAAGATGCAAACGGACGGCATCCTCATATTCCCTTGTAAACCTCGCCGCGTTCCAAGTCAAGACACCACGATCAAATGGCACAGCGGCGGCTATCGTGATCGTTTGTAATAACCCCGCAAAGGGGGGGAGCCACACAAGGCCCACCCCAATCGCCGCCATGGTTGAAGGCGCGGCGGGGTCCCACACTGCTTGAGATGCAAAGTCGTCATACGTAATGTGATTATATTGAGGATTCAACGCAAGAAGGCCCGCAAATTTCTGAGACAATAAGCCATTCAACGTAAGAGGTGGTGGGCTCTCTTCATCAATAGGTGCCCGATCATCTATCGTCACAACCCGTTGACCCTCGACGGGCACACCATTTAAATGAGGCAAGAGAGATGCCGTAATAGTTTGAGTCTTGTTCTCAACAAGATAATACATAGATACCTCAAAGAGTGATGAACCTAACCGTCGCATCCACGAAGATGTTGACCGTCGCAGCAAAATTAAACTTTACAGGAATGGTGGTATTTGTCAAGACCAAACCCGAAGTAATGTTCACAATCTCCCAATTTGAACTCACCCGTACAGCATTGGATCTGATATCAGGGTCAGGGGCTACAGTTAAAGTAGGATAATTTTCTACGATAAAATTCGTCATCACACAGGATGCACGAGCGAGGGCTACACGGGGGAGGAACACAATCGCACTCGCATTGACAGGGTTCGTGGGGGGCGGCCCCGTGAAAATCGACTTGAGATTATTTACCTGAAAACGATCAAATATTGCATTCGACTCCGCAACTATACCTAAGAGAGATTGGTCAAGCGCCCCCCCATGTCGAATAGACACTTGATCCGCTTGCAAAGAGCAGGTTTGAAAGAAGCTCATACAAGAAATATTATCGGGGGAGGTCTTCACGATCTGAAGACCCGACCCCGCATTGACGGTACATCTAAAGAAAGCAAAAAACCCTGAACCCACCGATGTGGGCGACTGAATGAACCCGAAAGACCTGTATACACCCCCCTCAATCGTGACATCGCATTCTGAAAAACCAAAATACCCATTATCCCAACGATTATCTTTCAAAATCACCTTACCGCCACCTGTGCCTAGTATTTCAACCGCAGATCCCTCGTTGAATACCGTGCTACAATTTTGTATCAAAAAGGTGTGCCCCGAATTGCTTGACCCGCTAATATAAACATGATCTAACCTACATGTATCTAATGATAACTTGACGGGGATCGTTGTCGTGAATAAAGACCCCGTTTGAATCCCCGCAGAAGGAGGGTAAGCACGTTTTGTGCGTAACAAATCACAATGATCAAGATCAATATCAATCGCGCGCAAGGCATCCCCAATACCACTTCCATCGGCTATGAAGTGGTTGGAAGCTTCATCCACAAGAATTTCAGTGTGCCGGATGGATAAACGTGAGGGGACCGTTGGGGATATCATGGTTAAGCGTATCGCGTCAATATCCCCTACAGAGAAGCGTGAATGACAAATCTCAATGTCCACATCATTTGTTGTCGTAGATGATGTAGCACTAGATAAAATTGAGATGCTTTGACCCCCTAATGACGCATTTAATAGGGCCAATGTGTTGTGAATTGATATTTTTGAACCATCCCTGACATCAATTAATCGTCCGTCTGCAATAGGAGCAAGGTCTAGAAATTTACAATGGTTTAAATGAACTTCTTTGCCTATAAATCCAAGAGCAAAGCGCAGCCCTTGCGTCACGAAACGGGTGGCATGAATCTTCAAATCACTTGCGGAATCAGACCCCACTAAAAAGCCGAAGGACCTGAGGGGATGCCCCACAATAAGAATATCCTCTAAGACAAGGGTTGACGGCTCAAGTTGGGCTCCTGGCTTATTAATGAAAAATGTTGAAAATTGTACTTGGGGGGCCGCAAAGACCACCTTGAAATGACACATTTTCACATAGCTTTCGGCTGAAAATGTGCTATCATGGTCAAGATGGAACAAGTCACCGAACACGGTATCATATCCGGACACAGTGACAGTGTATCCCTGACCATCTAGGGTGACATTTGAAGGAATGGGTATAGCTGTCGGACCTACATGCTCCACATCTGAAATCAACTTAACATGTCTTGACCCCTGAGGATGTGCTTCAATCCAAGCCATTGCACCCTGTAACGTTCGGAACATACCCCCTGTCCCCACCGTGATGGTATCATTTTGCTTTTGATTGGTGAGAAAAGGGCGTATGTCTATCACAAAATTAATATTCGTAATGAAATTGTAAGACACCAAAGCTACCCCTACCCCGCGATAAGGGGGGGTGCGGAGTGTCTTATCAAGAACAAGGGCATAGTCCACAAATTCAAGAGATTCTAAAATCTCATCCCAATAGATGAGGTATACGGCGGAAGGCCCCGATATACTCACAGTTGTATCAGGAACCTGAACTAAACGCACTCCTGTCTGATTATCCTCATTGCGTGTGACAAAAAGATCCATGGGCGGGATCTTTACATCATTCGCATTAAATGTGATAGGGGTATCATCCGCACGTACTACATAATTTGTATGCCCAACTTCAAAAGCTTCCCCAACGGCCCGTAAAGAAGAACCCCCAAGGATCTTCACGTCCTCACCGCGCCACTGTGCAGACCGCTTGTTTTCCCTATGCTGATAATCCCATGCCATAGGACTTGTTTGGTCTGAGCCCGCAACAATCTTCTGAAACAGACCCACAGGCAAGACGCGCACATGATTCGGAATCCCTAAAGTTGCGTGAGAAGACCCCGTCCCCGTCACAAAATAATCGCGCACACTGACCCGGAGCCCTGTTTTATCCGGTGTTGGCTGTAAATTGATATTTTGGTTTGGGCTAGTCGGTACGACAATTTGTGGTACGCCCGCTGACACTCCAGCCGCCACAATCAAGGATGCCAACTCAGTTTGTAACGCAGCCGCAGTCTTGAAACCCGGGCTCAACGTGAGCACCATTGCGACATCATTCATATGCCAACGAATCTGGTCATTCACGCCCGCTGTAATGGTCACATTCGCGTTGATGACAAGATCTTTCCACCCCTCTGAAAAGGTGATATAACTATGCCCCTCTGACGTGATCGCAGTCTCTGACCCTGCGCTTAAATCCACCAGCCCCCCGCCCTGAGCAGAGGGAAGAATGGATATCTGTTGCTGTGTGTCCGTCAGGTTGAGCACGGGACCGTAACCCAGCGCCCCGATGGCTGTGCTGGGGGTACGCGTGCTCTTTGTCTGAAAAAAGATCTGGGGGTTCCCCTCCACTACAACACTCGCTGACCCCCCCGATCCTGCTGCAATCATCACAGCGGGCTTCGTCGGCCTCTGTGATTGCCCCTGCTGCTCATGATAAGGATCAAAACTTTGATCACGAAATGTCCAACCTCTCGCAAGATTAATCAAATCACGATTAAGAGGCCCGATCTCATAGGTCAAGCTACGTTCAGCACTGGTGCGCAAACCCTCAACGGTCTCGGGTGCGTAGCTTGAATTATATGCTGCACAAGCCACGAACAGATGCCGAGTGCCGCTAGGAGACACATAACCATTAGGGTTGAGATCCCCTCCCGCTGCGGGGATTGCATGAGATAGAAGAATCGCCCCCTGTGCATAATCTATCTCTACACTCTGGGGCTCTGTAACCATAGGATCAATGATGATATCATTGAAATCCGTAATCGGGCGCGTCAGATCGGCGGTACCCGCCACTGTAGCAGGATAAAGCACGACTCGAAAACCCGCCGCCGTGGGGGGTACATAAGGTGCAGCGTTGTTTGAAAACAACGAATGTACGCCAAAAGGAATGCGTGACGGATCACCATTAACGGGGGCCACTAAGGGGTACAAACGCATGGATTCAAGCACGTCTTTATTATTCCAAATATTGACCCCATTCACAGGGGCATAAGGATTCGCCAAGACGTCCCGAACCTGTGCAACTTTATAAGCCGCATTTGAAGGCGAGGTGTAGATGGGGACGGCCTCATTAAATAGAGGCTCTAAGGTCAACACTTCTGTATTGGGAAGGCCGGGGGTAAACACCACATCTTGAACCCTAGCCATAATACCTTTAAGATTGATATTGAGGCTCACATTGACCACATCATCCACCTGATAAATTTGACTCGGTTGATTGTGTGAGCCATTTAAGGTCAAGCGCCCCGTGATCGCATCCATTGTGATCCCGCCTGAAAGCGCGGGGGATTGGGCTAAGGTGAATTGATTGTTGCGTAAGAGCGGCCAGCGCGGGGGCTTCACAATCAAATAGGTCACTTCCGTGCCGGGCATAGCCTGATCTGAAGGGACGGGCAGGGCTTGCATCGGTGTTTCTTCCACAAGCTGCCACACAGTGACGGCAAAATCCATCTCCTCTTCCGTGAAGATTGAGGTGCCCGTCATGGAGGTGATACGATAGGACCCTAGCTTGATAGCTCCGCGGAGAAGCACCAGCCGGAGATGGGAGGGGAAACCTGTGACATCAATACCCCCTGTGTCAAATTCATTGACATTGACCACTTCCCCCTCTGTGCCCTCCGCCCAAACCGTGACGCCGTACACCTGTAACGTCTCAGTCAAACGCCTGTTACGCGTAGGGTGTGAGTTTGGAACCGTGGCATTGAAGAGCGTCTGTCGGCTGAGATCCCCTACAAAACGTGTGGGGTCCGTGATCAAGGCCAACGGACGACGGCTTGGAATAGCCTGAACCCTTGAAGCGAAGGCTTCCGCTTCTTGCGCACGATTGGCACCCGTATTCAACACACCCTGCTTATTTTTTGTCATACTACAATCCGAATTCGTTGAAGTCCAAAAGGCGCTAGAGATGCTTGTGACCCCGTCTGAATCTTTACCTGACACGTAACGGGCCAAGCATTAAACTGAAAATTAGGCGTATGAGGTAACAGATAGTCCAAGATGACACTCGTCTCACTGACTATTTCAACTCCTGTAAGGATTCCACCCTGCCCCACGGGTCTTAACACAGAGCTGAAAAAGACTCCTTGGGCGCCTGTGGCCGCTAGCTCAATATCGACCCCAGAGGTGTTGGGCTCAAGAAGCATGGCAGCAAGGGTCGCATGAAGACCCGTATCAAAAGTCCCGTCGATTTGAATACGCCCTTCGCGGCGGGGCCCTCCCACATCGAAAGCACGCACAAACACCAAGAAAGGGAAGCCAGGCACCACACTATAATCCCGCTGTGGCGTCACACCGTCAAATGTTTGGGGCACATGCCCCGTGCTATAATCCGTCACGGGGAAGACTAGCTCACCACCACCTAAGCCTAAATACGGACGTGTCACCACATCCACACCCCGCACCTGAAGCTCTTGTGAGCCCACAATAGACGCCGTAGCATCCCACGTACTCGTTGTCCCTGAAGGATCATAAGCAAGGATGGCGTTACCTGTAAAGGGGTATCGTGATCGTTCGTGTCTAAAATTCTCTTCTTGAGCATGGATCGTCAAAAAGTTAGCCTCATGCACCAAAAGAGTAGGATGAAGGGCGGGGTAGGGTTGTGTGTTCTGGGAACCATTAGGTTTAAACACCCTTAGCAGAGGTCTTGCAGCACGAACACCCCCCACCGCGAAGGTAAATAAAGGGTCATTGAATGTGGATACGTCCGCAATGTTGGGTACAGGGGGGCTATAAGAGCTAAAACCAAATAAGGACTCATCCGCTGTATCAAGGGGACCACGCGGGAGGGCTGCACCTTCAAGTGCATAACTATTCGCATACATCCCTGTCGCGCCCCATGTGAGCGTGAACGTATCTACGGGGGAGTAGTACAAAACGCCACTCAAAAATCGCCTTGAGGGCCCAATCTCATTCGAGTCCACAAGATTATTCGCGTCCAAAGTGTAGGAAGTAATCCCTACAGGGATGACACTATTATCAAAGAAAATACTAATATTTAAGGGAGCGAATGTCGTGTCAACAATTGACCACGATGCGAATGGATCCCCCGCTTGACCCGCTTGAAAATCTACACGGGATTTATAATGCACAAAACGCATCAATCCATTTTGACCCACGGAAAGATTGACCGTAATCTCAAATTTAGAGAGATATTGACCTGTGAAATCTTCATGAAACGCGGGGTAAACGGGGTCATCCCCCACCGGATTGAGAAACGGAAAATTTGAGCGTGTATAATCATCAAGACGAGGTAAACGATCACGTAAAGTGACGTTTTGAGGTAATACCCCGACGCTTGCAGCGGGGTCTGACCCCGCGATATAATCGAGCTGCCCCACACGCCGTGAAGGTGCTGTCACGTCATCATCCGGTGACCCCTCTACAAACACTTTGGTCATGTCCAGGGCGCTCACGGCCTGATAATTCAGGCCCGTTAACGTTGGGTCAAACTCCACCGCGAGCACGCCCCGATCGGCGGGAAAGCCTACATTGAGGTATTGAAACGATGCACTAGGAAACACTAGGCACAAGATATTTGACCCCGCGGGAGATCCGAGTGAGGGGGTGGGAACAAACCCCACTTCAGGATCCACTTGATACACTTGCCCCAAAGTCAACGGGAGCGGGCGCGGGGCTAATCCGCTGACCCCATCAACATGTAATTGAACATTACTACCCGAAATGGCCAAAGGTGTGTCAACAGGAATAGCATCCGCATTGACGCTCACAGGGGGACGAGCCGCGAAATCAACCGTAACCAACGCACTCGTCGAGACACTCCCCTGAGCCGCCTGTCCCGATCCTACAAGCAGATCATTCGGATTCTTCATTCTAGGCATTCGTCCTCCAAGCACCCTTCACACGGTAAATCGATACAGCGGCAGCGCCATCAGCCGTATTGTCAGATAAGGCCAAGCGATTTTCTTTATTTCCTTGATGCACCTGTGCTATCCCGAGCATGATAAGCTCACCACGCCGGGCGAATAGCGTATCTTGCAACAGGTGTGCAAGGACAAAAGCGAATACCTTGTGTGGGGTATGTGCGCTCAAGCCTTGTGCGATCGCGCTGGGCTTATAACTCAACAAAGGGGCTGTCCTATAATGGTCCACGAATTCTTGATCCTCAATGGTAATATTCACAGGGTTGTCAAAAATCCATGACACACCCTGTGCAAAAGGCACCAAGGCGGGCAATTCCAAGAAACCGGAATCCACACTAAAATCATCGATTGAAATTGGGGCGGGGGATCTCAACACCTCCTCACCGATCCATGAGGAAGCTTGGGCATGATTTGGGAGCTGATTGGAGGGGCTCTCATAGGGGTAAGGCGTGAGTGCGGAACCTGAGCTTGCTGTCGCGACATAAAGCTGCTTACTCACAGCAACAGGATTCACAATCAGCGTGACAGGTAGATATTCCGCTGGAATCGCCTGCAATGCAGCCGTCCTATAATACAACGTCACAGGCGTTGAGGTGATGGGGAGTGCGCGTTGCGGAAAATAGGTCACCGTCACTAAATCATCAGGGGAGGGGAGGGGATCAAGCGGGTCGAGAAAGATCGTGCGTGATTGAATATCTACACCCGCAACAAGATGAGGCGTCAATAAACTATCCACCACACTGACCACACCAGCTAACCCTTGATGCACAGGCTCAGATAAACGGAGGGTCAAGGCATCTGTAGCGCGGATCTGATCTGTCACGGCGCTATCGGTTGTATGATACAACACCACTTCGCGATGCGCGGCCTCATATTCAGTAAAGAGATAATTGCGCACAAGTGCTCGGCCCGCAGCATCATCCGTGAGGGCTACACCAATCGCTGTGCTTAAATTAGAAGGAGCATGAACAAGAATATCAAAATTTGTCATCTCTTGGGTGACATGACTTGTAAGACCTGACCCCGAAGGGTATTCAAGCTCAAAATCAATCCATAGATCTTCAAGACTATTCGGAACGGGGCTTGTGCCCATAGTAATCGTGACCGTCTGTGTCTGCAAACCTAAGATGACTTGAGGAGGGAACGGTGGGCTTCCCACCCCCGCCGCGCTATCATTAAGCGTCAATCTAGTGACATCCCTGATCACCGTCCCTGTCGGCTGCTCATCCGCTAGCGGGGCGCCTAAAGGACTTAGGGCCAAGAGATCAAATGTGATCACATCCCCCACAGTCCACCCTCCTACAGGGGCTCCAAAGCGTCTTGTGTGTGTCTGGATATGGGGTCGATCCGTATAACGCTCCCTGAGCCCGTCAACAGATCCGAACGTATTTCCGCTAGGTGGGTCCGTGACAGGCGTGGATGGCACAAGATCATCACCTTTATAATAACGATTGCCTACATGATCGCCCGCCGAATACCATCCCGTCTGATTGCTGTCCGTCACCCATTGCCGAAGGTTTTGATCCATGAGCAAAGCGGCGCTATGATTCAAAACATGTTCGTGAGATACGCCCGTAAAGCTGACAGCATGACGTAAATCAAGCACGTCTTCTAAGACAACCTGATCCGCATAATACCCATCGGGCCTGTCTGACACACCACTCAGGATCAGGCTACCTCCATTCCCGTTTGACAAATAATCCCATGGGCTCGTGTTGCGCCTGAACACGATCGCGATTGGGATGCTATAAATCACCCCGTCCACCGTACCTAAATCCCCCGCTACACCTGAACCACTGACCCAAAGACCACTATCCGTAGCTACGGGGGCATAAGCGTCTACACCGGGGGCAGCCTGCGGGCCTTGTGAAGTGACATTAGAATCGGGGTACCCAATTCTCTCTTGTCGCGTTGACAGGCGCACGGATCGAATACGATATTGTATCTGTACTCGCCGTGTAGATTCCAGCGCCAAGACGGGATTGATTAAATCGTCAGGTAGATACGTCCCCGCATCCGCTAGAATATTACCATTCGGATAGATTTCATTTGCATTAGGCTTATTGATCATGCTTGGTGTAGGACTCACCAAAGCTCGCCAGACCTCAAGAAACACAAAATCCGCACCCACATCCGTAGCCCCCGCCGGGGGTGCGGGTAAGGTAATGACATTCTCCCCCGATGTTGAGGTGCCTGTAAATTCAATCGGCATCACCCACCCGTTGACATGTACAATAGGGCGGTTGACTAGCCTGAATGTGTTTGGAGTCAGGTCAAACACATAATCCAACACTTCAGGTTGAAGAAAGTCACCCGTCAAAAAACCTGATGGCGTAGACACCGTCAAGATCTTGCGCAATTTATCTTGATAAGCGTCTTGAGACGTGTTCAGCTCGGATTCCGCCAACGGGCGGACTTGCTGGTACACGATCAGATCAAAGTTACGCCCTGTTGGATCAAGATAGGCGCTAATATGAGGTCCGTAATCAGCCATGTGCTTAATCCATTAAGTCGTAATGCGCCAAGTAATTGTCAATGTAGCCGTGGCGGGCTTGTTAATCACAGGAAATGTTTTATAATTACACAACATATCCTTACCCACCACATTCTCAGCCGGATCATAAGGTCCGTTAGGAGGAAGGATTGGATTTGTCAATGCAATATTCATCGGGTCCGCATCCCCGCCCAACAATCCCATCTCAACAAGCGGCCCAACAGCCTCCGCTTCGGAGAATGTGGTAGTCAGATCAATCACATTTGTGGGAATAAGCGTCGGATTCCCCCCTGCATCCACAAAAGTTGTCATCGCAAAGGGCTTACGCGCGATCTCATTGTAGAGAGATCTCTGCGTGTTTGTCTCTACGGGAGGGGCCATAGGGTTCCAACCTATATCGCCCGTACCCACAGCGAGCATAGACAACCCACGTGAAGGCTCTCCATTTGATCTGAGCAATCGAGCCACAAGAATGGACATGTCGCGCGTGATGATGTTACGAATCGCGTGATCACACAACACCTCACCAGTAGATGTATCAATCATGCGGAAAAAAATATCGCCTCGCATACGGGGGGTAGGTACATCGTCATAATGAGTGAGGCCCATTGCGCTGCGTGCCGACGCCACATAAGCGCAGAGCTTAGACGTTAAGATATTCTTGGGCATATCCATTCTCTATTTCTTTTGATCCTACATAGGCTCTCCAAAAGGGGGCCTATGTAGGATCAAGATATTAAGACATTTTTTCATGTCCGCGCCGATCATTTCTATCCGATCCTCCATCATAAGGAGGAGATCAGACCCGTGAGCAGCGATGTGTCTTTCCGATTCTCCACCTTAAGGTGGAGGATGCCCTCATCCTCTTAGGGGGCACTTGGTATGTGGTAGGACTAAGGTCCGACCGCTAACCACCCTACTACAACACTCACGACAACACAACATAAAATCCCCTAAAGAGCCCCAATGGTTCCGTTTCCGCGAACCCCCTCAGCACTTCAACGATCGCTACAGGTTCGCGAATCAGGACAGCGGCGTCACCACAGATAGAGGAGGTGTGGTCAGGGTGAAGACGGTCGTCCCCGCACCCGATGTGGTCAGAGTAGACCCCACAAAGGTCAGTAAGGATGACCCCGCGAAGTCTTCCAACGCACCCGACCATCTATCGTCTAGGGGTAACGTCGCATCATCCAAACCCCACGCTAGGGTCAGACTTATGGGGTAAGGCGCATACGGCATCAGCACAAAACCCTGATCTGTTAATAGCGAAGATGTCAAAAGGAAAGGGAAAGGTAATGTAGGATCCCCTTGTAGAGGGATCCTATAAGTGTCTTCATACGGGGTATCTAAAGAAATCTGTGTAAAGTGATCACATGCGGGGCTTAGGGGCACATCATCTGATCCGCAGCTATCCGTATACACCTCAAGACCCGTGTAATAAGGTCTGTGATAATTGCCGGGGGACACAATACTGAACGTGATTGTATGGACACCATCCGTCAAAACCCGCGATTGGTTGAAGAGCAGATCCGTGATGTCTGTAGTGGGGCTGGCCTCAAGGGGCTCGGAAGGTTCCGTACTACGTACAAGCAATGCCTGCTGGGATAGTGGGACAATAGGCGTATCTCCTAATAGCCGTGTGTTCGCAGGTCGTGATCTCAGGTAGGCTTCTGTCCATACGGGGCCTTCCAAGAATGTCACTATCACGGGGGTCCGATCTGAAGGCAAACCCGCACCTAAAATCATGATATGACGATTCCCCAGAGACCATGCAAAGGGGTACATCACTCCGCCGTCTAGGGATGTGACACTGATAATGATGATGGGATTGCGATCGATTTGCGAAATCCTGACACGAAACTTCGTATCAGATACAATGACCGCCTGTGATGCCTCTGTATCTTGTAAAGGTTCAGGGGATGTGATCACATGAGCTGTATTGAGCGCCGATCGAGGTAATGTGCGGTTTCGTGTGAAACTTGATCGGATGTCATACCTAAGATAATCTAAACTCACATTTGCAAGAGACCTGCCGTCAAACGACCCAAAAGACACAAAAGACCTATTTGAAACACTCAATTGATCTAAAGATGTCTGTTCCGGAAGCATGGTGTAAGGCATATCAAGAATTAAGACATCATCCGCGAATACCTGAACAATATCCTGCTTTGGATCGCGGAAGACCTTCAACTCAACAAAATTACCAAACCATGACGGGGATACAGATGCAGTTGTGTAAGAAGATGCTAAAAGTCTATGCCCACCCCTATAAATACCTACACGGCGATCGGTGACACTCATATCTGTACTATGTGCGAAGAAGCCTTCCGTCTTGACGAGAACACGATGCCCTTGTAACAAGACCAAGCGTGTCATCACGGTAGAGCCAGGGGAAGCAGCAAGATCGGTGATCGGGATCACAGCTAGGACCGCACCATCAATGCTCAGGGTCAAAAATCCCGCATTTCTCAAGAGCCTTACGGTATAAAACGTATCCGTCTGCCAATCGAACGCAAATTGCAAGCGTCCCATCCCCGTCGTGATCACCACTTGACCATTGTGATCACATACGGCCACATATTTTGTACCATTGTCAGTAAAGGTCAAAAACGCTGAAATCGTGCCATCTTCAAGACCCCAATAAACAGGAATAGCGAATGCATTGGACGAATTGACCTCGTAGCCTTCAACAACACTGATCCTGTGAACACATACCCAATGATTTGATGCAATGTTTGCAGATTTCGATATTTGATTCGTTTGAAGGCCATTATGATCAAATAGAATAGCTCGATCTTCAAATTGAAAAGGATCGGTGAAATTAGATTGCCATGCCTCATTTTCAGGAAATGTTACCCCTGAAAGCACATGTGCAAAATGTTGAGCGGATTCAAAAAGTGCCTCTGCATTCACAATGTGATTCGGGGGTAGAAATTCAAGGCCCGATGTCAATAAGGTCTCTTCGGCTTTGATCACCGCATCTTGTGCATAACTGTTCAGGATTGTGAGGGTCAATTCTCTTACGCCATCCGCACAGACAAGGGTAAAGGGCTGCCCTACGATCATGCTTTGCACCCGCGCCCTGAAGATCACCTGAATCGCGGTCTGATCTGATAAAAAAGGCTCATCACGATCATACACAATACCTTGAGAATCTATACGACCCGTGGTCTGTAGATGAAGTGTATGCCCTATCAATGAAGGCGCGCCATGACGCACGGCGGGGGTAAATCCCGCAAGATCAGGTAACACATCTGCGTTATAGCGCACCTGCTCCCTGAAGGATATGTCCTGCGTGATAAGAGGGATATAATTATACCGCAAAAAAGAAACCGTGATCACAGTGCTTGCACGTCGCGATAACGCACCCCAGAAAACTTCCTGCGGGCGAACAAGTGCGCCGTAAACTTGTGGGGCTACGGCGGCCTCATCACGATCCAAAGTCATCAACGGGGAAGGAAAAGCGGACCTAAACAGGGCGATCCTATTCTGATCTAGTGTAAGCCTATAAGTTTGATCTTTACTATAATCTTGCTCAATCATGACATCATAAGATGCGGCCATCGGTAGTGGGCCACTTAACTCAATAAGAAACTGTGAAGGCTGTAAAGGATCTTGAATAATCACATCAGCCGCTCGAATCATGGTATGATCAAAGAGAAGTCTTGTACCTTCTAAAAAAGGCGGCGGGCCATGCCACACGAGAAGATTAGCCCCTAATCCGCGATCTTCTACCACGGCGGACATACCCCTATAACTTGTGGCACGTGATTCATCACCCGCATAACGTAAAAGCGCCACAGTACGGAATCCTGAAATATCAAGAAAAGCTACAAAATAAAGCCTGCCGCCATCCGCATATCCAAAAGCTGCACCCGTCCAATCATTCTCCGCCGTATAGCTATCCACACGGAGGCGTGCATTGACCAAAGCCCTGTATTGGTCGGGAAGATCCACAGCCTTCCTAAAGAAGTTAGGATCAGCGCCTATAAGGTCATCTGACCTTTGAAGGTCCTCAAGACGATATCCCCCCTGAGGTAAGAACACCCCTAATGAGGGTCCAATATGCTCAAAGTCCCGCGGTGGGGATTGAGATGCGGATTCAAATCCTATCTCTTGAGGAGTGAAGTTCGCAAGGGCCTCATTGACAAATGCCTTGTTGTTGTCTTCATTCAACACCATAGATGTAGGATCATTTGTAAAAGAAGAATAAGCCCGTTCAAAAGCCCTATAACGATGCCCGCGTGTGAGGGCTTGTGGAGGGGGGGTAAAAGGGGCTAAGACACTTGAATAGGTAAATGGATGTGCATAATCATTTTTAAATTGATTCAGAAGATAATTCGGATCATTCATCCCCGTGATAGGTGTAATGATATGAGGTGTCGTCGTATATTCAACTTGTACGCTTGATCCCGCGAAGATATGACCGCGTACATAAATGATGCCCAACAATGGATCGATATCAAAGATCAAGGAGGGATTGCCATCTATGGTCACGATCACATCAGACGCTACGGCTAGCAGGCCAGCGCGTGGGTGCGTGAGCGGGGCTTTATCCGTAAATACAAGAGCTATGGGATCGACCCCGTTGAGAAGAATCTCACCGGGGAAGCGTGTCATCACATAGGCCCCGTATTCCCCCCGGAACAGCTTGCTCTTCTCAAATCGCTCTTTTTGAATCATCTCAATCCCGCGTCACAACATACTCAATCAAGCGCCCCGTCCCGTCATAACTAGCCGAGACACGATACGTTGCAATCGGGTTCATATCCGCCGTGGTATCCGCCGCATTTTCATAAATACTCAAGATGGCGCTGATTAAATCACCGCGAGGATTATATGTCTGCCCCGTGACCCTATAATTCTCCTGACATAATCCCAAGACACGCTTCATCTGGAGATCCAGATCCGTCAAGTCAAGTGGATGCACCTCGACAATCAAATCCACACCTTGAACCGTTTGGGGCGGGGCGGCGACGGGGTCTACACGAATGAACACCGTCCCCACTGTATCTAACCATGGGGCGGGGAGCGTGATCACATAGACGCCCGGTATATCAAGTGGGTCTAATTCCGCCCATGTCAATGCCGTGAAGGTCTCAAAAGTTTGAGGATCACCATTCTTAGATACCCGGGCAAAGACGTCATGCTCAGAGATGTCTAGGGCGGGATCTTGATGATCATCATATAAGGTAATATAAACGCGGGCCGTTGTGTCATTCACGCGAGCCGTTTTAGTGATTGTATCACGTCTCATTCTTCTGATCCTGAAAAATAAGCCCTAAGATGCTGCCATGCATTCATATCGGGACGAGATAGCCATCCTAATGAGGCATGATATACCTGTGCTTTTGGATTCATGTGGACCCAACGCTTGATCGCGTCAAAGGACTCCCCCTCACGCGGAAACGCCTTTTGATCATTCCCCTGAATACCTACTATCTGACATGTAGGCTGACCCTCCTCATAATCAAAATAAACTCTGACCTCGCCCGAATGTGGTGTAGGGCGCAATCGCAAACAATGCGCCTTCGCTTTCTTCAAATAAGCTTGTACGATTCTTTCTACATTTACTTGCATTTTGCTACCTTTTTTAGTGTAGCTGCCAAATTCTTATAACACTTCAATGCGGAAGGCGCATTTGCTATCACTTGCTTCATGGATTGTGTATTCTGCAAATAAAGCGGATTATGCTGTGAGCACTCCCGATGATATCTACAGGCTAGCTTCCAGTGAGTGTCATACACCTCGCCCTTGACACCCCCAATCATGCCCCTATTCGCCTCCGTGAGAAGCAGCCTGTACTTATTTCTTAGAGCATAGTGAGGATTCATCACAGTGGCATCTACGATCAGATCCGCTTCCTCACCGATCACGATCCAGCCAGGCTTAATATACCACGAATGATCAAGTTTCGCAGCATAAAGATCGCGTGTATAGCCGCGCTTCTTAGGCGTCACCATATAATGCGCATCACCATAATGACCAAGATCATCACGCATCATTTGACGTATAAGGTCTTGCGTAAATCCTAGCTTCAATTGAAATGTGAGCACATACTCGGGGCAATCACACGGACCAAGATGCGCCACATGATCAAATGTCAAAGTGCGATGAAACACACTTACCTCACCATGAACACAATACCCCATTGAGGTGAGATAAGCTGTCAACAGGGCACTTAATTCATGTTCATATCGCATAGAAATAGGCTCATTATGGGGCAACCATCAAAGCACCTAACCATTTGACAAGATGCCCTGAGATCAGACCTAAGATCACGGCCACCACGCCAAGCGCCCCTAGCCAGCGGGCATGGGTCTTCTCAATCGTATCAAGTCTAGCATCAAGCGCCTTATGTTTTTCATCTACGGTTTGACCCAAGACCTTGATCTTATCATTCAAGCCTTCAATGGTCGTACCAATGTGCTTAAGTCTAGCATCGATCACGCTCACATTCGCGTGTCTTACCCTTAAATCTGCAATATCCCTTCTAAGCTCTGTCACATCTTCCCTGATGGGCTCAAACGCCTCTAGGGTTTGCAACAGCAGTCTTGTTGTCATATCATCTGCGGCCATTAGGATACCCGTCTATACCTTTCTACACATTCCACACCCAAGGGGGTGCCCTCACAAGAATGGCATTTATTAATACCTATGCGCTTTGCGGGGATAGTATATTGCTGCGGGAGCAAAAACGTGTCAAAAATGTATCGGAATAAACAAGGGAACATCTACCATCTTAGGGCATCGAATGACAAGGCGGTGTCTTTACAGCACTCCGCGGATGGACGTTGCATCGTGGTCACACGAGCTTTTTTTAACTTGGAGTTTAGTGTCTCTAGTTCAGGGACAGAAGGGGGTAATCATGGAAAACAAATCGAAGAGATTCCATTGGTCAAGCAGCAAGATCAAACCCCCTGTCAATGAGGAGGAGGATAGTGAGGCGTTCGAGGATCTGTACAGACCTTTGAATCTCGCCAAAACTCATAAAGAAGGTGAGACGTTATTGCGCAATAACCGGCCCGTCTCATCGATCGAAGAGATCATTTTGGAGGAAGTAGACCAGAAACATCTTCAAGAAGATTTTTTGTTCTTTCAAGCTGCTCTCAAACAGACCAAAACCACGTTATACCACAATACAATGTTATTTTTAAGTCTAGCATCGCGCGCTCATATCGCCGTGGGGCCGACGCTTCAGCTCCTCGATGGCATATCACTGACCTTTGTCCAAGGGGAGCGCAAGATTCTCTGTGAGATCAGTGACAAGATTGTTGTGACACGATTCCTTGATAATGTGGTGACTCAAAAATCCATTGTATTAGGTTGGGCGCAGATGTCACGGCATATTGCTTGGCTCTTATCAGCGTTTTAGTGTTTATACCCCACACACAAGAACACAACCTAACATCTTGGTACATCAATGGCCGACTTGACACCCGCATTCGTGCTATGGATCCTCACGGGGTGGTGATGCTCTGACGTAAGGGGATCACTAACCCCAGCAAGGTGATCACATCGGAGGCATGAGACACGTAATGCACGGTCAGATCATCTTGGACGATGCGGGGAACTTCCCGCATGTGGGGCTTACATGTGGTAGGCATAATCACTGTGCGCACCCCACTACGGTGCGCCGCAATCAATTTCTCACGAATCCCGCCTACAGCCAGCACATCACCCCTGATCGTGATCTCCCCCGTCATAGCAAGATCCGCAGGGATAAGATGCCCCGTGATGACCGACAAAAGGGCTGCCATCAAGGCAATTCCAGCCGAGGGACCGTCTTTAGGTGTCGCCCCTGCGGGCACGTGGACATGGATGGAGATATCAGGCGGGATGATCAAATCAGGCAAAGTACGTAGATACGTCCAAGCCGCCTGCACAGATTCACGCATCACATCACCAAGAGACCCCGTGATCTTGATCTCGCCCGGCGGGCCCCCTTGAACACGGGCGGCCTCAATAAATAAAATATCCCCACCCACAGGCGTCCAAGCCAAGCCCGTCACAAGGCCAATGGATGGTGAGGATTTAATACGATCATGGCTTGAGATCGGTAAACCTAACACATCATCAAGGGAAGCCAAACTCACCTCAAAAGGCTTCTTATGCTCCAGCTTGAACAGAGCGCTGTGACGTACCACTGCGTCGATCTTCTTGGATAAAGACCGCACACCCGCCTCCGCTGTGTAATCACTGATCACTTGAGGCCAGATCCTATCGGCATCGATCTCAATATCAGCAGGGGTTAAACCGTGACGATCAAGAGATTGAGGATACAAGTGCCTCTTCACGATCTCTAGTTTTTCAACAGAAGTGTAGCTCGGCACCTCAATGATTTCCATACGATCCCGTAGTGGGGGGCTGATCGTACTGAGATCATTCGCCGTAGCGATCATGACCGATGTGCTGAGATTCACGGGGATATCCACATAATAGTCATGGAACGTATGATACTGCGATGGGTCCAGCACTTCAAGTAAAGCGGCCTGAGCGCCACCACTATGCCTACCCGTGCCAACTTTATCAATCTCATCGAGAAGCAATACAGGGTTATTCACCCCAGCCTTGATCAAACTCTTGACAATACGCCCCGGCATCGCACCTACATAAGTGCGACGGTGGCCCCTGATCTCATTCTCATCATGAGCGCCCCCTAAGCTAATACGCTCAAACACACGCCCTAATGCTTGGGCAATGCTCTGTGCAATCGTGCTCTTGCCCGTACCAGGGGGCCCTACAAGACACAGGATCGGGGGTGACATCCGCGGCGTTAAGGCGCATACGGCGAGATACTCAAGGATACGCTTCTTGGTTTGATCCATGCCATAATGCTGCTGTTCCAAAGCCAATCTCGCATCCACGATACTCAACGGCGTTGCTTGACTGGAACGGTTCCAAGGCAAGGACAGCAAGGTATCCACATATTGCGTCAGGGATGAATATTCAGATGACGTCTGCTGCATGGCTTTCAGGCGCCGTACGTGCTTCATCAGCGCCGTACGTGCTTCATTTGTTAAATGATCCGCTTCCATCACACGTGACTCGAAATCTATACCATCTGAATCATCCTCATCGGACAACTGCTTCTGGAGAGCTTTGATCTTTTCACGGATAATCGCATTCTTTTGAATCTCTTTTGTCTGAGCAGTCACGGCCTTCTCGGTCTCTTCCTCAACCTCAACCGCCAACAGGCTCTGAGACAAAAGATCAAAGATGGTCTTGATCCATACATGAATCTTACCCGCCTCAAGAATATCTCGGGCCTGTGAGGCTGACATTTTGATGATCTTGTGGCTGTACTTCGAGATGGCCACGGAGTGATAGCTTAGGCGATAAGAGAAGTATCCCAAGACAAGGAGATCATGCTTGAGACTCATTCCGGGGATGTCTTTCACACCATTTTGCACAAAATTTAATGCTTCAGCATGTTTAATCAGTTTCCCGTAATCCTTCTCAAGAAGTTTCCCCTCAAATACCGTATGTTCAAAAGTACAGACACCACCTGCCACATCCACATCCACAAGATTCACGCGCGACATCGCCGTGAATGTCATGCGGTATTTCCCCTTTGACAATTCTTTAATGGAAGAAGCCTTGGAATAGAGACCTACCCCCTTCACTCCTTCCATGAGGAGGACGAAGAAGCTGTGATCCACCTCTGCTGAGTCAAATTGGGTTTTTTTAGTCCAGTGTTCTAAGAAAAGCGCATCGGATCGCTTTTCGCCTGGAACCAGATCGTGATGAAGCGTGATGGTTGGTAGAATAATCGTAGAGATCGTGACTGTCGCGGCGGTGTGTAACATCGTGATGAAATCCTATGAATCTTGTGCTTGATCTTGAAATGGCTGATACGGGGGAGATTATTGAGATAGGCGTCGTATCCTATACAGACGCGTGCATAAAAACTGAATACCACATCATGCTCAAACCAGCGCGAAAACTTTCTCATATGATCACTAAATTCACGGGGATTACCAATGAGATGCTTGAGCATTGCCCCTCTGAGCAAGAAGGCTTAGAGGATTTCTTTTCATGGCTAAGTGAATTCAAAGAGCCCATATCCCTATGGTTCTGGGGGAATGACGATAAAGTCCTTCGTAAATCTTTACGACGCCTCCGTATGAAGTCCCATGTTTTATCACAATACACATGGAAGGATATGCGGGTCTTATACAATGCCTATACCATGATAGTGGATTTTGATAAGCCTTCTAAACAAAGCCTTCAGGCGGTGGCGACGGCATTAGGCGTGCCTACACTTGAAGGCAGGCACAGAGCTGTGGCCGATGCAGCGGAGACGATGCGTGTCTTGCAAGAACTCATTCAACGCTTCAAATGTCTTCCGTAGCATGATCTTTCATATAGGCCGCAATTGCATCGGATCGCAAGGATGCGTGCTTTCCCATCAGGGCCTCAAAAATATCATCACATTCTTTGACCTCATCCGTATTCGCTGGCCACGCCACGGGGATGATCTGACGGCTAGCTGCATCAAGTGTCGTTGCTTTGAGGTCTTGGGCGCGCATCTCCCCCAAGCCTTTGAAGCGGGACACTTCCGCTTTGGGGTAGGTCTTCAAGAGACGATCGCGATCTTCTATCGTGAGCGCCCAAAATTTTTCATTTTTATAGGATACCGCAAACAGCGGGGGCTGCGCGATGAAGACGTGGCCGCGCTTGATAAGATCGGGAAGATGGCGGTAGAAAAACGTTAAGATCAAGCTCAAAATATGACCCCCATCGCTATCCGCATCCATCAAGAGAATGATCTTGTGATAGCGCACATGCTCATACACATAGTTCTTACCTATTCCACACCCCAAAGAGTCCACAATAGCCTGAATTTCCTTATTTTTTAAAATATCCTCAGCACTCATGCGCTCGGTGTTCAGAATCTTGCCGCGAAGGGGTAAAATTGCCTGTGTGTGCCGATCCCTACCCTGCTTTGCGTTACCCCCCGCGCTATCCCCTTCGACTAAGATAAGCTCGCGCTTGACAGGATCGGCATGTAGACAGTCCGCCAGCTTGGCGGGGAGATTCAAAACGGGGGACTTCCTAGATGATGTATCCTTCTGGGCCTTTTGATGGAGGCGCAGACGCCTTGTCTCAAGCATGAATTCAAGCAGGATCTTGGCCTGTTGTGGGTAGTCCACAAAATACTGTTCAACATGACGCTGGAACACTCGTGTGAGCGGAGATAAATATTCGGGTGTGTATAATTTGGCTTTGAGATTCCCTTCAAAAGCTATTTTCGGGGCGGTCAGACTGAGAACAAGCCGAAGGCCCCCGCGTACATCCTCAAGACTTAACACAGGCTTCTTCCCCTGCTCTAGCGCCCTACAGGCGGTTAAAAGACCGCTCAAACACGCCTGCTCATGCGTCCCACCGTCCTGTGTTGGGATCATGTTCACGAACGTCTTACGATCATATTCACGGCTGTACACCCATCCTATACGGGCTTTGACCTGGAATCCCTCATATTCTTGATCAAGGATCAACTCCGGTTGATGTACCTGATCCAAGCCATCTTTACACAGATCATAGAGAGCGCGCATCCCGTCTTCAAAATAAATCACGTGGGGATTAGATCCCCCACGCATGAGGATGAATTTCACGCCGGATAACAAATATGCCTTATTTTCGATCATGGTCTTGATGTCTTCATATTCAAGACGATCACATTCAAATCTTGAAAAAAGTGGGTAGAATGTGACTTTCGTGCCGCGCTTCTTATCTTGACTGGGGTGATCCTCAACGGATTCAAACTCACCATCCACGGTGATGAATCTTGTGTGCATTCCTGATCGCCAGATATCCACCTCAAGACGCGTTGATAAGAAATTGGCTAGGCTAGCGCCGACGCCGTGAAGACCCCCAGAAGACCCGTAAGCACTTGAATCCCCGAATTTGCCTCCCGCGTGAAGTTTCGTGAACACGAGTTCCACACCCCTCACCCCTTCCTTGTTAGGCTCCGATGGGATGCCACGACCGTTATCCTCTATCGATACGTACCCACCATCGGAGGACACATCGACCGTGATGACATTCGCGTGCTTGTTCAAAGCCTCATCGCAAGCATTGTCCAAAATCTCAGCGACCACATGATGCAGGCCACGTCTATCTGTGGAACCAATGTACATGTGGGGGCGGAGGCGGACAGCCTCGCGCTCACTAAGGTGTTTGATATCATCCGAGGTGTAGGCGGCGGCGGGTTGAGTCATGACGGGATCCCCATGGATGCGACGTAGAGGTGACAGCGCAGGCTTTCGATAGGCGCTACACGACCTTGAAATTATAACAAGGCTCATGGATTTGCAATTGAAATTTTCTCATTGTATATCAACATGTTCATTGAAAGCTATCTTAAAGATGGCCCTGTCAATATTTTTGTAGACGTACTTAACACGTTTTTTAATATTGCGTGATGAAGTGTATGGCGTTATCGTTATACGTGTGCTACGCGCACCTAGTGTTCTTCTATCCACGCGTATCCCCATGCCTTCATCTGGCCCAAAACACTCAGGGTACGCACCCTAAGAACCCTTTAAACAATATGGATTCAACATGTACATGACTGATCTCACAGATCAGCAATGGGCTTCCATGCTTGACACCTTCCCTAAAAATTTAGAGGGGGACTGGATTCAGGAGGCCATTTGCAAACTGCTCGCTAAGAAAAGCTCTTATGAGAGCCTCGATCATATCCGCAACGCGATCAAGCTCACCGCCACCCGTTGTGGATCACATGCGAGGAGGCATCAAAAACATGTAGAGCATCATGTGAAGATGAGAGGAGATTTGGGCTCGTATCATGTATCAACTGAAATGTTTATGGATGCGCAGCGAGTCTACCACTTTTGTGTACAGCAAGGCTATGAATTCGTTCTCACGGATCTCGTCATTCAAGAGATGACGTGGCGGGAGATCGGCGATAAATATCAACGCCCTTATGTCAGCATGTGGAAGGAATTTAAAGACTTCTGCAAACATGAAGTGGTCAAACACTTCCCCGACCTGTCATCGGATCGGGTCCGATATCCTGTGTGCTGAAATTGATAGAGATCAAAGAAGGGGGGATGCTTATGTTAGGTGAAATAACCACAATGCCGGAAGATTTGGACCAAGTGCCTAGCCCGATGGCTGCGCATCGCGTCATGGATTCCTATCTGTCGTCATTGAGCTTTTGTGTCTTTCTTGACATGTTGCCGCGCATACGTGAGGTCAGCAATGATGGGGGGGCTTCTCTCTGCTTTGTCATCGATCTTTGGCCCCCATGTGAAGGCTTCAAAGACATGTATCAAGATATTTGGTACCCTGAAGCTAAGGGATTAGCACAAAAATACCAGCGTTATTATAACCGTGATGTGAAGTTAACGCTGGTATTTCATGCCCCTCTAGGCGAGCCTTAGTCCCCCGATTCCCATCTCTGCATCACCTCAAAGTTATGCTGGGCGGCGTCAATGTGATTGCGAACAGAAGGCGTGAGATCAATAGAATGCCCCCCCTTGAGGTACACGCGCTCAGGGTGGTCACCCTTCACAAGAAAGCCCACGATCTGATCCGCCCTGACCTTGAGTGTTTGATGGGAGGACGGGGTGCCCACATATAAAATATAAATATCTGTATCCGTGCGTGCCACGGGATGATGTTGGAGTACACTATCATTCATCGTCTCATTCGTCTTCTTACGGCTTGCCATGTTGTACAGTATCCCTTTCAATATCTGTTTTTGTGATCCAAGATAAACGCCGGAGCGCATCCTCATCATCTTGACACTGCGTCAAGAATTCATATTGCCATGCGTGTTCATCCAACCGTGAAAGCGCATAGACTTTAAGCTCGCGCCAGTAGATCGTTTTATCTAAGGGGCGCTGTGGTCGAAGAAAACCTGCCATTTACTTACCCATATAGCGCAAGAAATCAGGTGAGATCGCACCCACGCTGATATCCCATACCATATCTAGCAACACGCCCGCTGTAATCATCACGGGGCCACCTTGATACGGGTCTGATACGGGGAGACGATCCTTGTATACCTCACGCCCGTTCCTCAACTTTAAGGCGATATCAAAGTAATGCACGGGCACACTGAAATCCGGGCGGTTGAATTCAAGTGGAAAGCGAACCTGAATACGCTTATCACCTGCAATGATCTTAGGGCTCGGATGGTAGCCCCAGCCCACGACCTCAACATAAAGCTCTTGCCCATCCACCATCTTATGCACCACATCAATCTCATTATCGGATAACGGAATGTAATCAAATGGCATCTTAGGGTCTCCATCTTTTTATACCCACGCCCCATTTCTTTGGAAAATGAGGCGACGGAATCGCGTTTATATCCTATTTATCCTCATCCCCAGCCTGATTCAAGAAATTCTCACGGGATTTGAGGTAGAGATCAAGCCACGCCTTTTTAGGCTGTGCTATTTTTAACATATCCAACATCACATTCACAAACATATCACTGGTCAAAGAGTGAATTTCTTTCAATTCAGACAATTCAGATTCTAATTGATCCAGTCTTTGAGACAGAATTTCATTTTGCCTCAAAAGACCTTGAATTAAGACCACATTGTCTCGTTTTGATGTCATGGGGGTTTATTTGCCTTACGGCGTCGTGTAGGTAAGGTATCGTGATCATATATGGTTAAGAATTCTTCTTAGGCAGTCGCATATCAGGCATGTTTCTATGGTTATCCACAAACTTATTGCCGATCTTCTTCTGGAACAAAGCACTCTGATCAGATGGATCTTGAATCAAACCCACCTGATTCACATACTCTAAATACAATGGATTCACGTTTTGAGCACAATTTAGAGCACAATTCAAAAGATCATGACGTGCGTTTGGAACCGTGTGTAAAATCTCCAAAACACTCTCACAAGGTAGCTTTGTGAGGAGACATTGACCTTGGCTCGCCCAATAACAAGAAGACATGTTAAAATTCCCTTGGCTTTAGATTGTAGGCACCTTTACGATCTCTTGTGCGGGATCTCGCAGCAGCATAAAGATGGCGATCAGAGGTAGGATCACTTTCATCATCGTCCCCTTCCATCAACTCCTCCTCATCATCGTCCCCTTCCATCAACTCCTCCTCGTCGTCATTACAATCGTCTTCCGAACCGATCTCTTCATCATCAAGAAAAAAATCCCCCGAGAAAGTCAGATCTTCAGATGAAATGTCAAGGGCCGTAATGCCCAAGACCTTCACGCGTCTTAATAACTCGCGAATATGAGCCCCACTCAGACTCAAATTGGATGCCATCTCAAAGATTCGCTCATAAGCTCCCTCGCCAAGTGAGCACTTTTCTTCTTGTGCAAGGTGATAGATCAGATCCCCTAACATTTCATGATCGGGGGCTGTGACTGACCACACCTCATCAAAGCGGCCAGGGCGCCGCAGAGCACTGGGCAAACGGGTGATATCATTTGTGGTCGCGATGACTAGGGGTACTTTTGACAGGAGACTTACATTCTCCTCAAAAAGAGCGAGCAGCTTGGAGAGCTTCCCTGTCCCAAGTCGATCAAGATCATCTACGATCACGATTTCGGGGGATAAGATTCCTAACACACTCTCAAGATACCAGCTCGGGGATTTATCCAGCGTGTCTAAAGGTATGTACAAGGTTTTACGCCCTAACCGCTTCGCGGCCTCGCGCGCTAACGTACTCTTACCATTACCCGGAGGGCCATGTAGGACGACAGCACGGCGGATGCCCGCCTGAAGAAACTTACCCCATTGGTCAATCAACTTGGTACCGCGATCCCCTTTATAACCCCAAGGGGGCTCCTCCCTGTTCTTAAAAATGACACTCCCCTTCATATCATCCCAACAAATCTCGATATGATTAGAATAACGTGTCCACACCTTCTTTGCTAGGACCGAAAACACACGCTGTGCTGCTTCATCCCAGCGCTTCTTTTGAAGAGGGTCGCGAGAATCATACCCCACAGGGGGTATCCCGTTATCTATATAAATCGTATAATCAAAGCGCGCACCGTCCGTCTTCGGCATCGACTTATACGCTGTACTCCCCTTGAAATAAATCTTCACATCGGGAGAAAACTCATAGCAATAAATCGCATAAGACACATTACTGTTATTTTTTGACTGGTCAGCATCCTTGGCCTTAACAGCCTTCGATTTACTTTTAGAATGACTGAGCATCAGGGTTTTGAAGCCCAGGGAATCAAGATCCTCAAAGAAAAATAACGCCAAATCCCCTGAGATAAGTGGGTGACTTCGATTAACTATGGTATACCACTCAATATCAAATGGGGTTTGAACACCCGTATCTTCTAAGTAGGAGGCGGCTACGTTCACAAGCTGTACAGCCCCTAATGCATAGGTCAAAGGCTTTTTGGGGTCAATACTCGACGCCACCTCGAAGATATCCGTAGCAACCTCGCGCACAGTCTCTACATCATCACGATTCAAAAAGTCTGAGGCTTCTTTGAGTTTGTTCCGAAAAAAACCCATCCATCCGTGTTTAGCATTTGCATCAGGTGGGGCATCTGGACCTATGTTCTCGAAGAAGGGGGAATGAACCTTTTTCTCATCACTCATTAGCTAGTCTCCTACATGCATTCCGGTACTAAAATGCTTGTGGCTTTCTCACACGACCCTTCGGGCGGTTCTTTAAAAGTTTGCGGCGACGCTTGATTTTATTCTTATTTTTACGATAATCTAAGCGCTGTTTGCGCTTCTTTTGGCGATACTTTTGACGATTCTTACGCCAATATTGGCGATACTTACGGTAATCCGTGGATTTAGAAGGTCGCCGCCTTTTTGTAACAGCGTAGACTTCTCTTAGATCCTCTTCAAGGGGTTCCAGATCAAAGACATCTTCGGCAAAATCCGCAAGGTCTTCAATCATATCCAGATACAATTCTACACGCTCTTCATCCCATGTGTCAAGCCCTTCCGTAAGACTCTTTGAGATGTTAGAAATAAGCTGAATTGTTAGGGATAGATCCGGATGGATCGCCGCTGCTACCCGCACATAATAAGGCTCACGGGGGGACAAGATTTCACTATGACCTGATGAATCGTCCACAACAACGTTGTGCTCATGTTGTTGATCATACCAACGTTGATATTGGGCGGGATCACTAGGCTCTTGATCATATTGAAAGGAGGCCAGCTTGAACAAGCATTCTAAAGCGAGGTGTCGTATCATAACAAAATACCTTGTCAAAAAAGGGCAGATTATTATGATGCTTCAAATTAAAACACTTAATCCTCATCCTCCTGATCCTCCCCATGATCCTCTTCATCCTCTTCATCCTCTTCATCATGAATCGTATCAGAGATGCTCACATGTGTTTCAAGATAGGACAAGATGCGCCCCGACCAGACGCCGCATGTATAAATGTAATCAAGATACGATTCTTTTTGCTTTGTATCCCAGATCATGGCAAACGTGATCTGACCCTTTTTTACAATCACGCGAAATGCCTTCCAGCCCCCCTCACGCACATCACGCTCAAACACGTCAAGGCTCTCAAGACTAGGCTGAAACCCAAAGGCATCTAATACCAGCACATTCTTCACTTGATTTTTTGAATAAGGATGCGCCACCACCCATTTGAAAGTCAAAGCCTGATTATTCTTCATATTGGATATCGGCATCACTTATACCCACGAATCAACATGAACATCATATCATGACGCTCTCGACGGTGTGCCTGTGCAAGATGTGTCACCACTTCAGCCATACGCTGCGTATATTCAGACCTTTCAGGATCATGCGGCACCAAGACTTGAAATTCAGTCTTGGGCAGATCCCACACGCTATACAAAGGCTGATACACCTCCCCCCTCTTATAATCCGTTGAAGCTACCTCAATCCATCCGTGATGCTTGAGGAAATCAAGCACGGCATCCGGCGTGATCTCCCTATAAGCCTCTGAACGTGCATTCCTATAAGGATTCAAACACAGCAAGAATTCTGACAATGTCATCTTAGCACCTGAAGCATATTCATGACCACCCCCGCCTAATGATGTCGCAATATCTTTCACTTTGATATGGTCCGGATTATCACGATCCGATCTGAAAGATAATTGAATGTGCTGTGAATCCTTTGATAGACTCCAAATCACAGCGAATTTCGACTTTGCAGCTAATTCGGCCCCTAATTCTGAGACGTATTCTGTTGTGTTGACAGCCTTGACCCAATGCCCCCCTATCTTCAGATCATGGGCCTTGCTCTTTAATCGCGACACCGCATGATTGGAAGACTTGACAAGCACTGAGCCCACATCTGCATAAAAGGTCAGGCGATCGTCACCAACACCTTGAAGCAAAGCATCAATATCTAATTCACGCTGTACATCATCTTTGCCGTACAAATACATACCCTGCACTACACGCTTGGTATCCTCAAAATGAAACCGCCAAAGATCATAATCCTCCACACGCTTTAAAAGATCGGGCACGGGGCGATCTGGGAACAAATACAACCATGCCATGACCGCGCCGCTATGTTCTTGATCAAAGATGCAAAAATCAAGACCCTCTAAATCCTCCTGAGCGGATAGATGATGGTCCAACACAATCAAGCTGTTTGCCTTCTCCTTCATATCAAGAAGAACGGCTCGCTTATATGAAAAATCCACCATGATCACATCAAGACCCGTCACATCAGGGGGGTCTTGATGGTAAGATGCAAAATACACCTTCGCATCAGGATATTTTGCTAGACATACATGCGCGGCCCATGTACCATCATTACACCCAGCATGGGAGATAATCAATCTCTTGCTCATCTATAATGCCTTCTTTCTATGGGATCGAAGCATCTAAAGCTTCGATGTAAATGTGATAGATTTCTCTTCTAGTGTGAGCTTTTTCCAAATTTTATCCATACGATTAAGTATGTCCTCCTCCTCCTCTGAGGGGCTGCACAACCCATCATTCTTACGGCATACCTCAAGCAAGGTCAATGCCAAAAGGTGAAAACTCACCCATATCGGAGATGCCTATCACGGCCTCCACCATCATCAGCGTGGATGCCGTGCTCACAGAATTATGCAGGGATGACAGGACCACGAGCGTTGGATCAATGATGCCTCCCCTATACCCATCCACCCATTCCCCCCGTGCTACGTCATAGACCGCACCATCCTCAAACCCTAAATCTTGCGCGGCATACAAGATCCGATGAGGCTGCTTGAGCTGCGCATTCTCCAAAAGTTTCACGAGAGGTGCTTCAAGAGCGTCACATACAAGATGATAGCCAACCTCCTCATCCTCCGTGGCAAAGCTCATCTGGGGATACACACCCTTGAGATACTCTGAGGTCTTTAAATAGGCCATACCACCGCCTAACACAAAGCCATCCTTGATCACAGCCTTCGTTGCAGCCAGGGCGTCTTCCACACGGGCCTTATATGCCTTCATCTCCGCTTCAGTCTGAGCGCCTACGCGGATGATCGCCATGCCTCCCCCGAGATAAGATCCGCGGCGTTGATGAAATTCTTTATCATACTCGCTGGGGCTTGTTCTTGCAAAATGTTGAGCATGGCGAATGCGCTGTTCTAAGCGGACTGCATCCGAAGTACAGTCAAACAAGATCGTCCGCGTCTTCGTGACGCGTACATGATGCGCAATCCCGATCATATCCTGCGGCTCCACACTTTTAAATGTGATCCCCGCCATATCATCAATCACCATCCCGCCTGTCAATACCGCGAGGTCCTCAAGAAGAATGTCACGCTTATCCCCAAATAAGGGGGCGACAACAGGCACCACATTGATATTTTTGGCGATGCTGTTTTGATACATCGCCTTTAAAAAGTCACCCCCAAAGTCATGAGCGATCACGATAAGCGGGCGATCCATGCTGACCACCCATTGCAACACGTGCTTGCTCTCATGGACATCTGTCAGCTTCTTATTACAAATCAAGATAAACGCATCTTCGAGTTCAATCTCTGTTTTTGACGGATCCCCACAAAAAATCACATCAAAATAGCCGCGATCAAGACAATAACCTTCCTCAAACTCCAAAACCGTCTGAATCCCCTTACCTTCTTCCACCATGATCACGCCTTCCTCCCCCGCCGTCTCACAGGCTTGCGCGATCAATGCCCCTAGATGGTGATCCCCATTACTCGACAATGAGGCAATCTTGGCGATCTCCTCGGGGCTCTCCACCTTTCTTGAGATACTTCTCAAAAAATCCGCCCCGAGGGTTGACGCGCGCATCATGCCCTTCTGCATCAGAACAGGGGATAAGCTACTATTGCCCGTCAAGAGCTTCCTCGCATTCTTGACCATAGCTTGTGTCAAGATCATCGTTGTCGTCGTGCCATCCCCGCTCTGTGCTACAGTTGCTGTGGAAGCGTTCCGCGCCATTTGGGCCCCAAGGCGGCTAATAGGTGTGTCGAGCTCTACCTCACGAGCTACAGTCACTCCGTCCTTCGTGATTTGCGGATTTCCCAAACGATCGATCATGACATGCCGCCCGCGCGGCCCTAATGTCACGCCGACTGCTTGGGCGATCGTATCTACACCTGCTGCTAACTTCGCCCTAGCCTCATCACCATACACAATCGTTTTTTTAGACATCTTCATTCCTTCTTATGTTTCATCGTCTTCCTAACTTCTACACACCCTCCGGAGACAACTTCTAGCCCAAGCACGGCCTATCTCAAGCCTACACCCTTGAGCATGAGGATGGTTGAAGGACCTCACTTACAAGATCAACCATGGAGCGGCGCTGGCCACAATTCCCCCAAGAAGATACATACGTTTGGGCTCCGCTGTGGGAATACACCCTTAACGCTCTCTTAAACAACTCATCAGGGTTCAAAGTGACCCGAGCAGGTTATACCCTGCTCACACATACTTTTCAAGTCTAAAGTATGATTTTTGTGGGGGACAATTAGGATGTAGCCAAGATCTAGCTAGGTTCGATTTGAGGGCTTTCAAATAGGCTTTAGGTTGAGGATCGGAGGGTAAATGTGAGGCGGATGAAATTCAGAGGAAAGACTGGGCTGTAAAATGCTACCACTTCAAGCGCCGTAGGATCAATCGGACTGGGGACGGCGCTCACCCCACCAAATCCCCTAATGATCTCAGAGTCCACAAGAGAATTGAGCAAGCCCGATAGGGTGGTTTCCACATCCGCTGCACGGCTGATCAAGAACTTCTGACCAATATAGCGATCCAATACCCGTCGGGTTCGGATCTGAACAAAGTCTTTGATCGCTACAACGCTTGGTTCTGACGTAAATACACTTGAAGGATCCGTCGTACGGCTATGTCGCACACGCACCGATCCTCCATTATCTTCAAGAACCGTCACACCGTCAATAGCGAGACTATTCTTCTCGATCTCATCAAGGGATCGATTCAAGCGATCAAAACCTGCAATACTCTTGCGGGTCATTGGCTCCGCAATATCAAATTGAGGTGACACACTAAGACCCGCGAAAGCAGCGGCAGCAAACACTCCATCCACAACAAACTGACGTGATATGCCTAATGCATCCGGCAAGGAGATAATCAATGAATCGGGGTACACGATCACCGCCCTCTCTGAGCGAAGCCCCCGCGCCAATGCCTGCGCCTCTTGCGGGCGTACACCCGAGGCTACACCGAAGATGCAGGAACGCTCTTGACGATAGCGGATAGAGGATTGTACCTCCGCCGATCTCACGGCGGCATTGAACACATTAAGATCAAACGTGAGAGGGACAATCACATCCGCGTTAATGCCCCCCGCTAAAGGTTTCTCCAGATCCTGAATCGCTTGAATATAAGCTGTAGAGGATGCCTGATCAAGTCCGGGCTGACGCACAACCTGCTTGCATGCAATCACGCTAGCACCATTCTGGAAAGCCAAGAATGCCGCCACAGTCAAAGCATTATCTACGTCTAGATCCCCATACTCCGCAATCACATCCGCTAATGAAGTGAACAAGCGTATGTCGAAATCAGGCTTTACATAGTCATAAGACATGTAATAAAAATCATTGACACGGGGCTCAAAGCCACCCCCATCATAAGAGTCGAGAATACCCGTATCAAGAACGCCTACGCCAGCCGTAGTGGTCACAATCGTCTCAAGGCCAGGCATCGCCTGTGTTGGTCTTGCTCCCGTCAAGAATGTGTCCGACACAACAAGAGTAAAACTCTCACCTACTACATAAGCCCCACCTGTAGGAGCGAGGACCGTGAACCTGAGCCCCGTGACGGCATCCGTATAGGTTCGCCCCACCGTACCATGACCGCTTGACCCATTCGGGATGTTTGACGTGACATGAAACCCGTCAATAGGATCTGTACCGCTAGCATTATCCCCAGGCTGTAGACCAATCACCGTATCATTGGTGGCATCCTGTACACCCGTCGCGATCAGAAGAGAGCGGAGCGCGCCTTCCTCAAACGTGGTCATACGCAAGAATGACCCTTGACCCTGAACACCCAACACATCCGCAAAGGCTTGACCATTGAAGTCTGTAGCCGAGGGCGCGAGCCAGTCTAAAGACTGCCAATTGAGGACCGCTGCCACTTCTGATGCGGCGACTCGTCGCAACACCCCGCGCTCCGTTCCCGTAAATCCTAAGAAACTATTGGCGGGAGCAGGCACGATCTCCACAAGGCTGTCGGGGGTATCCACCGCACTGGTCACACGCAAACGCTGACCCTCCACTGTCACACTGCCCGCCCCTGCGATCACGGTGTTGATGACGTTGGCCACATCCGCTAAGTTCGTGACAAGCGTAAAGCCCGTGACTTGAAATTCAGACCCCTGCAAGCGTACACGCAAGACAGGATTTTGAAGTGCAAGATTCTGAATTTGCAAAGGAGTCACATTCGTACCAATCACCGTAGCGGGCTTGTTGACCGCGCGCTCTGTTCCCGTGGCATCCGCAAACGGGGTAAACAGAAGCGTTGCATTTGCGGTTCCGCTCAGGATACGGATACGGCTTACCTGTGAGGGATTGGTGGGGAGTACACGGGATCGGATCAAGAATCGATCCGTATTGAGGCCCGATCGATATTTTGCAAATTCCACATTGGAGGGCAGCACACTAGGCACAAGACCAAAAATCCCGTTCGCTGACGCCGCAACTACCTCAAGATCCTGATACGCTTGCACCTGTAGACGCCCGTTGACGCTCACCGCCTGCGCCTCAAATCCCGGTGTCGTGATTGGGCCCACATTGAGACCTGCCACGACCGCTTGAGCATTGATCTGGGCAGCAATAGAGAGGGCACTTTGATTCGCAAGACGATTTAATGTGACGTTGACGGGGACACCATTCATGATAAAGGTGAGCTGATCTGAGGTGGTGACCGCCGTGTTGTCTGCAAATCCTAACACAGGGTTGGCATTCCCTGCAAGCACCTCAACAGAGTCCCTCGCCCTGATACGGACACGCCCGTTCTGAACACTCACATCCGCCTCATTACCACTCACACTCACGTCCCCTACCACAATCAAAGAGCTGATCAAAGCAGCCTCGATCTCGGTTTGAATCTGTGACGCAGCAATACCCCTCCCCCCGTTAAACAAGACCGTGACGGGGGTGCCGTTCACTTCAAGGTCAAACGTATTGGGGGAGGATGCTGTAGCGAGATTGGTAAAGCCTAATACGGGGTTAGCGGTCCCCGCGCCGATCGTGATATTCTGCGTGGCCTGAAGCTGTAGAATAGAAGCCGCTAACACCGCCGCATCAAAATCATTACCGGGGACCGTAAGCACGCCCACGGTCACACCCGCCAAAGCTGCGGCAGCGTTCAGTGCTGTCGCAATATTTGCAGCGGGAACATGACGGCCCGCCGCATTCCCAAGTAAAGAGGCTGTGACAGGAATGGTATTGACAGTGAAGTCAAACACATTCGGGGCGGTGATCGTAGCGGGCACTAGACCAAGCGCACCGTTTGCAGTCTCCGCAAGCACAGTGATCGACTCTTTCACTTCAATGCGTAGCGTTTGCCCCGGGCCCACAAGAGCATGGGCTTGATTCGTGAGTGTCGTCAATGGTCCCTGAGTCAGGCCCGCTAACGCAATCGCATCATTGACATCTTCCGCGATACGGCTTGTGGGGATCGCGATACCACCTCGCAATGTTACAGGGACAGCGATGGGGGCGGCGTTTACATCAATATTGAACTCAAGTGCATTATCCGCTCGGTCAAGATCTGCGTCTGCAAAGCCGAGAAGGGTGTTAGTGATCGTCTGCAATCCGATCTCGACGGTGTTGGTTGATCGGATACGCACCGCCCCCGCAATGTTTTCAAACACCACATCATTTGTCAATACATTGAGTGGGCCCACATTGAATGCCGCTGCGGTCGCCGCTGCGCTCAACGCGGTAATCACCGCTGATGTTGGCACAGCCGCCGCTCCCTGTAGAATCGCATTCACACCTGTGCCGTTAATTTCAACGTCAAAATTCACCACAGCGTTACTCGTCTCGCCGCCTACAAAACCAAAAGGTGTGTTCGCCGTACCTGCGCCGATGACCACTGAATCTGTTGCGCGTATTTCAATTGCACCCGCCTGATTCAAGACCTCCACATCATTTGTAGTGGGGAAGGTCAAAGGCCCGACATTTAAGCCTTGAAGCGTCAGCTCGGCGGTAATATCCGCGATCAGGGTAGCCGCCGTCTCTGCCGCGCCCACCGTGAGGTTGACGCTTACAGGGACACCGTTGACCGTAAGATCAAAAACATGATTGCCGAGTGTGGTATCAAAAGGCTCGGAGCTAGGCGTGGTCAGCGTCGCGAACGTATCAAAAGGCCCCACATTCGTCCCAAGAATCTCTGCAAAGATATCAAAAGGCCCCGCGTTCGTACCTTGCACCGCTGCGAAGATATTGAACGGCCCAACTTGTGACCCCGTGATCTGCGAGAAGATATCAAACGGCGCGGCATTCGTGCCTTGCACCTGTGAGATAATATCATAAGGCTGTGCAATGCCCGCCGTCACGGTAGATAAGGGCAACGCGGCGCGATTCATACGCTCAACAATCTGCGGACCCGTGTACACACCTGCGGGAATATTCGCATTGAACACCACCCCATCCAGCTCAAAAGAGAAGACGTTATTTGAAGGGGTAAAGGTGAACAATGTTGCAGAAGGATGCGCGCCGCTCACAAGGGTGCCCGGAGCGGGCTGATTCAAATTCGTTGTAGTCGGCGTCCCTGATACATTGATATAAAGCCGATCTGATAAAGTCGCATACAGGTCATAAGGCCCCGTTGACGTATTCGTGAGAATTGCGGGGGTGGCAGGAATCTGCGTAAATGTGACCGTCACGGTTTCATTACGCCCCTGACCTCCTACAATGAACCCGTCAGGATCCGTCTCAACACCGGAGGGCCATGCAATCGGCACGCTAGAAGTTGTCGTACCAAAACGCACATCATACAAGCGTTGACCCTGGAGTCGTGACGTGACCGTGTACTGGCCCGGAATAAGACCCGAAGTCTGCGTCTGCACCTCTAGCGTATAACGATCATCACGCAGACGATTATAGTAATAAGACACCCAAATGAAATGATCAGGTGGGATTGGCTCCGCTAATGTCACCCTACGATTTGTCGCCGTAACACGCACAACGCTTCTCGGGCCTTCAAGCAGAGCACTCGATAAGTTGGGGCCTGTAAAGACTTGAATCAAATCCGTTCGATTTGAGGGCACCTGAATACGATCGTTGGCGACCGCATGAAAGACGTCAAGATTCAGTGGCGTATCCCGCCCATTACCTAGCGTGGGAATATTTTCAAGAATAAACGTCGTATTCGACTCGCGGGCGGGGCTTACGGAACGATCCACAAATCTTGTCGCGCGCTCTAGATACATACGGTTATCGATCAGAAGCGTTGAGATCTGCTCCGATCCGAAAGGATCCGTGCCCCCCGTGTTCACACCCGACATGATATTCGTCGCGGCACCCCATAGGATGCGATCATTTAGGACCACATAATCAAGCTCTTCACGATAATCGCGCTTGTCGGGGATGTTTCCCACCTGAAGCACATTCGTGACTCCCGTATCAGGAAGGTAGTCAAACGTGTCTTGCCAAGCATTAAAGAAATAGGTGATTTCAACCCGAGCCCCCGGCGCTGGTGCAAAGGGCAACGTGACTGAGTAGTTTGTCCCATCCACCGCAAGGGGAATGACAGGCACGTTGTCCACGCGCACGCTCACATCTGTTGGGTCCGTCGTCGTGATGCCGCCGTTACGACCATCCACAATCGGCCCCTGATTCGTGAAGAATACCTGATTGCGCCTTGTACGCTGTCCCGTGATGAATCCTAGCACCCCGTTTGCGGTTCCCGCCCCGATAAGGATCCCCTGCGCTGCCTCGAACACAAGACGGCCCTGACCCCTATTATCAGTATCCGCAAACACCGTCAAACCGGGGATAAGCAAGCCATTGATTTGTACCGCAAGATCCGAAGCCGTGATACCCGTCACAGCAGGTAAGGTGCGGGTATGTGTCACACCATCAACGATCAAAATCAGGGTGTCATTGACGCCTGATACAATCGTATAAGGTTCAGGCAAAGCACCAAACAATCGAGCGGGTTGGGTGGTGACCTGAGCACTGAGATCATCTGTGATGAGGGTGTCCGTGCGCTTGAACGAGTACGTCACGCGCACATCATCACCGGGCAACGGGGGAATTTGAAGCGTGATCACACCTAACGCGCCGCGCATTCCGGCGGGACGGACGGGGATGCCGTTCACCGTCACAACCACATCCGCCACATTATTGCTCGGAAGGCCCTGGCCGCTCCCATTCGTAATCGGAAAATTCAAAACCTGAATACGATTCGTGACACCATCAAACGCACCTAGCACGAAAGTGGTCTCGCCCGTCTGTGCTATAATAGCGCGCTCCGCGACAGACTCACGATTAATGCGCTGATCCGCTTGTACAGAAGAACCCCTAATCAGCTCTAGGTTGACGCGACGCAACGTCTCTTTGCCCGTACCGATAAACACGGGGAGACGGAGGCCATTGGGAGGGCCACTCGCATCTTGCTGTGCGCGCGTCTGTGTGTATACACCGGGAGGAGCATAGGTAGGGAAAATACTCATGGGCGTCAAGTCCTTCGCTTTTATCTATTCACTTTTAAAATCATATCCGGATTCTTTGCCGTATGGCAAAGATAGCGGCTTGATAAAAAGACCTTCTTACACGAAGGCTTTAAACACGGTGGGGTATTAAAAGGAATTTCGCGAAAGACGATCTAAGATCGGATCATGTCTAGGCGAGACCACTGAAGATATCATGGAATAGCTGACACACGACGCCCCGCTCAATCTTATTGAGATCCATGTGTGCCGTGTGAGGGGACTCCAAGAAATGCTTTGAGGTCACAAGGTGGTGCAAGCCTGTTTCAGGACGGGCGATATGACGATCCTGTTGATACAAATCACCTGATAAAACAAGACGGCTCTGTCCCACATCATCAATGCGTGATCCTAATGTAAGCATTTCATGACAATCCATGTTTTGCGCTTCATCATACCACACATAACTATTTCGGTGAGACACCCCGCGCATCACTTCTAAGGGATAGAATTCGATGCGCTTGCTCTTTAACAATCCATCCACATATTCACGGGTACTCGCACCCCTTGGCGAGATGGACTCAAAGAGAACTGAAAAAGATTTAAGAAAAGGCTCAAACTTCTCATCTGCATTTCCGGGCATGGTACCCCAAAAACGCGTCCCCGTCACGATCTCTAAGGGCTTCGTCAAGACCAACTTCATATCTTTGGTCTTACTGATCACCTCAAAAGCATGCGCTGCAATACACAAGCTCTTACCCGTACCCGCCGGACCTGTGACGACAAGCACTCGCACATGCATCATTTGGAGCAGAGCTAATAACAAGCTCTGCTCTTTATTACGGGGTTTGATCCCGTTAACACTCCCGCCGTCTTTGCCATGTGACACCTTATGTACCGTAATTGTACGCTTTTCCTTATCTTCTTCTTTCAGCGCAATGGCCAGTAAAGAATGCTTCTGCCCGTTCTCCTCACAGATCACGATGAGAGGCATATTAGGATAAAGCATCTGCGAGGTTAATCTTTCCGAGGCAATACGACCCTCACTAGCCAGCACATCAAACGCGGTAGACTCTACAGATATAACGGATAAGCTCTTCTGCACGCTCACAGGCTTTTGATACATAGGATAAAACATACCTTGTTTTTAGATAGATGTGAAAGGTAGGAGCACACATCCCCTCACATAAAAACTCTAACCCTTTTTCATTTCCGCTTCATAAGCCCGGGCCTCACGCCTTAACTTCACGTTCGTCAGAACCTCTTGACGGGTCATGGGTTCATACACGGGCTCCTTCAAATCAAGATCACGCTTGAGCGCCACCCTAGCGTCTTTCACCCCTGTTTGCTGCGCAACGGATGCATGCATACGATCTTTTTGAGACTCACGATTCTTAATGATCTCCCAGCGGTTTTGTGCATCACGCCCTAAATTTTTGTCTAAATTGACATCAAGATCATAAACACCTGAGAATCCGCGTGATGCATTTTTAGCGTCCGCAAACTGTGAATTGAACGCGCTAAGGCGCTTTTGAGCAGTGAAAGCACAATGAATACACTCCATCTCTTTTATGTTGCGGTTTTGAACCAATTTTTCAAACGTCAACCCACATTCAGGGCAATCAAACTTAAAAATAGGCATAATCAGTGGATTCTCTCTTTAAAGGGTGTCAAACCACGCCGTGCCTTCTCTTTTATCTCTTCTTGAGTCACGGACACTACGGGGCGCAAAACCTGATCATGAGGGAGAATGTCACGCTCCCGCGCAGCTAATAAAGCCTCCTGCTCATACGTCACGGGCAAAATCTTTTCAATGGTGAGGGGGCGCGGCACTGCTACCTCCCAATCACTTTGGAGAGACACACTCACACTACTTTTGTAGAAATAATCGTCCCCCACATCATCATAGACCTCTTCACTCTCACCACCCCCGCTCACACTTGTAATACCTAAGCCCTCCTCAGCAAACCGCTCATTTTCATAATGATGAAAATACATCGTAAGAATGTCAACAAGGCTCTCACGATCCATCGGATCACGGGCGATAATATCAAAATCCAAACTTATCTCAGTCTTACCCCCATACAAATCCGCGGTATGAACACGATGGGGTAAAATCAAGATGAAACACTTATCTTTATCTTCAAAGGACTCGCCAAGGGCTATCATCGCGCCTTCCACGGCATGGCGCACCTCTTGATTCTTCTTTACGGCTATAGGCCCGCGGGAGGGCCCGTGATAAGAATAATCCGCAATCACGTGATCACCGGGGCTAAACGCCACATGGAACGTCACCGCACCCGTCACGTTATCCACTGTGTACTCCCCCCCATCTTGTAACACTAAGGTTACCCCAACGGGCAATTGATCTTGAATCCTATCCCGAATCTCCACAGCATCTTTATACATGCCGGGCTCAAAGATGATGGCATACTCAATACCGTCCAGAATCAAGGTCATGACATTTTGATGGTCCAATACACGGGGCCTGAAAAGCACCCCCTGCGCAATAGGGGGAATAAAGCTAGCGGAGGGGAAGCCGAGAGTGGGGGAGGCGGGGGAAAAGATATGATCCTCAAAAAATACAGACGTGATTCCCGTGATCTCAAGCTGATCCCCCACCACATTCGTGATATACTCGGGTGCAAACAGACTCTCCGCATGAGCGGCAGCGTCAATCTCCTGTTTCATCTGCTGTGCTGTATACACGCCTGGGGGAAGAAGCACCGTGACGGGGGTGCCGTTCACTTCAAAAGCCAACACATCATTCACGCCCGCCACAATAGTGTACGGGGCCATCTGTGGGGACAACGCCCTCACACGGATCTGACCTTGAGGTAAACCAAAGAGGGGATCATGAATGATGAGACTTTGATTGGCTTGAAGACTGAACACAGGTCCGCTTAGGAGTTGTGTACGCCCATTGAGATACAGGCGCGGGCTATTCGGGTAGACAGGGATGTTTTGAAGATTTGCAGAAGTTTCATTGCCCGTAACGAATGTGAGCAAAGGCTCCTGAAGCACCTTGTAAATGGGGTCCACATACAGATCCCATTCCGTTTCTTTCGTAGATGGATCGATGCGGGATTGAATTTCAAGATTGTACTGCCCTGCAAAAGCAGGCGGGATGCCTTTGTTACGTTCAATTAATTCCGTATCTTCCTTGACCCAATCCACGAACATTCCGCTTGGCCGTGATGTACCAAGATCAAGTTTTCCGAGCATCACATAAGAATGCAATCCCGCCATGTAGTTATCTGTAGACAGCTTCATGGGGGTGGCAGATACGTTCATCAAGAAGATGCCTTTCTGGGGCCTCTCCTTGAAGTCGTACTTGTAGCGGATGTGCTCAACAATATCTTTGTGCTGAGGGATGTAGCTGAAGTGCCGCTTCAGGTCTTCAAGCATCCTCCGCTTGATGGATGTCGTGAGATATTGATAATTCATGGCGCGAGATGGAACCTATGTTTACCATGGACGATCTCATTAAAACCCTCTTAGCTTTGAGAAGCATACGAGGGCTTTAACGGTCAATTTTAGTCTCATTTAGGACGTTCTAAGAGGAGAGTCAACCCCATCCTTCTCACGCATTTTCAGACCTCTTTTTAGAATCCCCCATTGAAAGGAGGGTCCTGCCCCTGAGTATCTAATCAGTCTTCCTGCTGCGCTTGAATCAAGAGTCCACTAGCGACGGCATTGAGGGGGTCTGTCGCCATGCGAATCTCACTGATTGGGATCGGAAACTTCTTGCGGCAGCGCTCAAACTCTGCACTGAACAACTCGTGAAATCCCTTCACGAGTGTCGTGCCGCCACTTAGAATCATCGGAACAGCTTCGGGGAAGCTGATGCTCTGACCCGCCGTCATTTTATAGCGATCTACGATGTGACCCAAGGCATAGCGAATCACCTCTTGATAATAGAACGCAAGCGCGCTCTCCTCTTGCGTAGAAGGGCTACGAAGATCAATGCCATCCTCTTTGATCTTGCACATTTTCGCCGCCGTTAAGCCTAGGGATTGTGCCGATTGTTGATCAATATAATCACCCGACCGCGCAACCGCAAACTGAAGAGCTTGCACCGCCTGAGTCTGATAGGCGCAGGAGATGTTGACCATGCCAGCGCCGAAGGATAGCGCGACGCCACTGAACATCTCAGGCGCGGTCTCGCTGAAGATGACCGCAAGGGCCTCATTCGACGCAATAGGTTTATACCCAAGACCCTTGAGGATGTTGGAGAACACCCCGCGATGATACACATTATCACGGCCCGGCAGATCCACAGGATTGCCGGGGACGCTAAAGCAACACGTTTCTTGATCCCCCTGAGGCTTCCCGATCGTGTTTTGGATCAGAATTTGAAGAATCTCCGCCCCCTCACGATCTGTATTCGAGATGAGCCCCTGTGATAAGGGGCGACGCAATTCCCTATTGAACACATTGGCAAAGGCAAGTGCCGAATCCCCAAGGATGATCAAGCGATCATCTTGCTGAATGAACGGAACCCTATTCAACCTCAGCATAGGCTTTGCGGTGATATCCAAATCAAAGAATGCGTCGCGCTGTTTACGGAACAGAACGCGATCCTCCTGTTGGCGGGCAGACACAATATTCATTGTGCCAATATCCAAACCCACGCCATTTTCGACCAGCTCAATGCTATCACTATTCATGCTACTTCCTTCCTCTTGTTGTGGGTGTTTTCTAGGCCGGCCACGCTTACGCTTGACCGCCATTCCATAATCCCCCCACCGTGGTGAGGCAGGAGAAATATCACAATCATGTGGGGTTTGCACCTTTTCCTCACGTTTATATCCGCTCTTTCGCATCTCAGCGGAGGAGACTTGGTATGAGGTTGCGCTATCGCTATCCCGCGAACCTCACGACAACACTCTATAACAAGCATCATCACAACACAACCTATTTTCCTACGCTTTCAGCGTAGGCGGGGGATACCCTAAAGAGTCTTATGCCTTTTTATTTTTGGCCTTGAGCCGCTTCAAGGCCGCCGAGGCATCTTTGGATGCTTCCGCGTTCGCGCTCTCTTCCCGAGCGATATCCCCCTCAACGCTGATCTTCGACTCATCGATCTTAAAGTTAGGGATAAACACCGCATGATCCTCCTCACGAGGGCAAGGAATGCGATCTTGAGCATACGTTGGGGCACTATCTGGCACAAAACGAGTAGGCACCGCTTGGGGTCGGGATAACAAGTCTACCACCTTCGTCAAAAGGTCATTATTGACCTTCAGCGCCGCAACCATCTCCGTTGTCGGATCCACGGTGGGGGGTAAGGAGATCTCACGGGGACTTTGCAAAGATTTAGGGGGTGAGCGCTTTAGAGCGGGGGTTGGAATCGGCATAGAAGAGGGGTCTTCAAGATGACTGATCCCTACGCGCTCTGCACGACCCGTCCTCAACGCGTCTTGAAGATCACGGGACCATGAAGCGCGATCTTGAACGATCTCACATTCCCCCCCAGATTCTAATGTCACCCCTAAATCTTTCATGTGCAACGTGGCAGTCGTTTTGTTTTTAATCCGCCACAAGACCGTAACATTAAAAGATCCTTGCATCCTGTTGATCCTATGCTGTATCCATCCCTCCACTAAGAACAGAATTAAAAAAAACCTGAATTTCATAGGTGATCTTCATTGCTATTTCTGGCCCCTTAGACGGCCAAATAGCATTTTTTTGGTGTGTTGTGCAAGCTCTTTCTTGAGGACCTCTAACATCCGCGCGCGCGCGCGTTGCATGAATTTTTTACCCTTGTAGCCTTTATGAAGCCATTGGTCCGCTATGAGGCTGTTTTTAGCCGGAGCTTTCCTAAACACCCCCTGCTTGATCATCACCGGGCCCGCTCCACGAAGATAGGTCATGTAGTGGCGACGCACTCCTTGATCTTGCGCCGTGACGCCCTCAGCATCTATATACGCACAGATTGTATTGTCTTTGAATTCTATGTTCGCAGCCCTGAGAAAACGCCTAGGAGTGCGCTTAAATCTACTTTGGAAAATTGCTAACCTAAACACTTGAAGCAATTGCTTTCTCAAACGAGTCTCAAAAGCCTTATTTTTACTGACTTGAATCTTACTCTCAAGGTTACTTAAACCCCTCTTTCTGTTTTGATTTTTGTTATATTTCCTCATAAAGATCTTCAATCCTCAAAAATGATACAATGGGTTGTGTAGACCATGATGTCTTTTGAGGGAGAGTCTCATCCCCCTTTATAAGGTGGAAAAGAAGCCGTTTTGCCTTGGCTTTTCTAAATACATGCTGAATTTGGGGGGCTTGAATTGCTTGGTAAAATTTATGGGAAGATGAAGGGGACGACACCGCGGTCACTATATGGGGGCACGTCGCATCATATTTCAAAGTAAATTCCTGATACATGGTATCTACGGTGACTTTCAACATGTCCACAAAATCTATAGACGGCTGTACGATAGACACAGAATCTACAGGATGCGCAACCGCCGCAATTTTAAGAAGACTTTTCCGATGCCTATAAGCTATTTTATAGACCTGAGAAAAGAATTGCTTGTAAAAGTCATGTGTCAAGATAAAACTAGGCACATGCACCTCTAGAAAACCATCACGGTCTTGATGAATACCCTCATGAGCAAAACATATGCCTTGATAATGTTTTAAACAGATCGAGATCAAATCGTGATGAGCATGAGATGTTGGGGTAATAATCAAGTGGGTCTCCTAATAGACTATATTTTCAAATGTCGGCGTTCTACCGCGCTGCTCACGCTCAGCCTCAATATTACACTTATCTGTCATCTGGGGGTAGGTGACGGCGCTCAATTCATCCTCATCATGATCCCTTGTGCGCGTTTGAGGATAGGCCAAGGGTAAGGTTCCCGTCACAGGCACTTGTTGTCTGATGTCGCGGCTATCAATCAGGCCCACTTGAAAATGTTGCTGCAAGACATTTCCGCGATTGGTGGGAAGACGTGTCGCGCCGATGGAGTAGCGGTCCCCATTCAACTTGACCAAAAAATCACGCTGATTCAATAAAGGGGACGGACCCGTCCATGATTCATACTGTTGCTCCTGGCGCAATCCGATCTCCGTCTGCCGGATCGTCTTCTCCGCCTCGGGGGGCGCGATCAAGATCTCAAAGGGACCTTCATAACCACCCCGAACGCCCGTACCAAAGCAGACGGGACAATTATTACGCGGCTGGCCTATTGTCTGATCATAACAAGAGCATTTAGGCCCAACATATTTACGGATGAACACCTTAACACGCTCGCCACCCTGATACAAAATCCATTTATTGCGATGAATCGCCTCCTTCCAAATATAATCCACATTTTCCATTTGATGATGGTATTTGGCTTCACTTAAATGTAAGGGCGTCTCCCGCATCTCCCCCGTAAACTCGTCAACACCGACCGTTGTCATTCGGTAAAAGATACGCTGGTTCAGTGTATTTGTTATAAAGTTGACATTATAGGCATAGGAGCATGTTACAACTGAATCTTCACGCGGCAAGATCGGATAAGTACGCTCATTGGAAGAGCTGTCATAGAGAATGTCCGTCCTCAACTCCACCTCACCCGTCTCACCCCAGACACGAGCCACCTGTACAGGGACACCATCTATGGTCACGGCGACATCGAGGGGATGATCCGCTAACAAATTGTTGGTGTGTGCTTTCACAATGGGATAATTTTGAACCTTGAACACACATCGATCCGGACGGCGGACCAAAAACTGAGAACTTACGTCTTCATTTACCACGTCCTGATTGATCGTCTCATCCCTGTAAAAAGTAGAACCTAACGGGGCCGTATTTAATCTGAAGTAAGGCCCATATTCCGAATCGAGAGCACGGTAGATATTCACGCCCATGATGCGGAACACACCATTGAAGATCAGCCACTGCGGCGGGTCCCAGTAGAGATCCATCGCGGGGAGCGTGGAGTTAAACGACCATTGCACGTTCACGTTGAGCGGGGCCAACGGGTACTGCGTATCCTCCCATTCTAACGGGGATGTCTTGCGATCCTTATACCCGTCAAAAGGGGGGTATCGCTTGTTATAGGGAGGATACCCAGACATCCTTACACCAACTCCACGCTCTTAGGGCTCCAAGAGATCTTCAACGTCCCCTGGTCCTCAATGGCAGCCTTGATCAACGTGCCAGACTTCAACATGTTTGCTGCGCTAGGCACATGTTTGATTAAATACTCCGTCAACGCACGAATGAAAAGATTTTGAAACTCTGCATCCACCTTCTTAGGGACCTTCAAAACATTCAAAGTCAATAATCCAGAAGAATAAGAGTATGACGTCTCTTTTGCTTTACCTAGACCCTGACCCTCACAAAATTGAGAGATCGCTTGCACAAGATCATCACGGAGGATAAGATGCATATCCCCAAACTTGGCGATCTCGCGGAGCATCTTTTCTGAAATACCATCCATCGATTTCAAGCTACGAACAGAGATAGAGGTAAGACCCAAGGAATCTACATCTACCCCATAATCTTCCTCTAACTCCTCTACAATATCTTGAAGCATCTGTGATTGAGCTAAATTGATACGGTCCACCATACGGACGGGCTTATTTTGCCAGCCTTTCTCTAGAGAAAGGTCATGCAACGTCTCAATCACATTCCGATGCAGAGGATCCGAAGCCACACTATGATAGAGCTGTACTAACGCTTTCATGCAAGCCTCTACTTTAGACCATTATAACTCCACATCCTCATCAGGCGTGGTATCCCGAAGGAGGGCGGCATAAGATAAGTAGCTCCCATCCCCTCGCTCAGGGACAAGCAAACCACGAGATTGCAGCTCTAGCGCGAATCTCGTGAGAATATCTGTAATCACATCGGGGGTCATCGCCTCCGATTTAAGCTGTTTGACGAATTCAAGACTATTCGCCCCGCGTGCCTTAGCCTGTAGATCCTCATCTGACAAGCCACTAATATAAACTTGCCAGTCTTCTGGCGTATTCAAAACCGTTTGTTGTGCTCTACGACGCATCGTCTTCATACTCCGTTCAAAGGGTGAGATGGGGCTCACCCCACCATCTTTGCGTTAGGCAAATAAAGGAAAGTTAAGATCCGTGAAATCCTCCTCCTCTACCATGGCCCCGTTGTTAGAATCCTCCACGGCCCTAGCATGATTCGTCGCATACGGGGAAAGTGACATCTCCATGATCTTGCGCTGCGCCTGATACTTCGTAGTCGTCTCCTGCTCCATCGTGAAATACTCTTCACCAAGCGCTTGGGTCTGACTTGCGACGATAATATCATTAAACAACTGCTCCTCCATCTCCTGACTGAATCGCATGATCTCATCCAGTGTGCGATCATAATCATCCGCCGTCTCACTATATACCACATCAAGGGTGATGCAGTCCACTGATGTTTTTTGGCCCTGACGCCAGCTACGAGCCTCACGCTGTTGCATCATTTCAGCATTCCAAGAATCCCGATCAAGGTGAACGATCGTGGTGAACTCCTGTAAATTATGACCCTTCGCATAAGACGCCGTAAGGCTAGCGGTAAGCACATCAAACGTGTTAGGCTTGATGTATTCATGCATCACATACATTTGCCATTCATCCGCCGCATAGGATCGGGTGCTTGACTTATAGGCTTTTTTCCTAAACGTCTGATCAATCTCACCATTACGATAGAGATAGATCTTGCTTGAGAGACAGCACGCATGGAGCGTACCCGGGTACTCCATACTAAGACGCTTGGCATTCTCCTCCGCCATTTCAGGAAGATCGGTGAAAAAGATCACACGATCACTCTTCTCAATCCGCTCTTCTACGATTCGGATTGACTGTTGAATCTTTGGATTCGGAACGCCAGGGATGACTTTATCAGGTAGATTCGCAAGAAGCATGAGTTTCTTGAACTCAGGACCCAACTTCGTGCGGGCAGAAGTTACGATCTTATCACGGGATCTCACGGTACTTTTCTGATCCCTAAACTTCTCCACAAGGCCTTGCATATGAAGGCGGATCTTAGATGTGACCTCACGATACGCGATCTGCACATCAGGGTGCATGTGAATCGAAGTATTGCCTCTAACAACATCAGGGAGCACATACTCCTCAACCTGTGCCTTATCTGTATGGAAGATGTTTTGACGTACCCATGTGCGCATATCATTCTGCGTCACAGGATCATTTTTCACGGACACAAAACGTCCGCCGATCTCCTCACAAAAGCGCGCCTCGAACAGCCTGCGATTACGCCTAAACTCCTTACTCGTGACGTCCTCATTATTTGCCAAAGCCGCCAACGTGTAGACCTCTGCGGGGCGGCGCTCCATCGGCGAGGCCGTCATGAACAGCTTACGAGGGTGAGGGCGGCTGGCGGCTTTCGCCGCCTCAGAACTTCCCCCAGACAACTCCTGTGCTTCGTCAAAAATGACGATCGTATAGCGTTGCATAAAGTTAGGGTCTTTCTTGACTGCCTTGGTGAATTGTGTATAGCTCAACACATCAATATTTTCAAGAAACTCTTTGGGGTCCTCCATGAACTGATAGGCTTCAGATGGAAGGTTGCCTGTCAACGTTGTAGGGCACACATACAAGCCCCTAAAGGGCTCTTGCATCTCCTCCTGATCGTTCATTGCACTTTTAAAAGCAGCGATCCCGCAGCTTGTCTTCCCCACCCCAGTCCCTAAAGCTAAAACGCCGGATCCCTGACGGGCGGCAGCCCAAGCGAGAGCCTTCTTTTGAACGCTATACAGGTCACGACCCTTTTTAAAACCACCCAAACGCTCTGCACTAAATCGCGCAAGATTCTCCTCCGTTGTCGCGAGCTCATGACGTGCAATAGTTCGGAAATAACGGTCCACCGCCTCCGCCGCAGATGTACTCAAAGCCATAGACCCCAAAGCCTCACGCACGCTGGCTAGATCTTTGGGCTCAAAGAAAAATTGAGAGCTGCGAACGCCCGCAACCTTCTCTACACCACTATTGATACGGGCCAATTCGGTCATGCGCTTACGGAGGGCAGAGAATTCATGCGTGCTGGGGAGCTTCAAAAAGAGCCTACCATCATCGCCCACTGTCACATAAGGCTCCTTGACCGTACTAATCTCAAGCTGACCAGAAGCCCTCGACTCCAGGGCGCGGGGGATACCCGTCTTGGGATCGAAATCATAGGCTACACCCTCAATCTGACGGCCTACAACATTAATCATCTCATCTAGGTAAATGCCCTTGAAACGACCTTCCACGATCATCTTACGCGATCCTACCTCTTTGACAGGATAAATACGGGTCAACGCGTTCTGCTTCGCCTTGTCATCCGTCAGCGCGGTGTACACGACCTCACCCTCTAAAGCCTCTAAGGCGGCATCATCCATAGAACGCATATCCTCAAGGTCTACCTTCACGGTGCGGCTCAGTGCCTTTATACTCTTGAGGTGACCCTCACGCTTCTCCAGAAAGGCTTCAACGGGGAGGACATCGCCGTCATCATCGTACACCAACTCTTCACCTTGAGGTGTCACAGCGGCCCAAACGACCTTGCCTAAATATTTTTTGCGGACGGGAACAAGGCCCGAATCCTCAATCTTGGCCTTAATCTGCTCTGCAATCGCCTTTTGCAATTTACGCAACTCAAGAACACGCGCATAGGCTTCGGGATCACTATCCTTGAGCTTTTCAAGCGACGTCTCCTCTTTTGTCATGCGCTGATAACGTACCCAACCATCTGGGTGGATGCGACGGGGCTTGACATAAATACCGCGATCTTTTGCCACCTCAGAGATAATAGCCCCCATTTGACGTGATACCGTGCGCCAAATCATGGGGAAATCTTGTCCCTGCTGAAGACGTTTGAGAGAAGGTCCCATCTGTTGAATACTATCAAGAATTGCGTCTCGCGCGATCTCACTCTCGATCATGCGCGATAGCCTTCTAAACGTGCCACGCATCTCTTGTAGTAAATTCTCAGGCACAGGCGTTACGCCCGTGCCCATTATATAAAGATTGGTGTACATTTCAAAGAAAGGCATGAATCTAGGCCCAAACGCCCTCCTTAATTGAAGCAACAAGGTTTTATCAAAATTGGGGTTCTTTTTCTTATCCATCTTACAACTACCTCACTCTTGAGAGAAAGAATGCGCGCGGGGACCACGGGAGCGGAGAGGGGACGTGAAGGCTGAGCCAATTCAGGGGGGAGCTAAGAGAGGCCATCTTCATATGGAACATGTTAGCTAGGATGATCTTTGCATGGGGATCTAAACCCTTCATTTAAGCATCTTCATGTGAATATACAGCATCAAAGAGATCATCAAGCCTACACCGAATGATCTCCCCGTCCACATCTATGTCAATCTCTTCACTCCCAATCAACGAAAACTCTTCGGATACCCAATTGATACTCAAGGCCATCAGGGCATGGGCCATCGCCGCCATGAGGATCATTTGACGCCACGCAGGCTTCGCTTGTACCATAAGATCAATTGTATTAAAATGTGTTTCGGGGGGGCTTAGATTCACAAAGTCAACCCCGCGCTCCATATACTCCACCAGCTCATAATCCTCCCAAATATAACCAAACACGCGATTAAAACGATTGATTGTCTCTTCATGCGTTGGGGGTCTGAACCGATAATTTCTGTCGGGAGAGTTATCTCGGAGCAAAATACGAAGCCTTCTCACCATGTCCAAGGTAATAGGGGAATACAAACTTAAAGGATTCACGGTTTGATTTTCTAATACCGTGAATTCTTCCACGACCACGATCTCTGTAGCCGTCGCGGTTTCACGCAAACGCCACCTTATGCGATAAAGGCCTGTCCTCGCATTTGCGGGGATTTCAAGCGCGGCGTAATATTCCCCTACATCGGGATTGATAGGGGTGCGGGCACTTGACCCTATCAAGACCTCAACCCCCGTAGTCACATCATAAATGGCGTAGCTGATTTCAAACACATTCGCAGGCAAATTCGCGTTGTCTACTGTAAACAACTCTAAATCCCCCCTGCCTATCGCGCTACCCCTGACGAAGACTGCTGACATGACCCCACACCTTGCTTTTTGTTAGAAATGCCATAAAAAGTTTAAAATCCTAAGTACTTTCTTGGGGTGATGTTGCCTCCACTGAGCGCGGGGCCAAAAGCTGATCTCACTCCAATTCCGTAGCGACTCTGCTTCAAGCCACGCATGATCTTCACAGTGCGGCTCTTAGACTCAAGCATCTTATCAAGCTGCTGCTCCGCATTCCCCTTCAAACTTTCATATTGAGAAGATTTGTTCAAATCTAAACTAATACCCCCAATGGAGTATGAATTGTGTGCCACAATCCCATTGGATAAGATGAAATTCTCTGGACCCGGCACACAAAGATCATAGGTGAAGAAGTGCGGATTCACAGATTCTACACTCACAATCCTACACGAGCCCAGAAAACCATCAGGCATGGTCGCTAAAATGTAATCCCCTACCCTCGCAGTTGAGGCTTGGAGAGGTGTCAGATCCGGTGAAATAAGGCTGTGATCGTGTGTACAGGTCACGCGACGCCCGTCACGTAGGGACACCCTTACAAGGGGCTTGTGTAGTGTTTCATGACGCATGATATCCTTGACAAGCATCCATTTCACGCCGTCTTTCGTCGCGGATCTGACCTTCAAAGACTTTGTCCAAAAAGCCTTGTTGATCTTGTCACGTTGCTCTTTAGTAAGACTCATGATCGTTTGACCTCATCGAAATAAGGGCGCTTAGGATTCGGGATTATTCCCCCTGACCTAAACGCCCTTATATCACACTTTCGGGTTTTTTCTACACCATGGACGCCTCTTGAGGAGGTGAATCAGTCCTGATTAAGCACTTCAACAATAGCACGCTGAATATCATCATACACCATAGGATCAGATAGATCAATATCTTGTGTACCCAGCGTATCATAAACGATCTGCTTCACATCGTCAAAAAATTCCTGAGGCTGATCCGTCAAACCATATTGGCGTGATACCATTTTGCCGATGACCTTCTCAAGAGCGCCTCGTGCCTCGTAAGCACGCTTCAAATATAACCGCGCTACGCGCTTTGACATAGACATCTTTTCAACCTCTTAATCGTCTTACGTGACTACCCTTATAGCCTTCATATCCAAGGGAAGATCAAGAGACACATTGGCAAAAAGTTAAGGAACTAGTATGAAAGCGAGAGGGATACGATTGCACACATTCCCTCCCTCATGAATATCGCGGGAGGGGAGGGTCATCAAAGCACAAAAAGACCCGATCCGTTCTCGGTGAAGACCTTGACTGTGCCCTGCTCAATGAGTTTTGAAATCTGACCACGATCAAAGGATAGAAGAAAATTCCCCGTCTCAACGATGCGAGCACTGAGCACATCTTGAAGCTCTTGGGCTTGCTCAGGGGTCAACACAACACCTGCCTCAGCCTCAAGGGTCGCAAGACTGATATCATCCACATCCACGGTCGCAGCAACAAAGGCCGCTGCTAGCACTGCACTGCCCAACGCATCGAGCTTTGCCTGAAGTGCAGCAAGATCAATAGGGCGGATATATTGATCCTGCCCCGGGGGGAAGATCGTCTGACGCTGCCTGCGCTCAAGATCCTGAAGATAAATACTTGCCTTTACATCACTATCAATTACGGTAATACGAGCCATTTTGAAATCTCCTCTTGTCTATCCGATTTTCCTACATCAAAGACCTGTTAAATCACAGTCACAGCTAATGTCACATTCTGAGCATTCGCGGATACCGTCACGCTCGTAGCGTCCTCCGTACCGTCCGTTGCCAGACCGTGGACTGCCACGGGGATCGTAATCTGGGTCGCCGTCACCGTGCCACCCCCTAGAACAATGGCGTCCTGCGTAAACGTCTGGGACACCGTGCCTGCCACAATGGTTACGGAAGTATGAAAAGGTGCGGTGGACACAAAGTTTGTGCCTGTAATCGTAATCAGGCCATCATCCACGGCGCTTGTCGCATCTGTATCCGTATCATGCGTCGCTGTTGCAACAGTCACGGTATCATCAAAACCCTCAGGCAACAGCACATCTTGCAACAACCCGTTATCGACATGCGACCTGATCACGCCCCGATCGTAAGATAACACAACCTTATCAGACAGAACAAGATCCACAAACCCAGGGGTCGTGGGATCCATAACACGCAGAACAGGTCCTGTGCCTACAAGATTTGTAAGATTAAACGGGATGTACACATCTTGCTTCAAAAGACGAGCAGGCATCGACTCATTCGAGAGCCCGCTGTCCACGTCTGTCAAATAAACCACGCTTGGGGAAGTGCGGGTGTGAATAAGCCTGAGCTTTGCCATGATACCACTCTCTTTAGGAACGTTATAGAACGCGTCTACAAAACAAGTCTACTTAAAGAAATCACGATCTTTTACTCACACTAAATTAAAAGATCCTCACTTTAAAGGATTCATCACAAGTGATGCGGATAAAGTCGCACCCCCGTCTAAAGTCATTTGAGAGAATTGACCCCCGAAATTACTATAAAACACCCCCGATGAAATGGTGACCACGCCAGCCCCCTTACCAAATTGAGCCAAAGCCGTTCCGGCGGTCACGAGAAACTGACCCCCTGAGCACAATGCAGGCAATTCCAAAACCGTGGGGGCGGAGACGGCACCACTTAACACAAGCCCCGCATTTCTGACCCTATACTGATTAGACGTAGCAATCACATGAATAGGACTTAAATCAGGGGGTTGTGTAGGGTAATTTGCTTGGATTTGAAAAAATTGAAGATCATTCTCTAAAAGTGCATAATCCTCTAAAACCAAGACCACACGCGTCTTCCCGCGAAAAGGAGCACCACCCCCCGCCGTAAGACGTTGGGCATAGGGGACACTTGGGGATGTGAACCCGATCCCGCATATGACCCCCTGCTCTAATGGTACAAAAGCTTGATCCCAATTAGGAGCATGAAGAATATCATAAGATTCGGCGTATTCTGTTCCCGTTGTGAGATCAAGACGATCAGGAATTAGTAAGTCTATTAAGCCCTCGGATCGTCTGTACAGGCTCATGAAACGCTGCTGTGTCATGATGATGCATCCCCCTCTTTCGCTACAAGCGGCACATAACCCGTGATATCTTTATCGTCTTTTGAAGCAACTTCCATTGCATCACGCCAGGTTCCCGTCTCTTCACCGTTATAATTAGGCTGTAGCGTAGGCACAAAATGACTATCCCGCTGCTTCTTTCCCAGATAAGATGATCGTTGTGCTCTATATTCCTTCTCTTTTAAATTCTTATCCGACCATGCATCGCCCACCATGCCTATGCTCAAAGCGCGAGGCTTAAATACGGGGTAGCATCTACCTGCTTGGCAGGCCACACACGGAATGCCGGATTCTTTGACCTCATTAAATTCTTGTACCCTCATATGAAGGGTTTGAGAAGACCCACAAAAGGTACAGGCTAAAGTATGCTTCATCGTCTTATATTCTTTGGGATAGAGGTGGATGGATTATAAGACACGTTCAATTCTGACCAGTCACGCCAATCTGAATGGGATCGTGATTGGTCTTTAGCTAAACTATAGGCGCTTGACTGTTCATAAATGGATTCATCGGGGGACCGCATGGATTCATCCTGTACAGATGACCCCCCGTCATTAAGCGTGTTGAAATAGAATTTCTCCGCAACTGTCCTGTTATTTGGGAGTTGATTTGATTTGAATGGATCCCCGGGCAGATGTGAATGTGATTTTTTATTATGTAGCTTTTTCCATCGATCCCTGTGTAATCTTGGCATGGACTCGCGGGCATGGGGGCGAAGGGTGTCAAGAATCATGACTTCAAGGGCGCTAATACATCCACGAAGATCTTGCAGAAAACGGGGGCTCTGTACGATCACATCCCCCGCTTCAGCATAAAAATGATCTTTGTGGTCACTCTTCTCGATCTTATCTGAAATAGCGTCCACATGATTCATCAACTGAACCGTGTGTTCATGAGCATCTAAGATGATCTGCAACATCATCTCTAATTTCTGACGCTCAACAGGCGCGTCAATAACACGTGAACGCTTTTTCATCCTTTAAAATCCCTTTTCGACCTTGTCCCAAAACTTCGCGGGCTCAATCACCCGCAGCGCGGCAACGCGCTCGGGATACCCCTCAATTGAGTTATGATACTCCTTCACCTTCGTCTTCCAGTGAACCCTTGCATCCCACTCGGGGAAGCCGGGCACAAGAGCGCGCAAAATAGCCACCTTGAGCTTCACATCCTCAAGATGTGCATTCGGGAGCGCGGCGAGAATGATCCCCATCCTGTCTTCAAGATCTTCAGAGCTGAGATAAGAAGATGGCTCAGGGGCCTTTATCTCTTCCTCAAAAGAACCTTTGTCTTCTTGATCGTCTTCAGGGGGGGCTTCTACCGCATACTTAGGGGTAAACTTTCCCCTAGATACGGTACCTACGACATCACGGGCGCTGCCTCCATCCCAATAATCAGGGCTGGACGGCGCAGCAGAGCGGCGCATCGTGCCCGAGGTGTTATGAATCGTCACACCCTCCACATAAGTCGCATCTTTTTGAAGATTGCGAACATTGCTCGTATCCTCAATCGACACGCCCTCAGTATAAATAATCTTGGGAATGGGCGGTTGGGCATTCTTCAAACGGGCGGCAGCGGCGTTGGCCTGATCGCGTTTGAACGTTGACATCCCAGAGTCGGCCAGATTGATATTGCCCGCGTTCGCCTTCGAGAAGATTTGCACGCCCTGAACCTCTTGAAGATCCTGCTCCTCCACCCCATTCTTCACGCGGGTCTCTCGGCGGGTTGACCCTACCCGCTGATGCTCACGATGGACCTTATACTGCTCCCCGTTCGCACCCACATGCACAACCTGAGTGGGGAGATTAGCTTTACTCTTCTCGCAGAGCCAGCCGGAAGCAATCGCGGTCCGAAGAGAGGGAAGGCGCTCAACAGAATTACCATTGTACTCTGCGGCTCCCGTTTTAGGGTTGTAATAGACAATGGATCCTTCATTTAAAACCCCCAAGTCTTGAATCAAAAACTTGAGCTTTACAACATACTCCTGAAATCCACTCGCTTCGTTCTTCATGGTCTTCACCTTCTAGTATACACTGTGATGATAGGTTATCCCCGTATACACATGTTTTTATAAAAAGATTAATTGCCTCCCTTTAACACAAGGACATCAAAATGACCCCCCTCCATCAAACTTATCTCCTCAATCTCCTCGCCGCCCTTGAGGCACTTTCGTCACATTACCGTGCCGCCCATTGGCAATGTACGGGGCCATCAAGTTATAGCGATCATCTCCTCTTTGAGAAGCTTTATAAGGAGGAGCGCAAAGAAATTGATACCCTTGCTGAGAAAATCGTAGAACTTTGCGGCAACATCATCGTGCCTAGGGCCTTGATGCGCAAAACTTCACATATTCTCATGCACACTGAGGGTAAAGGGGTCTTGAAGGGGGCGATGATTCTTGAGCGGGGCACCATGTATTTAATTGAAGACTGTTATAATTGTCTTGATGACTGTGAGCTGTTGTCTATGGGATGGGATGACTACCTCATGGGGCTTGTCAACTCACACGAAAATCATATGTATCTGATTAAGCAACGTTTAAATGTTTGAGAAAAAGGTGGCGAAAGCCTATACGGTGGATCATTTGACGACGCTAGCCGACGCTGTACAGCCATTGTACAAGCAGAGTGATAATAAACCTAATCCCCTGATTCATCCCCTGATTCATCCCCTTGGAAGCAGGAGTGTTGCCCCCGCTTGATGTGATTATTAAGCATATCAAAACAACCTTCAAGAGCGGGGGTTACACCAAGCCTGCGGATTTCAAGATCACGGGTGAAGCCTTGATGCGGTCCTGTGAAATTTTCACCTCTTTAAATGAGAATAAGGTCTATATGGTTTGCTCCATATAGACCTTATTCTCTGGCGGGGGGATAGGGCATACATAGCCCTATCCTGACGCTTCCCCGACACTGTGTCAGGGGAAGCTAATCTGTTATCAGCGGCTCACGATCAAACGCTGAAGGCCACGGGGGTTAGTCGCGCCGATTCCGAGCTGCTCGAAGATACTGAAACCAATCGTGCGGGCACGGGGATCGTCCGCGGAGAGGACGGTCAGCTCAGTGCGGACGGGGATGCGACCAAACATCTCAGGGTCACAACAGATGTACAAGGTGCCAATAGGCACCAGACGGCTGACGATGATCTGAGCACCCCAGAGGGTGGCTTGCAGACCCGTCTTGAGAAGATCTGCTTGGCTCTGGATGTCAAGGATCTCTTGGCCGAACTTACGGACATCTGCGTAATCCTTCGCATTCATATAAATGCGGGCAACACGGAGGTCATGCTTCTCGATCTCGGAAAAACCATCCGCGAGGATCGAAGAGGTGACGGGAGCCGCAACGGGAATGTCAGGGTTTGTCTGGCCGGGGAGGCTGTCAAAACCGTTGACCGCAACCGCATCCATGATAGCAAAACTGCGCTCATCCTCAGCCGCCTGAATCTGGGCGCGCCCAAGATCCTGTGAACGCTGAATCAGATCAAAGCGGCGCTCCTTAACTTGCGTGAGAGGAATCTCAGGCAGACACGCGATCTCAAACAGGGGGATGATCACACGGCGGGGCTTGATCACGCTCATGATACTTTCGCCTTCTTCCCCCACGACATAGGCCGCGACATCGGGGTCCTTGTCATAGATAGGGAGCGCACCGTCCGGCAGATCCTCCACGAGGAAGGTCTTACGGGCGACTGAAGAATAGTCACGACGTTGACGTAGAGGCTTCGTCATGGACGCTGCCAGCTTCTGACGACCTTGCGCAGTACCGATGTACTTTGCAATGATCTGCTGCTTCACTTTGTTGTCGATGTTAGACATTATGTATATCTCCTCTCAATATCTCTCTACGATTTGCATCAATTCCCCCAAACACGGGGGTAATGAACATTAAATGCGCTGATCCAACAAGAGTTCTGCAAGCACGGCATCTGGGACGATCTTTACGACACCCATCACCGTCGCGGAAGCCAGAGCATGAGCAAGCTCAATTGCATTATCTGCATCCGCAACATTCGTCAGATATCCATTGAGAGAAGCATACACAAAGTCACCCACTTGATACGTCAACGCAGCGTTGGTGTTGAGATTTTGGGTCTCATAAAGTTGAGTCCCAATCGTACCCTGAGCCGAAGTGTAAGGACCTTGACCCGAGGCAGCGGCGGGGGTATTCAGAAAAGAATAACCCGCGGCATCATTGATGAAAAAACCAAGGGGGCGGAGCGCACCTGCGGCGGGTGCAGTCGCGAGGGGGCCACCAATGAAACCATTACCAGCATCGGGGCGAGTGAAGGCAACGGAGCCCGAGAGAACGCCGCGCTTAGGGGCGGGACCGAGCGTCTGTGAAACAGACGCGGGGGTCACGACAACGGGAGGATTGGTTTGAATGAAAGAATCCGTTGTCAGCGTCGCTGAGAACGTATTCCGATGCCCAATATAAAGGATACGTAGGGCGGATTGTGACTCGGTGAAATCACCGCTAGCCTGACCTGGAATAGCCATTGTGTGTCTCCTGACATAACGTGACTGAAATTAGAACACTACACATTAGGTTAAGAATATCTGATATTAAGTCAGAATTCTACAATTTAACTTAATATTAAAAGATCCATAAAAAAAACATGGAAAAATTTTGAGCCCGACAACACTTTTCTCATCTTGCCAAGCTCAAAAGTTGAAATCAACGCTTGAACACCTTAGAGACATCCGGCTCAGTGGTCCATAGCTTACTAAGGTCATTCACCTCACTGTTGTCCTTAACAGAGGCGGTCGTGACACGGCCAAGACGCTTGACGCCCTTTTGCGCGGACTTTTGAGCCGATGTCTTGCCCTTGGCTGAACGGCTCATGAGACGTGAATAAATGTCATCATCCAGGGTCATTTCCATGAGAGGATCTACCTCATGCTCAAGAACCATATCGTCGATGGTAGAATCATCCACCATGTCATCCATCATAGCGTCTTCATCGTCAAGAAGATCCTCTAGAGAAGCGTCAAGATCCTCATCTTCCTCTTCAGAATCTACATCCTCTTCCGATACGATGTCATCAAGATCTTCATCCATGCTCGCAAGCATAGCCTCAACCTCTGCGTCCATCTCCTCTTCAGACATAGCTTTCTTCGAGCGCTTCTTCGACTTCTTGGCCTCAACCTCGTCTTCCTCTTCAGACTTTCTGGACCTCTTCGACTTCTTGGCCTCAACCTCGTCTTCCTCTTCAGACTTTCTGGACCTCTTCGACTTCTTGGCCTCAACCTCGTCTTCCTCTTCAGACTTTCTGGACCTCTTTGACTTCTTGGCCTCAACCTCGTCTTCCTCTTCGGAATCATCGTCGTCGTCGTCGTCCTCATAATCGTCCTCATCCTCATCGTCGTCCTCATCGGCCTTCTTGGATTTGGACTTCTTGGACTTCTTAGACTCGACTTCCTCTTCCGCCTTCTTCTTCGCCTTGCGCTTCGCCTGCAAATAGCGAGCGAGACGTCGGGACTCCACCTCGTCCTCCTCCTCCTCCTCCTCCTCAGAAGCATGCTCGTCCTCCGCCAAACGGACAAGCGTCGCCTGAATAGCACGATCGGACAAAGACATGAAAGCCATCGCCTGTTCCTCGATCACGTCCGCAGATGCATTGACCAGAAGCGCCTTAGCGATACGGATGCACTTAGAAGCCTTCACCTCCAGCTTCGCGATCACGCGACGCTGGTGGCTTGACTGTAGACGGCGGGCCTGATCGTCTTCACGATCAAAGGTAAAGCCGTTATCATAGGCTTGGCTGTTCTCCGACCAATCCTCCGTACCCTTATGTGTCCACGTCGTCTCCATAAATTCGGGGAGGCCGATCTGATTACGGGGGGTGCCATAGGGAGGGATAGGATGCAGATCCTCAGCCCATGCACTAGGATCACCATTCATATACTTCTCAACGGGAGGATTGACACGCTCCTGGTGCATGGTATAAGGATCGGCCTTGCGGCGCATACCCACTTTACGCTGAGTCAGACGATTACGACGATTCATTTTTGGAACTCCTTATGTTCTATCAAGGGCACATAGGATCAGTCTTTTGTGCTTCCTATTCACAACACGAAAAAGGAAGACACCTACCCTAAAATGTGTTTATAAAAAGATTTTCTAAGATAAGGAATTTTAGCGTTAAAATTCCTTCAATTTCACATATGCATCACTTAAATATGCCCGCTCTGAGGGGGTTAAAGTACGCTTGGCGTGAATTTCAGCGAGCTTTAAAAACTTAGACACATTTGAAGCATGTTTGGTCAAAGTCAAAAGGCCATGAAACTTTTTGGAAAAAGAAGTGTTTGCATTCTTGTATTTTGCAACAGCATACATACCGAGAATACGGGCCTCCATAGGGAGCCGAGATGACGATGCGGTGCGGGTGTTCCCTAAGAGATTGAGGGCGGCTAAAAATATCTCAGCCTTTGTGCAAGAAGCCGTTTTGATCCCCTTGATAATATGAGCCAGACGCCGTGACTCAATGACCGTATCATTCATGTCTTCTGCCATGGTAAGGGGAGCTTCCGTCTTCTCATCATCCTTGCGTAGGCTATCCATCACCTCACGTTTTAGATCCGTCTTGAGCTTATTTTGTACCAGATCTTTAGCCTCTTCTAAAACCGTCTCATAATAATTCTTATCATCCTTCACATCCCCGTCACCGTCTTCATCATCATCGTCATCAAAAGAAAAACTTACACGATCCCGAAAAGATGCCTCACGCGAGGTTATAAAGGCTTGCGTCCAATCAGAAAAGGATGGCACTTGTGACGGGAATCGAATGATATGTGCGGTATGGACCGCCGCATTCAGATCAAGGTCTTCAGGCGTGTAGAGGACCGCGCGTACCTCTGCGCCCTCAAAAGCGGGTACCTCCACCCATGACCCCTCAAAGAATGTGACGCTCTCAGGCACCTCCCTATGCCCACACAGCTCCGCGATCTTACGCTCAACTCCGTTCGCATCACTGAACGTATCGCCCTTCATGCTTCGGATATGTGAGCACATATCTTTTTCATCCGCTGCGATGTTCCCACATTTCGTGCAGATTGAAAACTTAATGGAGCATCCCATGGACATCGTTTTCATCTTCTTCATGACAATATCATGCACAAGCGCAACATGTGAGCGATCCGTCGCCACAAGAATATCAATGTACACCGTGTCGCCAAGATCTCGACTCACGGCATCCAAGATAATGCCCTTACTTAACTCAGGGTCTTGAATGTGCTCTTGATAATTGTACCCCCCAATGAATGTCCAAAACGTTTGAAGAAGATTTTGACGCTCCCATGCATCATTATTAAAGTTAATGTAACGCTCTGTGTCCTTCTTAATACGGTAATCTGACCATAGACGGGTGATCTTACGCCCGTCCTCCCACATGTTCTCGCCTAACTTCACCCCCGGCACATCTTCTGTGTCAACACTTGCTATAATTGTCGCGTGTGTCAGGATATACTTCTTAGGATCAAAAAGGTTGAGGATGTCCTTAGAGCTGTTGGTCTTGGCCGTCCGCTTGTTACGGAATACCCCCGTAGAATAGGATGAGTGCGCCTTCTTGAATTGTGACCATACATCTCTATCCACGGATACCGTAGACACCTTCGCGATTGTATACCGTATCATGACACATATCCCCCCGTGCTTAGATAAGCCTTCACAATACGCAACACCTGAGATCGCGGATTCGTGTCATCAAGCAAAGGTTTATCCTCTCCATCACACGTCTCCGCATGGATGATATCCACGGGGCGGATGCAGAAATTGCACTCATTGTTTGTACACACAAACAGCTTTGTACGCTTCTTGTAAATTGAATTTTTCAACGGGCTGTCGCATTTAGGGCAGACATAATTACCACTCTCCTCTTCAGACCTAGTCGGCATATACTTACGCCCCTTGGCCTTCCAATACAATGCCGTCTTCACTTTTTCAGGCGTGTACTGCAACGTGAGGTCATCCTTATTGCGTGTGTTATCATACCCCTTATAGCCTGTATCCTCTAACACAGGATCACGGCTCACAACGGTCACGTCTTCAACGGGGAGACGGACATTACCAAAGGGGGTCTGCACATCCACCATGCCTAAATGCGCCATGACCGCCGTGATATGACCCTCCCACGGGGAGAACCTACCATCGACGGAGTTGAACACTCGCACACGATCCCCCGTCTGTAAAGATCTTCCTACGCTCTGCCAATCTATATAAGCGCACTTGGTCGCGATCCGCTTGCTCATCTTTAACTCAGGGATGATTTGAGCAATGTAGGCATTAATCTCATTTACAGCATCTTGTAAGGTCTTAACTCGTAATTTTCTGAATTTTACAGAATTTTGATATCCCCTACAAAAGACTTCTAGTGACCCATCATAAGAATTTAATATAACTTTAAAAAGGTTTGAATTCTCAAAAATATTATTAATCCACTCACTTTTATCATCTAAGCTAATATCCAATCTCAAAATAGGGGGATCGGAGGCGCGCAAACCCTTTTCAAGCCTTACAGACACATATTCAGCGCCTTGTACACGGCTCTTCACATACTCTGCGCCGTTATTCAAAATATGACGCGCCAGAGATTCACTGTCTTCGGGTAAAAACCTCATCCTGATCACCTTTAAATAAAATGCGTGAAGATAGTCTTATCCCCCCCTTATTTTAAAAAAGTTTATTAGATAGACCTTTGGCGCTTTCTCCCTTACGATGTGAAAATGGCTTCAAGAGTCTCGACACCATCACCATACATAAATTTTCACAGCGTGATTCTTCTTGATCACCCCATAAGCCGCCTTCAACATCTACTCGGGGTTACAATAAGATCGGGGGGCCTCAAGGAGAAGAATTTTTATGCGTTATGATGCACGTCATGCAAAAGCATAGCGGATTGGCCTCTTTTGTTACACCATGACCAATCCGCTATAATGGATTAACGACGGTTGCGGCGCGCCATACGGCGGCGCGCCTCTACATCATCTTCTTCCTCCATATCATCTTCTGCCTCTACATCATCTTCGGAAGCCCATCGTTGGCGGAGGCGAGCATAACGAGGATTCAGATAGGCAGTTGATCGACGGCGGCGCGCCATACGGCGGCGCGCCTCTACATCATCTTCTTCGTTCATATCATCTTCTGCCTCTTCATCATCTTCATCCGCAAAATGATAAGACTCCACCTCGTCCATCATTACATCACAGTCAGACCCATAATCATCATCGGCGTCACAATCCATATCAGCATATGCGTCATGATCATGGTCAAAATCCTCATCACAATCATCTTCCATGTCCGCAAAATGATAAGACAACTTGCGGCGGGCTAGCTTACGCGCGGGCTTGCGCAACGCTGATCGGCGGCCATCTTGCATGTACTTATTCACGTTAGCGAAATCGCTTCCTTGAAAATGATGCATGTAAGAATCCTCGTCCTCATCACCCTCATGAAGCCTAGATGGAGCATGGAACGTCTCCATATAAGGCTCATCCTCTTGCAACATCAGCTCATCATCAAAACTCTCCTCATCCGAAGTGAGTTCGGGGTCTTCATACGCAACATCCCACTGCTGAATATCGCTCTGATCAAGGACATCCGCGAGACGATCCAATGAGAAACAGAATTGATGCGCCTGCTTGCGGGTGAGACCAAGCTTGCGATGGTGGGACTCAATAATATTCGCTACGCGGTCAAGTCGTGATGACAGAACCTTAGCTGAGGAGGTACGGCGCATGGGTCGGCGGCGCTGATAAGAGGTACGCTTCATAATAGTAGGTCTCCGTAGATAACGGGTTCACGGCCAACAGGAATTTTTTAAGACTGCTATGAGGTTTTAAAAGGGTATAAAGCCTCATAGAAAAGACAACACATTAAAAGATTTTTGTAAATTTAAGCGTTTTCATCTAAAAAAGCACATAAAGCATCCCATAGGGTCACATAAAAGGGGTCATCCACAGCCCTTTGATACTCACCTCCGCCGTAGGTATGAATCGCGTAGTCTAACGCCATACGACGGCGTGATGCCTCACTCTGAAGGGACATCTGATCCCTATCATACCATGCTAAAGCTAAGGACAAGAGGGCGAGCACATCCTGAAGCCTTATCTGGCGTGTGTTCTTAGGTACACCCAGCATATAAAGATGCGCAATTTTCAACGATGAAGATTTCCTCATGGCTCTTCTCTTCCATTTCATACTAGGCTGCTTCAATAACTTCATCAAAAAATCAAAAAAGCTCTCGCCTTTAGGCACTCTTTCTTCAAAGACCTTCTTTTCACGATCTTTGAGACTATTTTCGCGAGTGCGGTGAATCAATTCTGATAATTTATCTGGATTACCCGCCCTTAACTGCAAATCATTAAAAAACGCTCGCCTTCTGATATCCTGCTCCAATTTCAACAAGAGCCTATCTTTCTGATCGGGTCTTAGAAAATGGGATTCAGGCTGTGTTTGATCATCAACACCCATGATCAGTGCATAGATGGGGATCTTTTGAAACTTTTCTATCAGGTCTCTATCAGAAAGCTGTGATAAGCTCTGCATAAATTCCCCGCGATCTTCATCATCGCCTAGATCAAATTCTGAGGGATTCACCACTCGTTCTTTATATAAGGTCTTCAAAGCAATATCTGCTGAGATCGTAGATTCTGAAGACTCTTGACAAAGGCGTATTTCTAACACATCACGCAGATCCTTGGCCGTGTCATCACCTGTCTCAAGATAGTATCTATCCACGGCGTCACGCACATCAGAAACCGCGTCAGAAGACAACTTCTTCACACTGGGGATCAGAGATGCCACGCCGTGATTCTTCGCGATTTCAATCGCATCCTCAATCGTCTCTTCATTCAATACGGGGGCATCACCTTGAGCTTTCTGAGCCTTGGCTATCGCGGCCTCCACCACATTCACTACACGGGCGGCCTCATCCTTACTAAGCGGAATACTGTCCGCGCCTTCCTCAAACATCAAATACTGATTTAAACGCGCGAGCTGACCTTTAGCCTGAATCAAGTCCGAGGCGCTTAACTCAGCAAAATGAGCATCAATCGAGGCAGGGTTGATCTTTGAAGGGTCTTTTGCCCATGCAAGGATCTCCGGCGTCGTGGCGCTGATCTTATGCTTCAGCTTCACAAGGGTCTCATCCGTTTCGGGAGTCCATTCAAGTCGCTTCTCCTCGCGCTCTTTTTTATTGATCTTAAAGGGCTGTTTTTTCTTGTCAGTCTCCATCTTAAAAGATTCAAATCTTACAAAATCCTCGGCTTCCTCAAGAGTCTCAAAAGTCTTAGACTTTCCTTTTGCATCAAAGACCAAAAATTCTTTACGCAATGAAGTTGGGACAAGCACCTTTAAAGGGGTTTTGGCCTTTTCATCCGCTAACACATCAGCTTCAAGCTCTTCTAAGGTTTTCGCCTTCTCCGCCTGATCCTGCATCTTGATCTTCTGTGCTAGCCATTCCTCCGCCTTTAGCTTTGTCATGAAATAATAAGGCTTTCCATCCTGATCATGCACCCTAAACGTATCACGTTCGGCGCTAGGGGGTTCAATCTTAAACGGGGTAGGGGTATTCGCCTTCACGGCCTTACCCCCTATGTCCTTATAATTCAAGGAAAGATCAGGATCTTTTTCATCCAGATCCGGATCATGCTCACGTACAATTTCACGCGCGCGATCCGCGCGGGGGGGCTTTATCTTAGGCGCGGGTCTCACAAGGCGTTCAACTTCACGTTCTTCCGCCCTCACGGGGTCTTTTGTCTTCACAGCAGAGCGTTTCATAACTTAAAACCTGTCATCGCCCGCTACCGGGGGTGTATGCACAAGGCCCATCTCAGCAAAAATACGCTGGGCGGCATCCGTATTTTCCACGACAAGACGCCCTACATCAGAATAGACCGTGCGCATCATATCATTGAACACGGGGTCTTTCACGGTCAAGAGATCCCGCTTGACTCGCTCATGGACCATCTCAGGGTCTAGACCAAATAACTCTAAAATAAAATCAATAGACAAGGAGCCTTTGCTATACAGGTTGAACATCGTATCAAACGTATCACGATTGTCACGCAGCGCAAGACGTGTGAAAGACAAGGAGGGGTAGAGGACGACTTCTTCACCGAATTCATCATTCTCCACAAAACCCTTCTTTATAGCGACAGGCTTGAACAAAAACTCCTCTACATACGTTTGAATCGTCTCACGGTACAATGAATATAAGGTGTTCATGATCTCAAGATTCGTGCGCTCGCCTGAATAGCTGGACTCTCCCGTTAACATCGACTCCGTGACGCTCAAGCCCGCCTGGAGACGCCGATCTACGATATCGTACTCGGTGCCCAAGTCAAGAAGACGATCGCGCGCGCTGATCTCCTCCCAATTCACTTGAAAGTTTGTCACAATACTATAATCAGGGTCCATCAACGCCTGATCAATCTGATCGCGCAAATTCTCCACATCCGCCTCGTCACCATCCTCCATATAGATGAGCCGCTTAGGAGTCATCGCCCTGCTAGCAATGCTTGTCTGGCTCTGACGTAGCTTGTCTTGATACACAAGATCGCGTAAACACCTCTCGATAATCGAGACACCATAGGGCACATAGGGGGGCTTGTTGCGGCTTAACTGATAGACAAAGCTCCCCTCCATCGGATCAGTGTCTAAGGGTAAATCGCGGCCCTCTTGAATATATTTTAAAATATCTTCCGGCATCGTCGCCACATATTCAAGAGCTTCTTCATCTCCGGCCTCCGCCTGTGATACCAACTCTCGGGTCTTACTATCCACAAGCAGCTCATAGCGGACCTTGTTCGCAAATTGATAGTGAGTCACATTGACCTGCTCAGGTGGCAACAAGGTGAGACTCTGCCAGCCCTTATAGTGCTTTTGAAAGTAAGCGCGCTTTCTTGTCTCTAAAACGTACTCATCTTGAATCGGAATCTTGACTTGCCGGGCCTGACCCTCTTCATCCAGCTCAGATCGAACATCATAAAAGATACTATCGGGGTATTTCACTTCACTATCTTCAGCGAACAGGAACGCGTCCCCAATCACATAATATTCACGTGTCGCATCTACAAGGGTCTTTAATAGATTCAGATCCTTCACCATGGTCTGAAAGAACTTCAAGATATAGCGATTTTTCTTAGGATCAGACCCTTTCGGGGGTGCTAAACGGATCTTGGATAAGGGCAGCTCAGTATGAAGATCGATCGCCCTCCCGACATAAGGATGAAAGTTATAGAAATGACGGTAATAAGATCGCTTCTCCGTCAAATTCTGGGGAAGCTCCAAAAAATCGGTCGAAAGATGCGGGCTATAGACATTGTTTGCATAGCCCATACCCACAGCGCCACCATTCCCGAAAGCCCCATCAATGCCGCTTCCACTGACACCAAAACACACATTCGCACGCTTCTTGATCGAGATCGCCTCAGCCCCAAACTTGATCTGTGCATTCCTCGTCTTCAGGCGTGATTGACTAATACTCTCTACGGTCCCTATTATACGCGCATCTGGATTACTTCGTGTTGCCATGAGCGGGTCTCACCTCATCCCCGTCTTCTTCTTCAACACCCTTTACCAACACGGCAGTTAACAAAGCTTCTAGACGTTGAAGACGGGTTAAATTTTGTGCAATATGTTCAAAATCCTCAATCTGATAGGATACCTTCTTAGCATAGAGATCCGCATCCATATCAGATGTATGCTTAGCTAGATCCACATACTCCTTGATCAACGCTTCTAACAACACATGAATACGGGCGATCCCCTGAGACACCGCATCCATACCTTGAGCTTGCCCCTGTACATGACGAGTTGATAAGAGATCCGCGTTCATGTCACGCAACACCGCTAACACCGCGCTTGCATCTTTTGTAATTTTGAGCGTCTTGGGCGCGTTTCGATGCATGATCCTATAACACGCCCGCACGCGCCCTAAGAATTTAGACGTGTGATCCACGGCCTGCTCCAGGATCCTAGGGCCGTTATCCGCCCTCCATGCATCAAGCACACTCGTCAAAAGCCTATGCTCATAAGGTGTCAATCTTTCTTCTCTCTTCGTTTGATAAAGGCTTTACACAGGCGCTTGAGAATCGATACATCCCCCGTGGAACCCTCCGCCAAGCCTTTCCATGAGCCTTTTGCTTTTTCAAACGTCTGCTTCAGAAGAGCCAAGTCCTCCTGAGTCAAGTCGGAATCATAGCCAAAATCCTTCAAATAGACAGATACAATATCCTTCCAAAAAGACATGATGCTCACCTACGACGGCGGGGTTTAGGAATCTGACGACGGCGGGGATCCGCTGCCATGCCATACTGAAACATGGGATGCCGCGCTGACGCCTGTTGCGCGCTGAGACCCGCGGCATTCCCTGAAGGTCGGCCCGCAAAATACTTTTTGCTTGTGTCTATGTGCTCCATGCAAAGCCAAGAAGACCTGATATAAGCATCCGAAAAATCATCGTGCTTGCCTTGAATTTTCGGGGCTTGTACATCCGTAATGTGCTTACTAACCTTTCTAGCCTCCAATTCAAGTAACTCTTGAATATACTCCGCATATTTCTTATCCGGCGGGATCGGATAGTTATACATTATATGCTTCTCATAGTACATCATCTGCTTCCAAGCCTCAAACATGGTAGTTTTCTCAATATTCGTAAAATTTTGCGTAATGATTTCAAGTAGGCCGCGTTTCTTTAAGGTTTGCTCTAAAGCATAACCGTTCCACTGATCGAAGATGCCTCTTTTAATGTAAAAGCGTCTTGATAACTCTTCAATCCAATCCGCAATAGCATCAAAGTCAAGCATCGTCACGCCTTCTAAGCCCATCGCATACTCCACCAGCGGGGCCTTCAAATGAGCATTTAATTCTTCCCAAGGGACACCTGCCTGCCATTGCTCATGATAGACTAACTTGATGCGGCCATCTTCAGGACGCGTCAACACCACGGCTGTGCGGTCATCCTTGATCGCTACGTCAAGGCCCAAGAAGTGCGCCTGCCTCGGCCTCCCCCTCTCCTCCGCCCTCAGATCAGGTTGAATGCATTTGATAAATTTGTCCCGATCTTCAATCCATGATTTAATGCTGTCTGAAAACTGAGCGCCAAACTCACACGTGAAATTTTCAGGGTTCTTCGCATACTCTTTCTGAAGATAGCTCGCGGGAACCGTAGGATTCACCTCCCATGTAGGGGCTTGAATCATGAGAATATCATCCGATCCGATCAGGCCCCCCATGGCAACCTGAAACTTCTCATAAAACAGACCAGATTTACCAAACGGGGAGCTGATCATAATGATGCGGCTCTCCACCTCCCCGATGGATTGCGTAGGAATATTCGGATCTTTAGGGGAGAAGGCCGCCGTAGACGGTGTGATCGATTGATACACCTCACGATCACTTGTCACACCATCATAAGGGAAGAATGCAAACTCATCAAGAATAATGACATAGTTATTATGACCACGCAATGACCCCGCATTTGCGCTGTGAAATGAAATGCCTAATGAAGCTAAACCCCCGTCCTTAAACTTACCCGTCTCTTCAAGGTCAAAGGGAGCCTGAAAAAGCATCTCAGATTGTGTATCTTTAGCTAAATGTGATTTGATGTACTCACAATTCTTACTGTGCTTTCTCAACTCCGTATAGATGAGCTTGGCCTGATCCACACTAGGGGCGACGCTACAAATCTTAATCGTATCATGGGGCTTCAGGCCGAAGTAACGCTGAGGGTTACTCTTGTTCAAGAGCTTATATAGCTCATAAGCCGCGATCATCGCACTGATCGCGCTCTTACCACTACGGCGGCCCACGGCTAAAGCTAATTCTCGGCGGGGGTGATCAAGATGCTTAATATTACAGCGGCCTTCAGAATGCAAGTAAGCAAGGTATTCTTGTTCAGTAAATTTGTAAAAATGATCAGGTCGCGAAGACCCCGCATACCGCCATGATTTAGGAATGTTGATATATTGATGGGTAGTATCAAGCTCATTCCCATAATACGCCTTGAGAATAAACTTCTGAACGGGAAACAGGCTGGCACCTTGCTGATCTACCGTAAACTGCAACCCGATAGGGCTCTCAATGAAATCAATAATTGAGAGGACAGGCTTCTTCGTGTCATCCTCTAAGATCTGACGACTGACGCGACGTGCTATGTCCGCAAAAGACATTATTTCTTACCTTGAATAAATGCCCGCATACGGGTCTCGTCCTCCAACACATGCGTCAGTTTATCCATGACCACCGTAATCATATCATGAGGAACCTTCGTGTCCGACATCGCCTGCATGAACACATGAATCAGATATTCAATCAAGCGCGCCACATCAGGATGCTTTAAATCCAACGCACCGCCCTTCATCATGTCAATCTTACGGTAATAACCATCCATGGTAAGACGTAACGCTGTGAGGCGCTTTTGTGCAACGCCGCTCGTATCTTTCCCGTCAGCCTGTAAACGTATGCGATCAATCTCTAAAGAAGCAGCCTCCTTTGCAAATTCTTCAAGAAGCATGTCTGCAATTTTAGTGTTATTGGGGTTCGATCGAATGTTTTTAACAAGCTTTGAATTCGATATTCTTCGCTCTATATCCGCTTCATCAAGCGCATTGTTAATGATATCTTGTTCATCCTGATCCTCCGTCATCATTTTTTCACGGAGTGAAGGACGACCTCGGCCGCGTTTACGAGTTTCTTTCACGACGTATAAAGCGCCGAAAGGCATGAGTGTGGCCATACTTCTTCTTCTCCTCATAAAACAGGGCTTGCATCCTAGTATCTTTTGCCGTCTAGTTAGCAAGCCCTGTATGGGGTGTTATTCTTTGTACTGCCCCCTTATACCTTCCTATTCATTAAAAGTTCTTCATCCATGCTTGAGGCACTGTTCCCGTAAAAGTCCATATCATACGCCGCAATTTCATCATGTGCATCGCCGCTTAAGCGTGAATCATACGTGGTCAGCTCATCTTGTGCATGATCATGGGCGCACTTGCGAAGCACATTTTTGAGACCCTTCTTTGCAGTCTTGAGCACCTCGGGGTGGAAAGCATGCTTGAGCTTTGAGCACACCTCAGATCGACTAAACCCTTGTGAGACCCACACGGAAGCCGCCTTGATAGCTTGAGAAGCATCCACCTTTGAATCCGTATCCGACCCTTCAAAACTCATATGCTGTGTAAAAATATCAGGACCACTAAATTGACTCTTCCTTGCAAGGACCGCAGGGATGGCAAGGTTAGCTGCACGAATGATCGATCGCAATGCTCTTTCATGAGGGCCGTGCTCAAGGGATGCAAGGATCGGCTGGGCTGTAGACCTATCCATGCGCCCTTGCTTGATTGCATGGGCGACGGCAGCCTTGGTAGCTTCTACCGTATACTGAGGGGTATCCACTAACGCAGCATGATATAACATACAATGCCCAGCCTGTTTCTGATACATACACCCTTCACACTTAGACGCCTTCACGATCATACGGGGCTGCACCTTGGATGCGCCTTTTTTACAATCCTCAAATGCACCCGCGTAACCATATTCATAACCATGCAAGCCCTCCTCGCTCTTCATCACGGCTAGAATAGGAGCTAGTGACTCGATTTCTGATCCTTCAAGATTCTCAACATAATCCCGAACACGCTTTCCTTGAAAAATGGCTTGAACAAGACGGCGAACATTATCAAATCGGAAGACCTCTTCCTCATGGATGACAAGTGAATCAGGTGAGAGGCTATGCTTATGATGTTTGATCAATGCAGCCTTGATCGCCGCTGCCGTCTTAGGAAGACGCGGGGCAAAGGTCTTATACCATGACGCGCTGGAGTAACGTTCTGCATGGAACACGACCTGCTTATGTCTCAGGTTTTTCATGCGCACCATAGCATCCTTGATCTGATCACGCGTGAGCGGCGTATCAATCCATGCGGCTTCCTTCGCATCCAAACGCTGGGACTCACCCTCTTGAATCACGTGGTGAACCACACCCATGGAAGCCAAACGCTTTGCAAGGGCATAACGCGACTTCAAAGGGGGCAGCTTAGACGCTAGCTTCACACCTGAGATCAATGCATTATGCATAAGGCTAGCTACAACGCGATCATCCTCCCATGGATTTTGTCCCCGCGGGATCAGGGGTAAAGATCGCTTAGATGAGTGCTTCGTGAAGAAGGCATCTTTTGCCGCCCCATCTTTAAAAAACCCTTCATAAATGTAATAGACCCCGTGCCCGTACACATGATGCTTGAGCGGGGATAAATGCGCGTGCTTCTTTATGGTATCCTGCACACGCTGGCTGTGATCTCCTGAGGCTAAGACCGCCGCGACCTCACGCAGCTCCCTCTTAGCTTTTCCTCCATCCGTTGCATAATGATGATTCAGACGTAGATGCTTCTTGGCCTCTTTGACCGTCAACCCTGTCTTGATGTGATAGGTCTGTAAGGCGAGGTTCTTGTATTTTGCTACTTTAGAGGGTACGGGATGGCGGTACAGCTCTTGGGCAAACTTCTTGATGTGCTCAGCACTTGAAGCTCTGAGCTTTTTCCACAACGCACTCGCGCGCCTTGTATGACCTTGAATGAGTACCGCACGCGCACACAATGTCCCCAACACATCATCACTTGACCATTCGAGGCTTTGATCACGCGCGTCTGATGCCGCCTCACCATAAGGGGTGCCCACAAGATAAGGCACCTTGGCAATCACCTCAGCATGCGCATCACACCAACTCTTCGCCTCCGCGTACGTCTCAAAAAATGAAATATCATTGTACAGACTGCCCAGCATGTACGCATGATCTTTCAAGGGGGCAACATCCTCATCTTGATCCAATAAGATCAACACCCGAGCATCCGTGCCGTGATCCATCATATAGCACGCTAACGCTTTACATTTATGACGCGCGCGGATGTTATCTAAGATCGCGGAACCTTCCTGAATTCTCAAAAATGCCTGAGCGCCTTCCGTTGTAATAGGAGCGGGGGCCGCAATTATGGGCTTAAATTCCCAAGACGCACTCTTACGTGCCCCCGCCATCAAAGAAGCCTTACGGATACGTTCTTTAACAGGAAGGGTTTTCAGTGATGCAAACTTGTCACTCAGGTGGATAAAACGGCTCTCTAGGGCATCCCAAACATCTTCATCATAATCTAAATCAAACACAAGCGTCTTATCAAAAACCAAGCATTTGGAGCCCCCCTCTACAATATCCTCTAAGCGGTGAATACAACTGTGGCATGATGGCTTGGCAGCAACGTAAAGTGGATTTGCTTGACGGACTTCTTCTTTACCTTGACCTTTTGTTCCGCAGGCGGGGTAGAGAGATGCGGGCGCGTACACGACACCCAATAGCCCTGCCTCACGCTGAATCAAAGGCTTGATATCCTTTTTGATAATCGAAGCGGTGCGGGCATCCACGGGAAATTGCGCCGCAATGGCTTTATCTACGTCTTTTGGTGTCATTCCACGCATGAGATGCGTCTTGACAAACTCAACCAAAACTTCGCGCAGATCACGATCGCTCAAGGCCACGGGCTTGATCTCAGACCAAAAGGGCTGCTCACGTGTGGGCGTGAAGTGCTCAGAGCTTAGCGTGTACGGGCTCTCCTCACCCACGAAGCTCCAAGCGGCTTCCAGCTCGGGAATGATCATGGTCTGTTTTGGCAAGGGAGCGGTGCTCTTCTCCGTGAGCCAGCGCAAACGCTCCGGCACCTCGGGCTGAACCATTCCAAAAAAATCGGTTAAATCATTCATTTTACCCATTTTATCTCACCTTGCCTTTATTCTAAAAAAAACTCCCCCGATGAAATTCGGGGGAGCGCAAACCTTGAAACCTCTTGATAGCGCGGCCTAAAAGGGCTTGACGCTAAAAACTGCGCTTTGTTTTTAGCGTTCATGTGAGGCTCTTCTCGTGCCTTGATCAGACATCCAGCTCAGCCTTCGCCTCATTCTGCATCTCACGCAACTTCTCAAGGTCCTCCATCGCCGCAGCAACATTCTCCGCAACACGGCGGCGCGCTAGACGAATCATCTGAAGCGTGCGCTGAACTTGAGGGTCAAGAGCCTCGAATGCATCCACAAGAGACGCCAGCGCGCTCGCGCGACGCGTGCGAGCGGTGCCGCTCATGCTATCAAGAGCACGCAACTCAAGCATGATGTCCGCCATCGCAGCAAGACTATCATGCGTATCCTCCTCAATCTGCTCCATTGCTAGGCAAACATTGTCGGTCAAGGTGCCCAGATTCTCAATATCCACGTCGCTCAAGGCCACTTTATAATTGAAGGGCAGGTTGCGGTCATGCGCCGCATGGGCCAAGAGCGCATCACACAAATCATTGAGCTTCTTGCTAGCGGGGTCCATATTCTTTGAGAATTCCCCCTGAATGACCGTCACGGCATCTGACAACTCATCCTTGCGGGGCGCAAGATCACTCACAAGCTGACGCAAATCAGCCTCAACAATCTTCTTCTCCCCGACAAGATCCGTGAGGCACTTTGCCAGCATTTCACATTGACCACATGTAAGACATGGTACTTCCACATGTGAAGCACGGCGGATGTGTTTACGGGGACGGGCGGTACGGTGGTTGCGCATTATCAACTCTCTTTAATCTTTAGGGTGTTTCAAGCTGGAGGCCATGTCAACAAGACACAGACATGTAAGTTTAAAAAAAGATTAATCCCCTAAGGAATCGGGATCCATCAAAATATCCTCAGAATCAGACAGCATATCTTGAACTTCCTTGCGATCTTTATCCGAGAGAGTTTGCTTCTTCATATCCTGCCAATGATCCGCCGTGATTTCATCATGCAATGTGTCAATGATCGCGGTCACCGTCTCAATCGCATCCGACAAATGTTTACGCATGTCAGGGATCTTCTGAACATAGCCTTTCCCCCCGACAAGGCCATCAGGACTAATGCTAATGCTCTTAATACGATTAAAGCGATTCGACCCATTAATCATGTGCCCCAACGCCACGGATAGACTCCAGATCACTTTCGTGAGGGGTTTGATTGCCTTCGGGCTGAAAGTAAAGTCGGGGGGGATGGCTCGCTTGATGCTGCCATCATCTTTCACGAACCTTACCTCACCCGCCGTCCGCTTCATCCGTATAGCGTGCATCGCACACGCTATGCGGTGCGCCATCGCGCGTTCATGCTGTGTGCTCATTATGCTTTGACCGGACCCGCGTTGGGATCAAAGAGGCGCTTGACGATCAGCTCCCCATCTTTATCCTCGATCTCCCAAAAATCTTTCTCACTCAAACGTACCAGCTTATTTGGGCTATTGGCGACGCGCACAAACCCGTGCCTGACGAGCGTCGATGCGTGCTTGACCCTGAACCTTGGGGGGAGCTTCTTGCCCACCGTCCTGGGGCGGGATGCCTGATGCAATCGATTTAAAAGAGCAAGATCACGGGCAGAGAAGACATTAGGCACGTCTCCCAACTTCTCATCGATGCTCATCGTGTCAAAATCATCGAACATCCCGCCTAGCTCAAAATCCTCATAATCAAAGTTAAACATAAGAATCCTCACATATCCGTACAGTCTAGATCATGCTTGACGCAATAATCACGAATCTCATCTGCCACATCGGGATCAAGACAGATCACCGTAATCTGTTCACCTTCTTGACGTAACTTGATCATATCAGCATACAGCGTCACTACAAACTCAAGAAATCGCTTGTACGCCTTGGATTGATCCCCCCCAATAAAAAACACAGTCAAACATACGGATTGGGAAGCTATCTTCGCCAAGAAGAGTCTCGCCACGTCCTTACTCATAATTACATTCGCTTTGTCCTTCTTATCCATATCTATAACACGCCATCGCTTATGCCCCTCGTAGAGATCCCCCTCCATGAATTTTCATACGCTCAAAATGAAAAAAAGTATGTAGATACATACCTCTTCTCACACTTTTATTAAAAGTTGAAGATTACCCTAAGATGCGCGTAGACCTTCCATGCCATTTAGGCAGCTTAATCTCCTGAAGGATATTAAAATGAATCTTAATCCTCTCAAACATCCAAAAATAAGTCAAATGCGTGACGAATTCTTCAGAAAGATCCGAAAACTCAGGTTCGTCAGATACTTTATCATTACGGATCATCTTATAGACGTACTCTAGCGGAGCATGGGCAAACTCACAGTATGCGTCATCATCCACATGCTGGAGCGTTGAGATGTTCTTGAGAATTTGACCATAAGGATCAAAGCGAACATCTTGAATCACGGGATCTTTTACTTTAGAGAGGAGATAGAGGATACAACGCTGAAAATGATACCTGACCTTGTTCTGTGATTTACCAAGACGCTCAGATACAGAGCTTTGACACGTACAATCATACATCTCTTGTAACACAGCGATTTCAAAGTCACTGAAGAATTGCATGTCGTGAGCGATCTGTTCACGTGTTAAAATAGGCATATCCATCAAGAACCTCAAGCGCTGTAAAGATCGTTTGATCCTGTAGCTCACAGCGGCTTGCGTGACCCCGAAGATTTTGGCTATCTCCATCTGCGTTTTATTTCTGAAAAAATACAGCTCTAGCATATCAGCCTCCTGATCAGGGATACGGGGAAGCATGACATAGATCCGAGCGCGGTACTCTTCTTTTTGATCATAACCAATGGGGTCTTCAAAAGGATCCATCGCGTCTTCTGTAGAAAACATCGCGGACATATCACTAGGGTCCATATTCTGAATGAAATAATGCGCCATGATCTCTATCTCCTCTAGACGTCAAGAAACATTGCTTCATCTTCTTCCGTCAAATAACGCATCATGGCTACGGGCATATCGATCAGGGTCATCATGCTGCGCATCTTAATCTCAACGTTCACTGAGTCCTCATGAACACTCTTGATCGTAGCCTTCATATTTTTATAGATGCCCTCCGTGATCAATACCTCATCCCCCACTTCAAACTTCACACGTGTTAAATTCTCCAGCTCCTCGCGCATCTTCTCAATCTCAGAATCGGGGAGCAGGCTCAAGATCATACGTGGATTAGCAGATGTAAGATCGTCAAAATGATAGAGCACAGAAGCTATAAAAGGATGATGTACTAAGTCAAAATACATGCTTGAAGGCAACCCAGCCTCCACAAAAACATACCCCTGCATATAGTGAATCGTGACATCTTTCCCCCTGCGCTTATAAGTGATGCCCGGGATGAACACATCACATTTCCCTTGAAGACGCTTCCTCAACGACTTATCTATCTGCTTAGGAGTTGCCTGCTCCCCCTGTGGGCTCAATTCAAGGATCACCCAATATTTCGACTCTAGGGGGGGATCAGAGTCAGGCTTGACATGTAAGGGGGTGGGCGAGGATACGGGGGCCTTCATCTGGGAAGCCATGAAAAAGGGGAGTGTTAATTGTAATGACTCTATAGATGACATATTCAAGGCCCCTCACTGCTTTTAGAGGAACTCCAACCCACAACCTTAAAACTGGGGATTTGAACCTTTTTTAGTGACGGCTGTAAGCCATCATGAAGATCCTTTGCATCTTTCACCATCATTCTTCGATTCGCGTACCGAACAGAGTTGTCATCCAAAACGTCCAAATTCGACTTAGGGGTATACTTACTTGATAAATCAGGACGATCAACTTTTTGAACAGAAGACTTTGAGGGGGGCAAAGATCCGGATTGAGGATGCACATGCTGTACCGCGACCTCCTCGGGAACCGTGAGAGATTCGGACAGTCTCCCTAAAACGTACAAAAGCGTTAGATCATTTATTTCATCTTGTAAAGAGAGACGATCCATCTCCTGATCTAACACATGTGCTACACGTAAAATATTTTTATTTTTATCCTCCAAGGCATTCAATAACGCAGCGGCATGACCTTCATAAGCAGAGGGTAGGGTGAGCGCCGTGGCTTTGTAGGTCTCTAACAGCGCCCATTTCAATCCATCAAGAACTTGCATCCCGCTTTTTTTCGAGAGCACCTTCTCTTGTAAAAGCATAAAAGCCTGTTTCAGACCGCCTTGCATCGTCATGGTCAAAGCATCAAACAATACAGGATGAACATCTACCCCTAAAATCTCTTGTGACGCCTCACGACTCACATCCCCGCTCATTTGAACCACGCGCTCAAGAGTCTTGATCATATCACGGATGTGACCGCGCCCCTGCTCTACGATCAATGTCAGCGCGTCTCGATCATAGCTCACCCCTTCCTGCGTACAAATCAAGGCCAGACGAGCCACGATTTCTTCCACACTTGGGGTTTGAATTTTAATGGTGTGGGATCGGCTACGGATCGCGGTGCGAATCTTCTCAAGCTCTGTCGTACAGAAGAACGCCACCATGCGACGATCTTTTGTTTGAGGAATCACATCTTCCATTGGCTTTAAAAGCGCATCCTGCGCTTGTGTGCTCAGGCGGTGAGCCTCATCAAACAGATAGATCTTGCGTGATGACCCTCCAAGTGTCATGTAGCTCAAGGACTCAATAATCTGGCGCATAGCTTCCGCACCGCTATGATTCGCAGCATCAAGCTCCACAAAACAATCAGAAGAAGCCTGATCAAGAATGGATCTGCATGGATCACATACATTGCAAGGCTCCATTGTGTGCGGGTCACGATCCCCGCACACAATGGCTCTTGCATAGATACGGGCAAGGGTGGTCTTGCCCGATCCCGAGAGGCCCGCAAAAACATAAGAACTTTGACACGCCTCATTACGCTCAAGAAGACGCTTCAGCAGGGCAATGGCGTGTTTTTGGCCGACTACCTCATCAAATCTGCGAGGGCGATAAAGCGTATCAAAACCCATAACGTTTCTATCCTCTCTTGTTCTCGACTGTTATGGGCTGAGATCGAACGTTGTCAGCTTATAAAGCTCCGTATCCCAATCAACTCCATGACGCTCAATGATCTCGGGCATGGTCGATATCGTAGGGGGACGGACCTTGTACTTCATCGTACCATTCTTCTCATCCTCTTCCGCACCACATTGCGCGAGAAGATGATCCACCCATGCTTCCTTCTGAGATCGCGTGAGCCCTTGCCATGCATCAGCCCCGATCGTCATCAGAAACTCCGCCTCGGGTTCATCGACGCTGGGGTCATAGATCAACGCCTTGACCAAAGGGCTCACTCGGCTGACCTTGCCCACAAGAAGACGATCATTCCCTAACTTAGATGCCTTCTCTTTGAAGACCACCAAGATGCGAACATCCACAATATCGGGATAGTACTTAATATACTCCCCAATAATCTTGTCTGGAGAGTCGGGGACGTTCGGGTCGCTTTTCCACATAGTTGACATGCTTTTACTCTCTATCGTTTTTAGGAGTTCATGATGTCTTTGCAGACCTCAGGATAAGGTCTACAGGACATGCTAAATGTTCATACCCGCATGCGATGAATTTTACAACATCTTTTTCATCCCAATGTGAGCATAAGGTCCCAAAAATCCCTAAACGCTTCGGCCCCGACATGCTTATAGAAGTCAGCAAGGTCTTTGTGGGGGTACGTCCAACGCCGCACTTCAGCGGGTTGGAGGTAACGTGATACTTTTCTGTACGCACCCGCACCAGACTCATCCATATCAAACAGGCAGGTGACGCCGATGCCCATGTCACTTAAACGCTTCAGCATCACTAAGATCTCACGAGAAAAACTAGCACCCGAGGTACATAGCGTGTTGGGGGCCAGCCGCTGGAAGACGAAAAAATCAAAAATACCTTCTGTAAGGTAGACGTGTTTTGTGCGAGCTATGTGAGACGAAGCCTGTTGCCAGCCCAATAATAAAGGTTGATTGGGGCGACGATCTGTGGCAAAAATCTTCAAAAAGGTCTTCGTCTTCAACGACCTTAACGTCAAGCCTTCAATCTCACCCAACGGGGAAGTATAGGGGATGCACAATGCCCCATCTAACAAATCATAATAAATCAACGTATCCCTCGCATGTCTTGATAAGGTGACATGCGGGGTTGTGACTCCTAATCGGAAATCACGGACCTGATCCTCCGTGGTGCCCCGCTCGGTGGCATACGCATATAAAGGGGTAAGATCCTGCGCCCAACAGGACTGCATGAACACCGACATCTCTGCGCGGGTCATCATAGATCATAGACCACGCAGGAACGGGCGGGATTGTGCATATAGACGGAGACGTAATCCCCTACACGGGTCACAAGTCCCGTACAATCAGGACTCGTGTTGAATACGATACGGCGCGGCTGATCAGGTAATAGAAACACGGGACGATGTTGATAGAAGGCTATGGGCTGGGCGATGAGGGGATTATCGGGGGCCTTCTTATTTGAAAGAAACGCATCACAAGCCTTCAAGGCATCTTCACCCATAAAGATCGATACACAGTCTAACGTGTATTCTTTAAGAAAGTCTAAAGCGTCATCTAAGTGCGTCACACCGATATTATTCTTAATCACCGCATAATTGCCCCATTCACGCTCAACAATCTGTGTGACATAAAAATCCATGATGTTTTTCATAAGATGATGCTCATCCGCCACCATGCAAGCATGCATCGCCGTGAGAATTTCAGGCTTCAAGCGGTTTTGAACACATGCCATTTTATTGCGAGGCGCTGTCACGATGTAATGATCCGCGACCTCAATTGGCAAGGGGTCTGTCGCGATCGATAAAACGAAAGGTGTGTCAAGACGACCATGTTTCCCTAAGCGGGGGGGATGGCGCTCTATCACAAGCCAGTAATTTAAGAGAGAAAAGAGCGCGGGCGGCGTCTCATCAATTAGGACTTGATCCCGATCTTTCTCAGCAGTTTTATCCACCATGACTCATCCTGATTGTAAATAACGGGGAGGCAAGTGTCTTCCCCCGATAACACCCAAAGAAGCGCTGGAATTTCAGGTACATGATCTGCTAAAAAATCAGGGTCCAGCATTTTCTTATCTAAAATGGAAGCAAGGTCTTTTGAACTCACCAGCATCTCAAATTTAGGGCAAATACGTGATACGTCTTCACTGTCACAGATATCCCCTGGCCATGATTCCGGGTCTTGAGCCCCGTACATACACAAGCCAATCGTCTCACCTCCTTCTAATGCATGATCGTAATTAAATTTACAATGATGCGGCAGCTTTGTTCTAGCATGGTCAAGAGTCTCTTGAATGTACTGATCGCGCAGAAGTTTAATTCTCCGCTTGATTGCCTTTTCATCCTGCATGCATCACCTCACCTTCTCAATTTCAGTATATGTCTCTTCCCCCTCGACCTTGGGCACAACCCTGTAGACATGATCAGCATACTCTTGAAAGGTCTTATTATGCGTGATAAGCAAGATATTGACCTCAAAGCGTTTACAAACCTCTTTTAAGAATAATGCCGCTTGTTGCACATATTCTTCTGACAATGCGGCCAAACTTTCATCTAGAAACAAATACGGAGCTAGTTTCTTTCGCTTGAGCACTAAGACCCGCAAGATCAAGGATTGAATGCTGGCGACGCCGCCCCCGAAAGCCTTGAGAGGATCCCCCTCATGACCTTCCTGTGATGTGGTCACACACTGGATACTAACTTTACCTCGCTTTTCCTCCACATCAAAACGAAAACCCAATTCTTGATCATGAAAAATGGCGCGCATCCCCTGCTCAACGATCTCAGAGAATCGTTCCGCATGGTCATACACCTCGCGCTTGATCAAATGTCTAAAAAGGGTGACAACTTGTTCTAAAACGAGCTGATCATGCTTCAACGCTTTAATTTCAGATTCAATGCGTAAAATTTCATTTTTAGTTTGATCTTTTGTGACGTAATATCGCGTGATTGTTTTTTGTAAAGATTCAATATTCATGGATGTCACATAGAGATACCCCCGTCATATTCCCTACGGGGGTAAAATAAGGGGGGGGATCAGGACTTCACAAGAAAACCTTGGGCGAGGAGCACACGCATGCTGTCATCCTTATCGGATTGCATCACCGTGACGAGGATTGAGCCCCGTGACTCATTGGGGGATAGCACGAGGGTGATGGTGCCGCTGAACACACTTGTGATGCGGGCGATTGTATCGACATTGAGCTTAAAAGCAAGATCGTCCTGCGCTCGGTCGATCTTACAGGGAGCATAATCCTCATTCAAGCTACGTGATGAGGTGCCTTCACGGGAGAGGCGGAGTATTTCTTGAGCACGGTCAAGATTGCAGGTCACGTCCTTAGACGTGGCGGAAGCAGAGGCACTAATGGTTTTCAACGCGTGTGCGATCTCTTTTATCTCAACATTCAGAAGATACGCCGCATTCTCAGTTGAAAAGCTAATATACTGACGAGGATCTTGCACATGATCCGCATTAGGCTCCGTAAAGCCGAACGCGGAGCCATCCGCCGCCTCAACAAAGATGCGGGACTTATCGCGCTGAATCTTCACCGAAGCCTGACCGACCTTCTTGAGATACTGCATGAGGGGTGCAGCCTCATTTCCTCCCACCTTGAGATCAAGGTTGGGATCATCAAGCGCGCCATCCATCTTGAGCGATGTGGTATGCATATAAACACACTTATGATTATCCGTCGCCACCGCGCTCATCTGCTTGAATCGGACGATCTTAAACATCTCTGCCTCAACACCCGTCCCCCCATCGGGCAACCCGTGTCGAACCGTATCCAGAAGCTGACTAAAGCCGTAGGCGTTCACCACAGCGATCTGCTTCGTCACGTCACGGGTAGGAATGGGGAAGTTTTCAGGCTTCATGGTACGGAAGAATGATTTGGCTTTGCCGCACTTCGCCTGAACGCTATCCGGCAATACCGTCAGCTCCACGCTATCCGCCGTCATCTGGGATACCCATTTCAAGAAAGAGTCTACCTCAATCGTGAATTTGCTAGGATTTTCGGGCGAGGTCAACGCCCGTACAGGGGTTCGCACAAACGTGCGCTGATCCGTACTGATCCAATTCACGACCGCGTTCCCATCAGCGTCGGGGGAGGCGAGCATGTGTGAGAAGATGCTAGCACCGTCTTTCACGGCGCTCAGGGATGCAAGTTGGGCGGCGAGGGTAAGGTCAGCGCGCTCGAAGGTCCATGTCTGACTGCTCATAATCTTTCCTGTTCTTATGGGTGATGAGAGGTGAGTGAAGTTTCAATCTCTTGGCGCACGGCTTCAGCACGCTCAAGGTCCCGCTTAAACGCAGCGACTTTATCCTTATACTCTTCTAGCTTCTTCAAATGCAAGGCTTCAAGGTCTTTTAACTCAACGCCATATTCTACCATCACGATATCAGCAAGACGTTTTAACTCATCTTGAGCAGACTTATACTCCGCCTTCTTCTCAGCTTGCCATTGTAGAAGTTTCTCGCGCTTTTGCTTCAGGGCTGACAACTCATCTTGCATGGCTTTTAGGCTCCTTTGAACTAAAACCCTATCATCCCATTATTATCAGGGGGAGGTAAGGCTTTATCTCTTGATCTGTTTTTGTTATGCTTTGCACTGTTCACTTGTTTTTGGATCATTCGATCTTGGCACTGCTGTTCCCAAGGACAGTACTGACAAAAGGAAGGCTTAGGGGTAGGCTCAAATTGATTGCTCACCATAGCACGAACCATTGCCCTCACACGATCACGCATCTCTTGAATCTTGAGATCACTGACTTCGTGCCACATCATGACCTGTTCGGGGTCATCCGCAAAATGATAGAAAATAAAGCCGAGCTTGTTCGGCCTCACCTGATACCTCATGAAGTAAAGCATCGCATAAAAGTGAAGCTGATCGGGATCCACATTCTTCTCACGCTTCTTTGTTGCTTTACCGTCAAGAATCAATACCTGATCGTCCGAGGTGACAATCAAGAAGTCGATATTACCTAGAATAATATCCTTGTCAAGAAAAACCTCCACAGACACCTCAGATTGGGCATACGGACCTAAGAGCTTCTCGCGGGCGATCGTCTTGACCATTGCGGGAATAATACGATTCAATTCATCCGTTACATCCGCTAGCGTGAAGTTACATGTAGGGGAATTCCAGTCAACTTTATTGTGACTTAAAAAGTTCGCTAGGTGGTCCGCAGCTACATCTTTAAGATAAGCACTCGCGTTCTCACGAAGACGCCAGATCTCATTTTTGTAGAAGGTCTCAAAGGTCTGCTGAATCACGGTGCCCATCAAAGCATGATGTCTGGATTCCTGTACGGGAACGGGCTTCTTGTCAAGGCGCTGCCACTTATACTGCTGAGGGCAGGACTCGTATTGCTTCAGGGAAGAATAAGAAATTCTCAAGGGTCTTTCAAGATACGCCATAAGCATGGATCTCTCGTTCTACGATCATGTCTTCGTTGCTTTGCCCGTAATCTCTAGATAATAGAGGGCGCGATCTTTGACTTCTTGCGGTAAGTACCCAGAAGACTGTACAACAGATTTCACATCACTAGGATCGTTGTCTTGTTCCTGAAAAGCTAACGCAAGATCCCCCAAATAAGCATTCATGCGCGATTCTTCTAGCTTAGAAGACTCATAGGCTTTCACATCAAAAATTTCAGTGGCAGGGGCAACCTTCAAAGGGATCGCTTGTGTCGTGACCGTGTTATCCTCATGGAAGGTTAATAAGCCGACACGCGGTGTTCTCTTGATTTCATCTTGTGTGAGGGAGCCTCTCGTCATAGAACCTAAATTAAAAAAAGGCTTATTCTTCACGACCTGAATGCCTTGATCCACGTGCCAGTGGCCAAATACATAGCAGTCCGGATCAAAGTCTACAATATCAAGATAAGACACAGCTCTTTCACGTCCAAAAGTTTCACCCCCTTGAAGGGATGCAAACGTGTGCGCGGCGACGATCAGAAGATCCTCTTCCCCTTTCTTAATATCAAAATCTTGAGCACTAAATTCAATTTTGTAAGGCAGGCCCACGACACGCACGCGTTGATGACCACGCGTGAACGTCACATCCGACATCAGCTTGAATACACCCGTCTCTAACAGCACACCCAACGGCTGATCTTGTAAGGTGCCAAGATGAGCATAAGAGAAATCATGATTGCCGGGATTGATATACACGGGGCAAGGATACGTGTCCCGATGGATAGCCGTCACCTTTTGAATCAAGGAGTGAGGAGTCCGCTGTGGGCTCTTGTGATGGAAAAAATCACCGTTATCCAGTACCGCAACGGCGTTATACTGTGTGGCGAGATCCCCAATCTGCCTGAGCTTATTCAGACACGTCGCCTCATAATCATCCCGACGGCTACGGGGCGCGGTATGCGCCGTGTGGCAATCTGTTCTGATAATAAAATGCATCATGTTATTTTATCTTGTGTGAGCTTGAATCACAGGCGGCGTCCATGAGTGGAATGGGGGATCATTTGACCACATGTGGGGCAAACACCAAGCCGATCATGTGCCTGTTGAATTTCTGATTCAATATTTTTCAAGTCTTTGGCAGAATCTTCCACCTCCGATTGAATGGATCGAAGCATTGTGACAAGATTCTTCATATGTTGTAGATGTTGAGCCATACCCCTTAGGTCTAAAGAGGTTAGCGCATCGATAGGGGGGATGTCAAGGGTCTCAAGAGATGTGAGACTCTCTAGTCTTCGCCGTACATCATGATACGTCTTGATATAACCTCTTGACCGGATCGCCTGATCCCTAAGCGTATCAAGGTCAAGGGCAGATGGGATGATCACATCTATGTCTCTCACCTTAACCAACGCGTGGTAACTCTTCACATACCCTGTCATGAGGTGGATTTTAGTTGTGTCAAGTACATCACCAGAAGGTACCTCAGGAAGATTGCACAAATTTTCAATTTTCGCTTGTGCATAGGTCTTCTGTGCTAAAATAGAAGCGGTAACTTTTAAATATTTTTGCTGATTTTCAATGACTTTAGATTCTTCAACACAATCCTCAAGAATCTTAATTTTATCCGAAAAGGATTCCAATTCTTTGAGTCTTTGAGTGTGATAGACACTATCTTGCTCCCTGACCTTCAAGGTAGCTTGATTCGCGCGCTTATCTTTATCAGCGGCGTCCTGAGCCGCTTGTATTTCATAAATTCTGGAGACATCCGCAATCGCCTGAGCTATATCAGAACCACTCTCAGAAATAAGAAATAGGGGATGAAATTGATCTGAAATTTGAACACGTAGCTTTGATTTATTTAATTCAACATCTTTAAAACCAAGCTCTTTGATCTTAGGGGGAGCATCACGCCCTACAGACTCATAGGTCACGCCATTGATCACATAATCGTTATGATGGGGGCCTTTCTTCCATTGTACAGAATAATCAGGACCCTCTAATGTCACCCTTAGAAAGGGGGCTCCGGATCTGACGTATGCCTGAACGGGATGATTATAGATCGCACCCTCCACGGCTCGGATCACCGCTGATTTACCTAAATTAGAACGCCCTACCACCACGCAAAATCCATCCACCTCTAACTCGGCGCTCTTGAGCGATTGCATGTTCTCAATGGATATTTTCATGTGGATCTCGTCAGATGTTGAAAGACTTATAGCACAACCAAGGGAGTGTGCTAGATTGCTTATGCACTGAGGTTCATGTGATCTTCTACAAGGGGCAGGTGTTCGACGCTGACATAACGCCTCTGATCCTTGTGTGCCTTGAAATAGGCTCTGGCATCATGACAAAGCCTCACCTCACCCGTATCCTCATGACATGTCAAGCGGCAAAGCTCAGAGAGCGAACCCGGAATCTTATAATACTCATGATAAGACATATTGCCGCGGGGGATCAGATCCCTAAAATTTCTGATCTGATAGTTATCAGAGAGATGATTATATCCCCGCTCGCGCAACATCGCAGTGACCCGATCCAGCCCTTCTAAGAGGAGGTCAATCACCGATCCCGGAATATGCTCAAGATCTCTCAGCGTGGTCACCATCTTATCAATCAACCTACGCTGGACATCACCATCGACATCCAGCATGATCTTGAAGATGGGATACGCATAGCGTTGCACTTTCTTCATATGTGAATGGATCTCACCCGCTAAACGTGCGCCTTGCAAAAGCTCAAGCATCTTTTCAGGTTTTGCGGACAAGGAAGCGATCATGTCAACGTCCATAGGATCATGAAAGACGCTCGCGGTGATATGATCCGTATGAGCAGAGCGGAGCGCCGTCCACCAGTGTGACTTGTTTTGACATGTTGCAAAGCGGTAGATATCCGTACTGGACTCAAGAAGATAATAGTAGATATCCACTAAATCAGCATCATTACCTTGACGCAAGCCGCGACCCTTGCGTTGATGCATGGTCTGGTCTTCCCAAGCAATTGTGAGAAAGTGAATAGCGGAGCACTGCTTCTGAAGGTCAATGCCCTCGCTTGCCATTTTGCCTCCGATCACGATCTTCACTTCACCCTCATTAAACCTGTCCTGCACCTTCAAGCGATCCGAGGCCGAGGCCGTGTCCTCACCATTGATGCAAGCAATATGTTTTGGATCGATCCCCGCCGCCGCCATGATCTTGACGAGACCACTATGGGATTCAATGCGATCTGAGAATATGATCTGGCCCTTACCTTCCTTGTAGAGAGGCAGAACACGATCTAACAAAGCATCTGCCTTCGGATGCTCATCATGGATGTCAACAAGAGGCGGATGAATCGCAGCGGAGTCTATCCGTGAGATGATCGTGAAGATGTGATCATCTTGACCCGGGTCTTGATCGCGTTTGGTGTTTGCCTCAATCCGATCGTCAATCTGCTGCTGTTGCTCGCGGATGAACCTTGAGAGTTTAGGTGTAGGTGTGATCTTAATGATGTGCTCGCGGCCCTCGGGAACAGGAAGATCCACATCTGACGCAGTTCTTGTGATCATGCATTCATCAAAAAGTGCCTTCAAGTCGTGAAGATTTCTAAAGCCCGATATCGTCTGGCCCTGTAGCACCTCACCCTTGACGCTAAGGGTCGTGATGGCTTGGCGGACGCAATATGTATCAATAAACTGTGCTGGCGTTGTGATGCCGCGCGCACGCAAAGTAGACGGCGCAAAGATCGATAGCATATTAAAGATCTCTACAACGCTATTCATGACTGGCGTGGCAGTAAGTGCGAGAGTTAGTCCACCCTGCTTCCGCAGAAGATCCATCTTCATGTACATGTCGCGCGAGCGCTTGCTTTGACCACAAGAACCCGCTTGAATAAGCTGGTCGCCCCACCCGCTTGAGGGCATCGTCTCCAGACTTTTAAACGCATGAGCCTCGTCAATAATGAACAACATCTGGGCAAGGGGCAGGTCCGTATATGTCAGCTCGCCACCCTGTCTAAAATTCAGCGCCGCCGCTCGTGTGATCGCAGCCTCGCGATATTTTTTAGCTCGTTGCCCTGTGCCTTGTACCGCCGCGATCGCTCGCTCCACATCATAGGACTGCTTGATCGCGTCTGACACTTCAAGACGTGCGATGACTTGATGTGTCGTAAGAATGAATTTCGTAGGGCTGTCAAAGAAATATTTTTGCGTGTGCGCGATGAGATCCTTATACTTGGGTACCCACGTACCTTTTCTAGTCTTCTCATAGCCCAAGACCCCGACGCTCGCTTGAGGATAGAACCTTTGCATTTCACAGAGCCATTTTGTGAGAACACTTTTAGGCACCGCGATCAAGACCTGTCCGACATGTTCCATTCCCGCCGCTAACGCCCCCGCTGTCTTACCCAAGCCTACATCCCAACACACGAATGCTTCCCCCTTGAGCGCAAACGGGATATCTTGTGTCTGCCACCAATGGAGAGGACGCGCAGCTTGATTTGTATGCACGCCTTCTTGGGTAGCCTTGGGATGAAGAAGGGCCTTCTTGGCATTGTATACAAACCAGTGGCAATGAACCCTCTTGCGCACATATGCTGACTCCTCATCATGCCATGCGTGCATATCCCGCACAAAGATCAGGTTCAGTTCCTGATATCGATCCTCATCCCCATCTCGAATCCGCCCGCCGCGACCTTGACTGTAATTAAGCCAAGGAACCATGCGATAAGCCTCAACTGTGGCATGTCTTGAATGGGCATAAAGACCTTCCTTTTCATCATAATTAAGACGTAGATAAGATGCGATCAACGGTTTTGGAATCCAAGCCGAGCGCAGCTCTAGCATCGTATCTGGAATGATTTGATGCACAATCGCCTCATTCAACTTATTTTGAAGATCTTGAGATAAAAGCACACCCTCAAGATACATCTGGGCAATATCCGAGACTTTCAAAGATTCACGTGTATAAATATACGAATCGGTTTGAAGTACCCCTTCAAGGCTCAGGGTATCACCCCAATTCATCTTCCCTTGAAAGTCTTTGATATGAATCTTACCGATCTTGCTAAGGTCTTTGAGGAGCGCATCGGAATCCGCCTTAGCGGAAGGAAGGATCTTCAAGAATGATGCATTCGAGAGCTTGCCATACAACTCTTGGAGAGCTTTTACATCCACCAAGCTCATAAAATGGGCGGCGGTATTCACAGCACCTTGCTTCATGAGCTTGAAAGCGTCTTGTGCGATCTGAAAGTGATCATTGGCCGCGAGCCCATCCACAAACCCCTTAGTTTGTGCGGGAACCCAACCTAGATAATCAAGCTGATACATCACACCTTGACGCAGCCAAAGATCCCCAATGGGCTTAGGTGATGGCGTCCACATGTATTGATAAGAAGGCTCAAGATTTTTCTCTTGTAGCACTACCAAATCAACACAATGGGACGTGAACTGTGCGCCTTTCTTCAAGGAAGCACAGGTCCACCCCGTCAAATCGCGCTGATACGCGTCTTTGATTGTGACGTACTCAGGGTCCACAATCAAAGGAGGTGCGTTGTCTAACAATCTCTTGATCTGATCCGACCACCTCATAAGTTTAGACCCGTACTGGTGAGGTCGATTGAAAATCCAAAGGCACGTTTTGACCTTTGAATGCTCATACCCGTCAATAGGTAAAGTACGCACGACGGGCACCCACCCTAAATTTTCAAGATACTGACCTGTTACCAACCCCTCCGAACCTAGCCAGAAGTTATCGGGGATCAAGAAGATGAGCATTGCATTGCTATCTCGCTTATTCAACCCCGCAGCGACCGTGAGAAAATACCTCTCAAAGTATTCAATCTCAGGTAAGTGCATATCGCGCAACTGCTCACCCAGCGCGCTTCGACCCATGCGGGGACCAAAGGGCGGATTACAAATGATCAAATTGTGATCATTTTGAGAGGGGAACGTGCTCGCCCACTCTTCGACTGACATCGAGAATGCCTCACAGACATCCGAGATATCTTTGACGCCTTTTTTGGCCTCCAGAAGCGCCTCCCCATCCGTATCGATAAGGGTGATGTGCCTTGAGGCGTCCTTTATAGAAGATTTCTTAGCTTTGAGGCTATGGAGCTTCAACAAAGGAATGGCTAACCTCCCTGAGCCCGCGCACATGTCTAATATACTGACATTCTTCGGAATGAATAGCTGCATGCTCACGTAAGCCATAATGGCTTCTGCGAGAATCGCACGAGTATAATATGCTTGCATCCTTATCCTTACTAGGGTACTGCTTAGCCTCATGCCAAGAAACACCCTAAACGCGCTTCACACTAGGTTTTCAAATAACATCAGCTGAAGTCTATAAACCCTTCTTCATCCACCTCAAGATCGTCATCATCAAACAGGTCATCATCGTCAGATATCTTTTCCTCCACATAAGTGACGGACATATCTTTATCTTCTGAACCATCCGAAGCATCACGGATCGCGGCCATGCTATCGATCGCCTCGAAGAATTCCGTGATCTTGCCTAAAATAGCTTGATAATCCGCTGGGTGCTCTTTTAGGTAGGTATAGAGCTTATCCGCCCCTTGCAAGCTCACTGGTTCACCATCCGCGCCTTCAAACCGCATCCAAGCCCCAGCCTTCTTGATGATATTTCTAGCCATCGCGATATCAATGATGCTTTGAAAGTTGTCAAAGCCCATGCCGAAGCGTACCGTGACATCCACTTTATTCCCTTGTAGCGGCGCGAGCTTATTCTTGATGCCCGTCACACGCACAACCGTTGCATAATCCTGTTCTTCTTTTGCACCTGTGAGATGGTTCACGATCTGACGCTTGAGCTTCGTGCGGGCCGCCAACTTAAGACGAAGGCTCGCATAATACTTAAGCGCCTTACCCCCGCTTGTATCCTCGTCAGGCCCTGCATCATACTTAGATGCCTTGATGCGGTTGCGGACCTGATTAATGAAGACGATCGTTGTGCCCATTTTATGACATTCTTTGACCACTTTGGGCAAGAAGGCAGACATGCTACGGGCCAAGATGCCGATCTGACCAAGATCCGAGGCGGATTCAAGAAGCTTCTGGGGCACCATCGCGCTCACGCTATCTACAATAATGAGATCGATACCACCCTCCACACACTTCTTGATCAGCTCTGCGCCTTCCTCAAAGTGTTGAGGTTGCCAGATCACAAACGAGTCTTCATCATTGATATCGAGACCTAACGCCGTCGCATAAGGCAATGAGATCGCGTTTTCATAGTCCAGATAGAGAACCGATCCGCCGTTCTTCTGACACATAGCCGCTGCCTGAAGACAAAGGCTTGTCTTACCCGACCCCTCTCCTCCGTACACCTCCACAATGCGGCCCTTGGGGAATCCCGGACAGAGCAACTCTCCTGATGCCGTGGGGGTGCCCCCGATCAAGTGATCAATCAAGATGCAGTTTGTAGAAATATGGGGGAGGCTAGCACTGTGAATGCTTGTATTGACCTTGTTATTGATGTCAATGATCCCCCCTTTAGACTTTCTGAGAGAGGACATGATGACCGAAAACTTTGATGTCATGTTATTATGCCTTTTTCTTTCGTGTTTTCTTCACGGGAGTTTCAAATTTTGGGAGAATGGGGTGTGTGGAACCCCTTGGGGAGGGCAGCACATCTATATCATCTAAAATATGAGCCCATTTCTCGGTATTAAATGAGAAAAAATACTCATCTTCTTTCGTTATGTGCCCCTTCACACCCCGAGCATTCTTAATAAAAGAATGCGTTTCATAGATGGATAAGGAGGAGGCGGGCAATAGATTTAAGCGGTATGCGTTGAATCTGGCCGTCGTATAAGCCACGATAAGGGCATCCGCCGCATTATGGTTATAAGTCTTCTTACCTTCGTAGTTACCAAATATCTTCGCCGCCGTCTTCACCATTTCATGCTTAGATAGGGTGCCTTTATATCCCAAAAACCCCTGAGAGACACTCTTCACCGTAGAGGGGGACCACAATACTGTAAAACGTCTATGGACTAAGGCAATCTCCATCAATTTTACATGTAATGCATACAAGCCTCCGAACCATGAGGCTTGAGGGGGCGGGATTTCCATACCTATCACAGCATCAGGGTGATCGGCCACAAGGCGATCCATATGCGCGGCTAACGTCATATAACGCTTAACGTAAAGCATAGAAGATGGAGTCTTCCATACGCCATGATCTAACGGTTGATTGACTTCTTGACCCTCCTCATTGATCGTATGCGTGATCACACTATACCCAAACCCCGCCAAACTCGGGTCAAGACCTATGTATTTCATTTCCGCGTCATCCTTGTGCCCTTCCACGCCCCTATGAAGGGGCGTCATGTATCTTCACGCAAAAATATCCCCCCTTTTGAAAGGGGGGATATTTTGTTGGCTAGCCCAAGGTGTCCATCAGATCATCAAAGTTAGAGGCATCCGCCGTTGCGGGGACCGCCACCTCAGACTCCCCCAGCTTCTCTTTAATCTCGGCGACCGTCAACTCACGGACACCCTTGAGCTTGCGCTCCATCTGCTCAACCTGCTTCAAAACAAACTTGCGGATCTCAGGGTCTTTGATCCACAACGCAAGGCCGTTGCACTGAGTCATATCCATGTTCTGAAACTTCTCTTCTTTACAAGAGACCTTAATGTCGGTGCAGGTGAGATTGAACTCCCCGTGCATGACCTTCATACGGTTGAACTTGTCAGGGCTCACCTTCCAAGGGTGAACAGAGACCTTAGAGATATCAAGATCACCATGAATCTGCCCAAGGCGGTCCGTCGCATACTTGACGATAAACGTCGTGATCATCGTCTTGGGAGGGCCAAACTTCTCAGTGGTGTACGGATCCACGGGCTTAATATACCCCAAGCCTTGCACATAGTGGTGCATCTCCAGCTTGAAGCGCGGGGTGATCTTGGGATCTGGATCACGGAAGTCACTGATAAGCGGCTTGCCGTCTGCATCACGATTGAGCCAGCACAACGCGATGCGATCCACAATGCCCTGCTTGCCACGATAATACTCAAGATCACCACGGCTAAGAACCTCATCATTCACACCAAAACCTATAAAATCACTCATGGTCTTACGCGCTCCTATTAGGCGAGGGGCTTTTGTTTCGGGATTGAAAGGCTTAGTCTTATGGACGCTGGCCTTGAGTTAAGATGATTGACGCCTGCCCTCGTGCGTGTTGGTGTCACCTCAATCTTCACTATGATGTATAGCCCCCAGAAAGTGGTCTGTTTACATCTTTTTTATTTATTTGACAGAGGAGAGGCCCTGATCAAGAAAGATCGTCAAAATAGTCCTCAAAAGAGGCTTCAGATTTATGTTGACTAGGAACGGGGACGTGATCCGTCGCGGATACTACATGAAGATCATCAAACTTTATGGGGTCAGGTTTTTGACGAACCCCCTCTAACAAGACCTCATCTGAAACCTTCAGATCTTTGGGCTCAGATCGGATGCTATCCGTATACTCAGATCCGTAATAACTCTTCGACTCGTTACCATCGCGCATCAACGATCGCAATTTTTGAATATCTTGAGATACACTCTTCAGCTCATTGATCTTGGCCTTCGTAATTGTCTCAAGATGCTTCAAGTCGGTCAGATCACGTTTATGTTTGTCCAAAGCCCTCTTGTGATCTTTCAAGATCGTCTTCGTCTTAGACTCACGATCCTTCGCACTGCTATACCTTAACACGGCATCGGACACTAAGGTCTCATCATAGAGCACATCATATTCTAGCTGCGCGCATTGATAGGCGGCCTCCACAACACGTTTGGAAGAGATGATCTGGCGATAATAATACTGCACATTATTATCATGATTTCTCACCTCAAGAATCTTCTCTTGAAGTAACTCCGCTGTGAGAAAATCCACCGCGAGGGGCAGATCTACACGCATCTCCGCCACGGCGTCTAGGATCTGTTGAACCTGAACATCAGATAACATCGGGCACCTCTTCTTGAGCCTTCGCTTCTGCCACCATGGCGCTGCGCTTGGCTTGCACAGAACTAAAACGGGCTTGCATCTTATCCAGATAAGGCTTTGAGACGGCGGGATCAACGGAGCCCTGCGCACACATGGCAAGGTAAACATCTGACACAACCGTCCGCGCAAGAATGATGTGCGCCTCCTTCGCCTGGTCCAACGTCCACGGGAAATTAAACGGATCATCAGGCTCGGCAGTCATCGTGAGGCTCATCTCTGACTTGGCACCGCTCACAGTATCAGGGGCAGTGAACGTAAAGGTGGACGTGATGCTCGTGATCTTCATGTTTTGTATGATCTTTGTGTTTTGTAGGCTTCGTTAGGGTCCACCCTCTTGGGCTGATAACTATCACGGGTCAAACGGAATGGCAAGAGGCTTTTAGCCTCGATCCTAGCTGTGTATTCCGATTCGAGGCACCCGTGACCTGAATCGCCTTATGAAGGGACTGCCACGAGCCTATCACGATCACACGCTTACGCGCGCGCGTGATCGCGGTATACACTAACTGACGCTGAAGCATCTTGCCATGTTGCGGGTGCAAGGCCAACACCACAATATCCCATTCCTGACCCTGTGATTTATGAGTTGTCACGCACATGGCGGGGCGGATCATGCGAGTGACTTGATTGTACGGAATACTGACGACGCGATGATCTTGCGGGGTGAGCCCATACATTTTCAAGCGCAATTCTTTCGCCTTCCCATCTAACACCGCAACTTTCCCGATCTCCCCGTTATAGACCCCTAATGCCGAGTCATTTCTCACACACATGACACGATCGCCTTCCCTTAATGAAATGAAGCCGAAAGTTTTTTCTGCATGTGAGGGATGAGGGGGGTTGAGCATATCTCTTAATTTTGTATTTAAGGCGTCCACACCCAACGGGCCCGCATACAAAGGCGCGATCACTTGATAGCTCACATCAGTTTTCTGAGAGAGCTGATACAGCTTTGAGGCCGCCTCAAGAATCATGACTTGTGCCTTGAAAGCATCATTTTCTTGAATGAACACAAAATCAGACTTAGGCTGATCAAGGGGGGGCAATGTCCCGTTGCTAATCGCATGGGCGGCGGTCACGATAGCGCTCGTGTGCTCCTGCCTAAAGATCTCTGTAAAGTGCGAACGGGGGATCACGCCAGATGAAATTAGGTCATGCAATACATAGCCCTGATCTACGCTCGGTAACTGCTCGGAATCACCCGTCAGAATCACTTGACAATCAAGGGGCAAGGCACTCAAGAGACGGTAGAGCAAATTTTGACCCATCATCGACACTTCATCCACGATCACGACATCAGCGCGAACGGGATGTGATTCACCATGCGTCCAACTATCCTGTCCCTTATACCCTAAGAAGGCATGGACCGTCAGAGCATCCGCCCCGCTGGTATACGAAAGACGCTGGGCCGCAATGCCCGTAGGTGCGAGCATCACAATATGAAGATTTTTTTGCCTAAACGCAGCATAGGCGATCTTCATCACGGTGCTCTTACCTGTACCGGGCAACCCCGTCAAAAGATACATCCTGTTCGTAAGCATCCCGTATACGGCATCACGCTGGGTATCTGATAACTCAATTCCGTGGCGTGTCTCAAGGTCTAAAATCTGCGAAACCTCAAGAGTATCTGTGATCGGGGTCCTAAGACGATCTGTGATATAATCCACAATAGCCAACTCGTGACCATACGTCATAGATTCATAAATATGACCTTCGGGTGTAACATGAATCCAATGATCATCTTGCCATGTTTTCAAACATTCAGGCAAATAATCTAAGTAAAAAGCATCTTGACCTTCTCTCTCTAAAATTTCACGCGATTCTTTTTCTAACTCTTGAATTGTGAGATAAATGTGGCCTTGGCTGATCAATATCTTCACAAAGATCGCATAAAGCATGTACGTGATGCAGCGAGGATTATCTTTCGTGTACCCTTTTATCTCCGTAGCATAAGCGTCCGCTTGACTGAACTTAATCGTATCTACCCACAGTAGGCAATAAGGATTCTCCTCAATCTTCTGTATTGCATTCTCCTCACCAAGTGTTTCAAATATTTTCGCAATTTGAGATGGAGTGATGCCGATCTTAATCAAACCTTCAAACACATTATGATGCTGCCTGAAATCAAGCCATGCAGCGATCAAGCTCTTTACATCCTCGTGCATATGTGAAGGGCATAGCGTGTAGAGTATTTCAGGATCGTGTGTAAAATTATCCCAAAAAGTATCATCATCCAAGGGGATGCATTTGGATACCGTGTCTACTACACGCGATCTGACCATATCCTGAAGGTAGGCTTCCATATGCATCTTGAAAGTATGTCTCGCATTCTGACGCATAATCGGGATGGATGCCTGAGTTACTTCCCAAAAGGTTCCCCATTTAGGATGAGATGCCAGTTTAGCGGTGACATGCAAAGTCATACCGGTTGCGATCCGCATCTGATGAAAATAGCCCTTGAATACATTGCATACCATCGTGGCTTGACTAGGCTGTGCTTCCACAATCGCAAAGCCCGTACCCGTATCCTGATATTTAATGCGCTTGATCTTGATGTCACATGTTTGTGTTGTCATATTTCAATCTGATCAAAAGAAGTCAAATAATTTAGGGGGGCTTCTTGAGGCTTTGCTTCAGTTTTTGCTTGTGCTTTTTTTGTCTGTTTTTTCTTGAGTGTCACGGCTTCCGTGTCAATGCGTGCGCAAGCTATATTCACATAAGATTCATTCAGATCGCAACCCACAAAATCAAACCCCTCATACGAAAACTTACGTGCTCCCGTTACAGGCGCGGGTGCGGACTTCAGAACATCTTGAACTTCAGGCGAAGCTGGTTCCGTGACATCCCAAATCGTATGACTATCCCCATAAGCACTCTTGCCATCATTTTGTGATCGGTCACACTGATCGATAGCCATTTCCAGAAGCCACATCGCCCGTAGTGCAGGAACCCGCAAACGGGTCCATCACGGTGCCTGATACGGGAGCATTCTCCCCTACATCACAAGAACATGCGGGTTGCCATCCTTTTGTAATCATAGGATTCAGATCTTTTTGACATGCAGCACCGATCTTACGATGCACGCCCGCTGATCCATCGCCATGACAATCTAAACAGACATGCTTTTGTAGTCCTTAGAAATCGTCCCAGCC